CGCGTCGGTTGCCGGCTGCAGTTTGACAATCAGTGGGTTGCAGAGAAGAACGGTTGCTGGATCACCGAGACAGGCAAACAGATCAGCAACTTCACGATGCAGATTGATCGTGTGCTCAACACCCCGCAGAAAAGCTACTACCAGGGTAACGTGTTCTTCAAAGGAGAACGCTACCCGTTCATGCTCCCCACCACGACACTGGACAACGGGATTCGGTCATGGATCACCAAGTTCCTGCGAGACGAGGCACGTGCCGGTGTTGCAGAGCTGTGCCCTCGATGGGGCAAGAAAGCACTGGACCTGTCATTGCGAATGCACCCGCCGGAATACGTGAAGACGACCGGCAGTGTCGGTTGGTGCGACGAAGCACAGCAGTTCACTTTTCCGACGTTCGGCATCAAATACGGTCGTGTGAAAGAGTTGGAAGTCGGCGTCGTCGCTACTGTCAATACGCCGGCGACGGCATTACCGCTGCCCGGAATTATCCCGCTACGGTTTCGGCAGGCATTGGCCCGGAAAAATGAAGAGACCCAGTTGATCTGGGCAACCGCTGCCTGCGTGGTCGCCAACATTGTGGCGCCAGCGGTAAATAGGAACCAACGTCCGATCTTGCTGGCAGGTGCCGGCGCTCAGAGCATGGGCACGGACGCATTGAAACAGTTGGGTTGTCCTTCTCTACGTGTACCAGACGACAATGACCTGGCGGTCTTGGTCGAGAAAGTACGCAGTGGACATACCTGGCCCATAGTGACCCGGTTCGAGCGTACGGCTGCGGCCTCTGAATGGGTCAATGACCCTGTGATTCAGAATTTGACGCTCAACATGTCACGTGTCGGTGGTCGAATGCTCGCACTCCGTGAGCAGTTCAACCTGATTGAGCAGACTCGGGAACTCGGATCGCTGCAGCTGGCCGACGGGGCTGTGCGGCACATCATTCCCAACTACCTGCAGTACCTGTCGGATAAGCAGCTTACATTGCCAGAGATCGATCGCGATCTGGCACTGTGTGTGTTGCGGGATATGGCTACCTGGTTCAAATCGCTCGGAGCGAGGACCGTCGCGATCGAAGCGGCAAAGTGTGTGCTTCACACACCCACAAGTACGGCAGCCGTTTCCCATGTGGAAGCAGCTGTCATGGACCTGCAGGCACGTGGCGCACTTCCGCTCGTACAGGCAGGTTACGACACCGTCAGCAATCCCGGGTTAGTTGATTTACCTCGGCAAAAAGCTGTATGGCTGTCGCAGGACAGGTTCTGTTCCGCAGTACGATCAGACTGTGGATTGGTGCCAGATGTCCTGCTGATCACCAAGGCTCTGGATGAGGCTGGTGTACTTCTCGGAGAACCGTCACGTGACAACGCACGTGGCTGGCTGCTAAAGCCTGACTGGTGGCAGCCGACCGAAAAGGACAATGTGGATGACGACAGCAGAGATTGAGATGCCGCACTGGCTCGACGAAGTAAGGACCATTCAGGACACTCACGCGTTCCTAACTGATCCCGAGCCGGAATTCTCCGTTTCCGGGTACATCGATGACGAAGACGATGATGACGAAGACGACTTCGACGACGATTACCTCGATGACGATGACTACGACGATTACCTCGACGATGATGACGACTAATCATCGCGACGCACACTCAGCGGGCTGCGGGGTTTCCTGCGGCCCGCTTTTCATGGAGATCAACTAATGGGACGAGGTAACTGGCGCCCGCGTAACCGGGAAGATTCCAGATATGTGTACGTCGAGCTGCTGGGTCCAGGCGACCCGAGCGAAGCAGATAAAGAAGCTGGTACCACCACCGCTGCCGGCAACGACTTGATTGAAGAGGTTTACGCTCTGTTCCAGACTCAACTGGAAGAATGGCTGCCTTGTTCATTCGTCTTCCTGGGGCAACGAGAACGTCCGCCAGGTGATGTACAGCGAGGGCGTGACGAAGGTGTAGTGGCGTACAATGGGCTGGTAGCTCTGACAATCGATACACAGGGTGAGTTCTACCACCAGGGCGTTGCGCTGGTGACGCGAGATGATGCCCCGGCTTTTGCGGCATACTATCTTGACCGGTTAGCAGATCGGTTGTTCGACAAGCTGGCGGATCACTATCGCCTGTACAACCGCGCAACGGCGTGGACTTGCTCTCCGTACCGGAAAACACGCGAATGACAGCCATCACGTCTTATGATATCTACTTGTTCCATCTGTACCCGGAACGGGCACGCACTGGAGAAGGCCCTTACCGCCGAGAAGTACAAAAAGCCCAGCCGTTGGTTTACTGGATGGACGAACACCAGGACAGTCGCTTCAAGGAAATCTCATCCGCCAATATGACTGAGTTGTGGGTATGCGATACGTGGGCACCGTTCGACAAAGACGCCTTCGTGACAGAGTTTCGTAAGATCGAGTGGACCTACCCGGAGCATGTTTACCTAATCATCCACACACGCGACCACACCAACGAGGCACTGCACACAGATTTGATTCGGCCTAACGATTATTGAAGAAACCGCTGTCTTCGTTCCAACCGTAGTCACGGGAGCCGAACGAGGCTACTTGGCTCTGTGTTACTCGACCGATTGCGGCAGCTTCTGCGTAGTTGGGCCAAGCATCATTCGCGTGCCACAGCCCCGCGATCCCGATGTTCACTGCCTGGGCAAAGTCATCAGTCAGCATCGGGTTGCGGGTGATCGTGTAAATGTCACCCGCCAGTCGGCTTTCTGTCTTCTCTTCCACGAGAGCCAGGAAGTCATGTAGCAGCCCTGGGTTGTCATCGTTGACGTAGTCGTACTCAAAAGTACGGAGCAGGTTCAGCTTCAACGCTTGGAACGTGTACAACAATGAACGGGTCTTATCGAGCCGATAGTGTGCACGGTTGTGAAGTGGCGTAGCTTCTACGTAGCGAATCAGATTGGAAGAAGCAGCTCGTACGTACTGGATGGGCATCACGCGATCGAGGTTAAACCCGGCCTGAACCATCACGGTCTCTCGCACAACACCGGCTCCGGTGTAGTCGTGGGCCATCAGGTCACAGCCAAATCGCTTGATCCAGTACAGCACTTCCTGTGCTTCCCTGAGATGTTCCTGAGACAGGACGAGGCGTTTACCCCACAACAGATCCACGTGACCAGACGGGGAGAGTCCCAGCAGTGCCAGCGTGGTGAACGACACACCGTCTTCGCCGCCGCCACCCCAGTCAACGCCCATCATCCGCATGCGGTAACCGGGCAACTGGCGAAGCACTTTGGGATCCGGGTCGTCAGGTTTGTTCGACCACGGGAGATTAGCTGCTTTCCGCAATTCGGTTTCGGTGATCAGCTTCTGTCCCGCGTCGACAGACTCACCCATCACTTCGTTGTAGAACGTGGCCTGCGTGGTGTTGCCCCAGCCTTCTCGCTTGGCTAACAGCTCTCGCCATTTTTCAGGTTTGCCGTAGTGCAGTGGCATGATGATCTGCGGCACATGATAGCCCGCCATCTGCCACCGCCGTTGCGGATACCGATGGACCCAGTGTCCTTGTCGCGGAAAGATTGGTCTCTGGCATTTGTGACACACAACGCCAGGACAACGCTCCGAAATGTCGTCATGGTATGGTCCGACCATTTCATCCAAGTGAAATTCCAACGTCGGAATGTTCCACTCACCGCAACTGAAGCAAGGGATGAACCACTCAGCCTGGCTGCTTCGTCGCCACAGCCCTTCAAGCGGGTTGTCCAGTGATTTGGGTGTTCCAGTAAATTGAAACAGCCCGTACTGACTGTGTGACATCACTTCGCGAATAATCGGGATGTGGTCCGGGTCCATGTCCTGGACTTCGTCGATGGCCACCTTGTCGGCCGAGATACCGCGGACGCGGTCGGCGTCCAGCAGGGCGAACGAGAACAGCATGATCGACAGGTTCTTGAACGATCGCTGCAGCACGGAGTTCTCTGTGCTGGTCCCCGACCATAGGGTCTTGATCGGCGATCTGTCGATGAAAGGCCGCACATAGTTGTTTGAGAAACGTCGGACCTGCTCATAGAGCGGCATGACGTACAGCGTACGAAAGTGGGGAATGCAATTCGCCAACATCACCCCGTGCGAAGCCAGGGAGGTGGATTTGGATACCTGTCGGCCAGTCTTCAGCACGAGCGTGCTTGGCATCATCGTTTTGAAGACAGGGCTGAACGGGAAGTGGTCTGACAGCTCGTAGGGTTTTCCCTGCAGCGTCAGGCACAGCGGAAGGAATGGCTCCAGTGTATGAATGGCTCCGGACTCTGCGAGTTTCCGGAGATACACGAGCCTGTCCAGCTTGGACTGCCGGCGTCCTGCAATTTGCGGCGCGACGATCATATCGACCGTCTTCGCCAGTTCCGGCATCGACAACTTCGCAACCATACTGCCCACCTTGGCTTCAGGAAACACCAGCGGGATCTTCCCGCCGGCGTCGTGAGGGAGTATGATAGCCAGCCCAATCACTGAAACTCAACCAGAGAACAGGTATGGCTACACCCTCATTGAGTCGGAGTGCGAAACTTTTCCAGGAACGAAGGGTCTCCGCTGGTAGAACCACGCGGCGGCTCCCTTCGCCCCGGTCAGATTTGGAGCGTAACCGCGCTAGGCAGTTACCTCTTTCGCCTCCTTATCCGATTGCGGCCGTAGCTCTTCGCGAGCGAGGTCACGAACCTGACTCTGGATTGACGAAATCCTGGCCTTACGGCGAGGAAGAGATCCTGGGTTGATACAAGGAGACTTGGGATGGCTCCCAATGTGGTACTGCCTCCTCTGCTGGTGATTGGGACTTTGGCCACTATTCCGGCCCTGGGACTAATCATACCGCTCAGTGCTCTCGGCATGGCTGCCCTGGGCATCAAGATGTTAAACAGCTGGAACGGGGCGTAATACTGTGGTCCGGGGCGCTTTGCCCCGGGCACCTTTTTTGCAGAGAAGATGATGAACTGGTTTGACTTCATTGTGATGGTACTGGCTGCCAAAGCCGTACATACCGTTTGGTTCGAGGGTTCGATCTTCGCAACACCGCGGGCATTCTTCCAGGATCTGGACGATGAGCTGCCCGAGGAGGACCACATCCCGGAAAATGCAGAGGAAGATCCTTTGCCTCTGTGGATGCGACTGGCTGATCGCTACTGCCCGCGGCTGCTCGCGGAGCTGGTCAGTTGTCCTTTCTGCTTTTCCCACCACACGCCGTGGATGGTCATGGTGACCTGCTTTATTCCGGCGTTGTTTGTTGAAACGCCCTGGGTGGTCTTCTTGCTGAAGATGCCAGCGTACTCGCTGGCCGCCACACAGTGCATGACTTTTACGGACAGGATATTCAATGTCGGAAACGACTCAGAAACGGCGACCTTTTAACGAAGAAGTGCAGGCCATGGCGACAGTGTTTGCCGACGACCTGCTGGACACTATTCCCGAACTGCAATCAGTCGCGATCATCCCCAACTACGGCGAACTGAACAACAAGTTCCCGCCAATGTTCCTGGGTATTCGCGACGAGCTGCGTGGATCAGTACGCCCGGCTGAATTGGTCAACACTGGGCAACAGGTCGTACGATCGCTGGGACTGATTTACAACATGGCAACCAACATGCTTCGCGAAGTCGATGACTACATGGCAAAGCAATCGCAGGCACTGGCCCAGTTGGAGGCTCAAAAGAAAGAAGGCACAAATGGAGCACCCGACAGCACAGACACGGGAACCAGCCCCGCAACAGGATCACCGGACGCTTGACACTGTTCTCGCCAAGATGCAGAACCCACAATGGGACGTGCTCTTGGTAGGCGACGGTTCCGGTAGTGGTTGGGACGGAGCGTGCGGCTGGGCCGCGACACTGATCACCAACCAACCGATACCGATTCGTCGCTTCTTCTACGGGGCGATGGATTGTGGGTCTGTGAACTTCGCAGAGTCCATGCCCTACATTCAGGCCCTTACTTGGTACGACAACCAGCACGGCAAAGAACGGCTTCGCACACGCGGACACCTACAGGTCCATGTGCTGACCGACTCACAGACCATCGCCACTTGGGGCAACCGGGCCATGGGGCCGACTCAGGACGTCCCGCGCAAACAGTTTGCGATCTGGGCAGCGATGAAAGAACTGCGGCGGAACGGTTATCACTGCCAGTTCCACTGGGCGCCTCGGCAGACAACGGAGCTCAACTGGGCCGCCGATCTAATTGCGGGGTTGTCTCGCGGTGCCATTATGCGGGCAAACGACCCTGCCGAAGTGGAAGGCGACAACCACGCGACGCGGGCCGCCAACGCAATTGACAATCTGCGATTTTACGATCCGGAAACCGGACAACCGCTTGATCCTCATGCGTTGAACCCGCAGTCTAATGTCTGACGGCCCGGTATTACTCGTCAACCTGGACAGGATGGAGTACATCTCGTCGCTGGCGATGGGCGCCCAAGGACAGCCACCGGCTGTTTCTGGCCCTATCAACAAATATCAGTTGGCCTCCCAGCTACTGCTCAGTAACGCCTATGGTTGTTTGGCGCGAACGCGAAGAAAGCCGCCTACTCCGGAAAAGCGTCACTACTTGGAATGGGAAAAAGTCGGCAGCGGTCTTTTGCAACATTACGTGGTCCGGCCCCGTTCTGCCGGTGCGTGGTGTGGCGACCGTATTATGCAGATGGATTCCGTACACCCCGGAGCAGACAAACTGCGATTGGCGGAACAGCTGGAAGCCGAGTACGAATCATTGATGCGCACACTGCCAGAACCTGAAGAACTCGGCCTCGATCACTATCAGTACGAAAAAAGCGTAGCAACACACACTACGCCGCCCATGAGGTTGTACGACTACATCACGATGAACGCTACAGACATCAGTGATAACATCTTGCGGGAGTTACGCGAGGGGGACTGGGACCAGGCAAACAGCAACAAAATTGTAGCTGAATTACGGTTCTGGTCGCGCCGACTCGTCATGCCCGGAAGGATGTGGGGAATCAACAACCACACCACAGTGGACATGCGGATGGTTCCTCGTGAAGCGCTCTTCAAGATGTTTCAATCGATTTCCAGTCGTGAAGAACTGAAAGCGTTTAAGCGCGTTCTGCGTGCGAATCCCACACTCACAGAAGTGCAACGTGAGCTATTGAAACTTGTCGGCTGTCGTGGTCGTGAGGTGTACATTACGAACAACAAAAAGTGGCGGGAGATCTGGCAAAATGATGATCTCGGCACTGAGACAGTAATACCCGCAAATGTGATGGGGTACCTGGCGGCTCGTGCTGTAAAGCGGGAGTGCGTTCCAGAACCAGATCCAAACGATTGGATCAAAGCCACGCTGTATCCAGCGGGGTCATCGACATCACAGCGACGTCTTATCGATATGGAGTAGAAATGTCGAGATTCCAGAAGACGCGGATCGTGTCCGGGACAATCCTGAATCAAATGATTCGAGGCGATGGCGATGACTGCGATCAGGAGATCACGGTTACATACGACAACAGTTACACAGCGGGCGTGCGCATCGATCGTGAGGAGGCCAAGATGATCGCCACGCTGCGGGATCAGCACGGGGAGATCGTGCTGGAGCTGCATGACTCAGAAATTGACCTGGAGCAGGACTTTCTGTTTGAAGGCGAAGATGATTACACCTTTTCGCTACGCCGCGGAGCATTGAACACGCTGACGTCAGCGGATCGACAACAATACCTTTTGACGCATGGTGTGCGTTGCCCGTTCTGCGGATCGGACGACTTGCACACAAGTGTCTATCAATCAGACTTTAACGGAGAAGTTACACAGCAGAGCGAATGCCTGTCGTGTGAAGCTACGTGGGTCGACGTGTACGAGTTAGCGGGCATTCGTAATGAAACGCCGCCAATTGCAGAAGTTACGATGCTGGACGGAAGTTCTTCCGCCGCAGCACCAACAGATGAAGAAACAGGATAAGAGAATGAGCTGGAGAACACGAACAGAAACCTTCCTCGCCAATTGGGCCGAACCCCATAAAAGCCGTATGCTCAGCAGGCTGGCCGAGGAAAACGATCTTGCCGAAGACCTCGGCTGGACCTGCCTACCCGACGACCGCCGTGGTTTCGGCCACTGCAGCTTCTTCAAAGGCCGCGATCATGTGTGGGAATGTGCCCGAGGCTGGGTACGTGCCGCGAAAGATGACACGGACAAGTATCAGGGACACCACTTCTTTCGGACCCTGGATGACGCGTTGAAGAACGAGAACGCGTATGCGAGACTCAGCCAGCATGGCGAGTTCACGCCGATCAATACACCCGTCTCTGCTTGACACTGGAGGATTGATGACAAAGACAGTTGAACACCCCACTCTGTTCAAACGCGCTTCAAATGGTTCCGTACAGGAATGGCGGATCTGGGTTGAAGCGCAACCCGACGGGACCGGTGTCATCGTCGTGGAGCACGGGAAACAGGGCGGGAAGAAACAGGTCACGCGAGATCACATCAAAGAAGGCAAAAACACCGGCAAAAAAAATGCGACCACAGCGTTGGAGCAGGCTTATGCCGAAGCGACGGCCAAGCATACCAAGCAGCGTGACCGCAAACAGTACGGGCTGACAGTAGAGGAGTCAGACGCCAAAAAGGCACTGGCCCCTATGCTGGCCCACAAGTACGAAGACTACGCCAACCAAGTCGACTGGAATGACGCGGACTACATCCGTGTGCAGCCTAAGTTTGATGGCCACCGGTGCTTGGCGATTGCTAGCGACAGTATGGACATCAAGCTGTTCAGCCGTAAAGGTGAAGAGATCGTGAGTTGCGATCACATCAAGGAACAGCTGTTTCCAGTTATGGATGCCGGGATGATTCTGGATGGCGAGCTGTATATCCACGGCAAACCCTTGAATAAAATTGGATCGTTGGTGCGGAAGAAGCAGGCAGGTTCTGCAGATCTATGTTTCATGCTGTACGACATCAACGACACTGAGCGGCCGTTCGTTGAACGCTTCGACCGGCTGCAATGGGGCATGTACGCGCAGGGCAGTACACACGTTCAATTAGCCAAAACTGTCCCGGCGGCGTCACTCGACGAAGCTGTCGCATTTCAGGCGCAGTGTCTGGATAACAGCTATGAAGGTGCAATGCTTCGTCACGGCCGTACAGGTTACCGTCCCGGTGATCGGTCAACGGACCTGCTGAAGATGAAGACTTTTGTAGATGCCGAGTTTCCCGTGGTGGGATGCCGCGAGGGTCGTGGTGGCGCTGTCGGTATGGCGATCTTTGAATGCGTGACCGATGCCGGGCACAAGTTCGAGGTTACCTCTCCCGGTACACACGCGCAGAAGCGACATTTCTGGGATAACCACCAGGATTACATAGGGAAGCGGTTGACTGTGAAGTATCAAACGATGACTTCGACAGATACGCCTGTTCCTTTCCTGCCTGTCGCGAAAGGTTTCGTAGACTAGACCATGACACTTCCACGACCAACCACAGACCGGCATGCTCAATTATTTCAACAACTGCACCAACAGTTGTCGAGCACTTTTCCAACGCACATCTGTGGGCGGTTGTCGTTGGAACATACAGACGACACCTCCCGGTGGGCGGTAATCGACACCTCTCGCCGCCGGGAGGTTCTCAAATTGTTTCCAGGTTCCAACAAAATTTTACGGTGGTGGTGCATTGCGGCGGGGCACCGAGCGGTGCAAATGTACGCTGACGAAGACTTCATTGCGATGCTGGTGGCGTGTCTGATGCAATACCTTGAAGCCGACAACTCGGCGGATGGCCCAGACGTGTCGCGCTATGTTTCAGATAAAGTCCACATGTGCCGTCTCACGTTGGACCTGGTAGACGCGGCCAACACATTTGGGTACCACGTTGTACAAACTCACACCGAGCAGTGGTCTGTTCGGCAGGTGGACCCGGATAGCGGGCGGATCAGCCTCGTGTTGACGGCCAACCCGGTCGTGAACACGTGTCGTCAGTTTGTTGGCGGTGAGCCCACGTCATGGCGGGAGTTCGCTACTTGGGAACAACTGGTATTGCATGCTTCTCAGGTGATGGAGGGTTTTCGACCAAACCAACAGAACCAGCAGCCGCCTCGCCTGTCGCAAATAATTGACGATCAGCCACCGTATCGTCCGCGTCGGACAGAGTCGTCTACCGTGCCAGCGGCGCCCCCGCCGCCTCCGCCTCCGCCGCCACCAGCGTACCCTACCATTACACACGACGGTGTTATACCGTCAAAGTTTGCGGACCAGGCCCGGGCTTACAACATGTTGCTCGTGCCGCGTGGAACGACTGCCGATGGTAGTCCATGGGCAGTCGAAAAGTGGGTATTACTTGACGAGTGCAATGAGCGTGTGATGGGAGAGTTCTTCTTTCGCACTTACAAAGCGTTGATGTTCCCGCGGGAATCCCTGTTTCACGACAGGCATATTACAGAGTTTCAGTTCGCCACTGGAGAAGATTTTGACCGCGGGATCGCTGCGTACATTGATCACATTGGCGGGCGACTGGAACGTGATCGACGAGCAATTGAAACTCGTCGGCTTTCCAGTGAATTACAACAGCTACGTGCCGAGCGTCGCGAATTGCAATCTCGCGCCAATGAGTTGCAGGACGAGTTGAATCAGCTACGTCCTCATACAGATCCCGACGGGGGTCGCCGTCGTCACATCGATTTTGGGTAATGTATGTCGTGGGAAGATGAAGAATCACATCACACAGAAACACTGCTGCAACTACCGCTAGGTAATGCAAATTTTCTGGAGCTCCAGAAAAGTCTGGAGCAGGCAAATAAATACCGCATCACTGCCGGCAATTTGTTCGGCAGCCAGAGCGCTTGGTTTAACGGGCTGGAGGCAGCCGTGAGAGCGGCGGAAAGAACCCGTGAGCACGGGCGTGATAACCGAGGCCCAGTGAGCTTAAAGAAGATTCCAGGCTTCATCCGTCTGGAGAAACGGCCAAAGCAGGAAGCCGAAAAGGAGATGAGTTGTGGCTGACAAAGTGGAATGTGAAGTCACACCCGTCACTGTCCCGTTCAAAGGCAAAGAGATCCTCGGAGTTGAGGTTACGTGTACGCGATGCGAACACAGTGAAACCTCTGGGGGCCGTACGCAAAAATCCATCCGCCGCTGCCTGGCGTTGATGCGGGAAAACTGCCCCGAAGGCGAAGAGAACTTCTACGTCGAGGAGTGACAAATATGGATCACAACGGCAATGACAATTGTCTGGATGGTGTCCAGTGCCCGCGTTGTGGTAACGCCAGTAATTTCCTTGTGGAGGGTACTGCACAGTTTCGCTTAACTGACGACGGCGCCGAGCACGAAGGGGACGTTATCTACGATGAAGATTCCGCAGTATGGTGTGAACAATGCCACCATACAGCACCGCTGCGTGCTTTCTATTTTGATGAGGAGGAAAATGAGAGATCAAATGACGAAAACGGTGATGCTGGTCGATCCGACGACGTGGGGACAGCGCGAAGTGGAGATCAGCCACGAAGTACAGGGGTGTCTTCAGATACGCAGCACGATGCCAGCAGACTTCCCGAATCCGTTGGTACAAATCTTGGTGGAGGACAACGAGTTAGTTGTCCAGATACCATGCGCCGCGGAAGAAATCCGCTTGGCGGAATCGGACATGCGATCTCCACAGGAGGCTCGTAGTGAGGGCTGATTTCGTCCTCGTCAACAAGCGACATGATACGACAGAGCAAATCGAAGTCTGTCTGCACAACGATCATACGCTGGAAATACATCGCTACCGCCCCGACGCCACAGACCAGCTGATTGCGACAGTGTCGTTGACTGATCTGTTGACTGTGGTCGCCGGCGGCCCGGATATCCAGGGTGAGGCATCTGGTTCGATCCTTATCACAGAGAACCCCTACCCGATATGAGCGACCTCGTACCATACACAACAGCTGAGCAGTTAGCTGCTGCCTACGCGGACATCACGCCCAGGGCTCTGCAGAAAATGCGTGAGTTCTTTGAAGTCATGCGAGAGTTGAATACAGCCTTCAACCCGCTCGGAGGATCGTTCAGTTACTCCTGCACAATCGAAAAGGAGTGCGACACCGAGTTGATTGCCCGTGAGATGAAACGGACAGTCTGGCGAATGTTGATCAATCACATGGACTTGCACCGGTTCATGACTCCCGAACGGAAGCGAGAATTTCGCGAAATGTTCGTGGAGAAGCATGACAATCAAGAAAACCACATCGACAACTGGCCAGATATCACGCCGGAAAGCCTGTGCGAAGTAGCCGCCGGGATGGCCATCTCTGCTGAGCAGTATCTCGATGAGTCCTGTCGAGAGGTGTACAACAGCATGAAGCCGTACGCCAGCGATGACTACGTAACCAACCGGCAAAATCGTTACCAACTCAGTCCCAAGGTAATCGTGCCATTTGGTGTCTCGCGGCTCAGTACCAATTACCACCTCAACTACGGGACTACAGGGGAGCGACTGGAAGCGTTCGACACCATCATGCACCTGCTTGACGGTAAAGATTACCCGAAAGGCTATCGTGGGGAGCTTCACCCGGCAGTGATTCAGTGCGACCCGAGCAACAACTCGGGTGAAACAACGTACTTTAAGTTCAAATGTTTCAAGAACCAGAACCTGCACTTGGTGATCAAACGGCTCGACCTGCTGGACGAGTTCAACTGGCGTTGTGGAGAGAAGGTTCTCGGGGCGGATAATGAACACGAGTACCACGGCGTACGGGACAAGTACGCGGCACAACAGCAGTACAATCAACCGCCACTAGCGCCGAACGGGGATCTGAACTACTTTCAGACACCTCCGAAGCTGGTAGAACGATTGCTGGACGCTGCCGATGTTCACGAAGGCACCAACATGCTGGAGCCGTCGGCAGGCGGCGGGGCGATCGTACGTGCTGCGATCAAACGTGGGGCGATGGGCATGGCCGTGGAACTGGACCAGGAGCGGTACGACGAACTTCGCAATGACTTTGATGTTGTGGAGGCGTTCTGTCCGTGGCCGGGTAATTTCCTGGATGCCGTGCCTGGCGATCTGGAAGTCAAAGAACCCAAAGGCTTCGACGCAGTGGTGATGAACCCTCCGTTCTCCCACAAGAGAGATGTGGCCCATGTCATGCACGCTGCCAAGTTCCTCCGTCCGGGAGGGCGTCTTGCAGCTGTTATGAGCAACGGGGCACAATACAGGCAAGACAAAGCCAGCGTCGCATTTCGCGAATGGCTGGAAAGTATGGGCGGCCAGATTGAAGACCTGCCGGATGGCAGCTTCAAAGAGAGCGGGACGATGGTCAACACCGTCCTTGTTACTGTGCAGGTGCCGGGGACTCCCCGGGATGCAGAGCTACCAGCTCTCACGACGGCCGGTAAATAGGAACCAGGCATGTCTGATGAGACAGTGATGCCGATCAAGGTGTACCGGAACCTCAATCGTCCGGACATCCAGTGGAGCATCAGCTACAAAGAGCGCGTTATCGCGTATCGCAAAATCGTCGCCCTCGGTGGAGTGAAATTCAAACACGCTACGCCAAAGCAACGAGAGCACATCATCACCGAGCACCGGCAGGTTTTCCAATGGCTTCGCGGGACATGGTTCCCGGAAGACACGGCCGCCGGGCTGGCAGCGCAGCGACTGAATGGCAACGACCCTTCAGCGAGACAACTGGGCTGCGACCCTAAGAAGGGTGACGGATTTCGTGACCTGGAGACAAACACCAAAGTAGACGCGGCACAGATGGTGCTGCTAACCCCAGACGGCGTATTCTTCTGGCCCCATCGTGAATGGGTCTGTGCAGAATGTGGTCGCCCGTTCGTCATTGTGGAAGACTTGCACTACCACCTGAACAATGACGGAACACCAGACTACGCTGCCGATATTGATCATGTGGCCTGCGGGCAGCAGGAGATCATCTTCGACAGAGAACCCATCGAACATCATTTCGAGGAGAAAATGTTGACGTGAGAAAAAGCCACCAAGTCTATGGATGGCATGAATGCAACGAGGCTCACTACGGAATCGAAACCGCGGAATGCGGCGAATCCGGTGAGCCTCTTCGCTTTGACGAGAACGGAGAACTGGACCCCTCCCACCCGGACCATCCAGGGGGAGGAGGAGTCATTTGCGGCAAAGATGGGAGGTGGTTCAAGAACTTCCGCTGTGCGAAGCGGGCGTTGAAGGCCCACATCGATGAACAGCTCGCCATGTACAAACGCATGAAACAGGATGTGCACAAAATTCGCTCGAAGGACGTCGTATGACATCACTGAAACCAAGCGAGAGTCAGGTCGCGACGGGTGAGTACCGATTGGACTCGTTTAGCTACCACATTCAGACCATTCTCCGGGCGACTGAGTCTTTTTCGATTCAACCGCTTCCGGAACTTTTCCTGGAGTTCGAGATCCAGCGAAGCAGCGAGCCTCTGTTTCAGGATCAAGTGAAAATCAACGGGAAAGTAGTCGGCAACCGTGCTGGCGCCGTGACCGTATTTGTCCAGATGCTGGTTAGGGAAGATCCGTTGCTGGGCTTTTTCACAACAAAGTACATCCCTATGCCGCGACGGGACGCAGACCTACCGCCGCGACAACCGGCGGGGAGGGGCCACCTCGGCGACAAAGAAGCCGACGACCAACCGGCAGACAGCGCAGCAATCACCGCACAGAGAGACGCTGCAGAAGCCCAGCTGGACAGCCTGCTTGATTCTTTGACAGATCATTTCGACATGACGCCTGGCGTGAACACGCGGCTGCTTTGGGAGGAACACACTAAATTGCTGTGCGAGCGACGAAAAGCTCAATTGACGTAACCCCTTTGTAAGAAAAGACTTACGGTTTTTCTTACAGCAGTTTGCCGTAAGTCATTTACCAGAAAAGACTTAGGGAAATCAGGGTTACTTCTGAAACAGAAATCAGCTACGAGGCTCTGAGAGGCTTTCTGCGGGCCGGTAACAGCGATACGCAAGCGACCCTACTCGCGAGACTGTCAGAGGAGCGCCACGGGGCCGTTTCGCTAAGTTCCCGGCAAACCAAGCCGACAATCAGACCCCTGTATCGGTGGTTACCGGTGATAGCGGAGCAACAACTAACGCGACGGCCTCGGCCCACACTGGCTTCGGGAGTGAGCAGGGCCGAGTCCGGCCGCAGCCCCTGGGCGTACGCGGCCGGAGGCACCACGAAGGTTTGGCGTGAACGTGCCTGGTTGTCTCTTTCTTTCGCTCTCAGAATACGCGGGGAGCCGCAGAAGGCGGCGACCTGCGTATTCAGCATTATGCTGTAATCAATAGCATAACTTTATGCTATAGTCACAATGGGTAAAGTTGCATCACAACCCGAGACAGTGACACGACTTACGGAAACTCAACTTCTACGTAAGGGTAGGACATGTAGTAATACTTTTTGACTACTCGAAAACAGAGTTTCAAACTTTATGCTATAGGCGCTCGCACACCTCGACGTAACTCGTTGCGCCGCTAGTAGTTGGAAAACCGAACAAAACGCCCGTGACTCGACACCGATAAAAATCAGGCTCTGCGAGGCTCGATTCTCACAAACGGTATCGTTTTGCTGGTAAAAATACGATGTACAACCACGTACAGCAAAACCGTATCACAGATGATACAAAATTCGTCTGTGTGGCGTCACACACGACTATTTCCCGTACGTGAGAAAACCCTTCCCACCGGCGAGACCGGTAAATAGGAACCACCATGACACTCACCGAAAACGACAAAAAGAACCTCGAACGCACAGTCCAGTTGTTCTTCAATCGGCACGTTGTCGACCAACGAACAGTCTTGTGTGTCTGGCGTCGTCGCGAGGGCAGTTTCTTTGCTGATCCGGATGAATTCCCGCCGCATGTGCTGAAATCAAACCAGCCGATGGCGGCTACCAGTGTCGGACCACACAGCACGGCTTCCGCTGCGGTGGCTCGCCTGATCGCCGACTTCGAGGAATACGAGCCGTTTCGGAATCCGCTGACGGTGGAGGCCAGGAACGGGATTACGCTACAATCTGGCTGCGTTGATTTTGACGATCCGGACGCCTGTGAGGCCGGCGAGTACCTGTTGCTGCTGGATGACGAGAAGGGCTGCGTGAAGTACCTGGAGACAACCGACCTGGCGGCTCTGGACTACAACGGTCTGCGACAGGCTTTGTGTGAGTTCGTGAAGGAGTTCGCAAAATATGAACCTGCGGCAGCCCCTGCGAGAGCTTGACCAGCTCCTGGACACAGAGCGGGCATTTGAGCTGTCGGACCTGCAGTATGATTTGGATGCGCTTCTTCAGTTTCGGGAGGAGCGCGATTTCTTCATTCGAGAATGGGCCAGATCGAAGTTCCCGCATTACGCTGACACGATCGGGCAATTCCAGACGCGCGATACATTGGCGGGTATGCCGCCGCTGCGGTGCGAAGACGTGGTTACGTGTACCACATCTGCGACGACGGGATCACGGTTCAAGTATTACAGCTGGCAGAAGCCCAAAATCATGCGGGCTAAGAACAATGTGATTCAGCGTGAGTTCCACGTACCGGAATGTCCGTCGGTGCTTCGATTAGTGCCTGACCCCGCACAGAAAGATGTGCGGCTGTCTATTCGGCAATCAACGTGGCAAGAACCGCTCGCTAGCTCTGGTGCGAGAGTGGCGCGTACCTACTGGTTTCGGTACCCCCCGCAGCTGGAGGGGCCAAAGATGTGTCAGCGACTGGTTCATGAATTGCAAAACAGTAATCGCAGAGAGTTTGACGTGGTCGTGTCATCCTGGTCAACAATGCAATCGTATCTGGACTCGGGGCGATTAAGACGGCTGGCGTCGCTGCTGTACACGTCGTGCGAGACTGTGGATCAAGATGCTGCCAGGCAACTTGTAGATCGCGGCATTGTCGACCACGTATGCGACAACATGCGTTGTTGGGATGGCGGCGCTTCTTTCTTCCAGTGTCAGTTCGGTACGTACCACACGTACGACTGGTTGTGTGATATGCAGGAAGTTGATGGGCAACTGTCTTGTACAGATTACTTCAACCCAGCTTTTCCGTTCATTGATTACTTGAACGATGACAGATGCCACATTGGTACGAAATGGCAGCAGTGTGAGTGCGGTCGCTGGTATCGCAACTTTCAATTTTTCGGTAAGCGTCCGTCGTTTACGTTGAACATGGGTGAGCGGGTACTCACCAGCATCCAGATTTCAGATGCGGTTGATGGTGTGCCTGGTTTAGTCCAGGCCATTTGTGACGAGAAGCGGATTGAGATCCGATCTGCGACTCACCCTTGTGTGATGAAATCAGCGCATGGAGCGTATTTGGAATCACGTTTGGGGCCGCACTGTGTTTTTCACCAAGGAGATTTTTACAGGACAGCTGGGCGCCAGAAGTTTCAGGCTGTTGTCCTCAGAAAGGAGATGAAACGTGGATGAAACATACCCGTCAGAATACTATCGCGGGGTGCCGTTCAAGCGATCTTTGAAGGGAGTGGATATCGCTGTCACACGATCTGCGGATTGGTGGCGAGCGAGGGAAGACATGCTGGATCGTGCTCGCATCCAGATTCCGGAGGGTTACCAGTCCAGTTATCGGGATGTGGAAGAGTGGCGACGACGTCGCGGGCGTGTGTTGTATGTGGCCAAGGGGCCTAGTGCTGCGCGGGCCAGCGATTACATTCGATACGCAGGTACGGTAGCTACAGTCAATGAGGCCATCTTGCTGGTTCCGTACTCTGATTATGCGTTCTTCAGTGATGAAAACGCCTTGATGAACTGTCGAGCGCATTGGCACCGAATTGGCAAGTTTGTTTGCCCGGCCTACGTACACAAGGACCAGCGAGGGGTTGGGTCTATACCCGTGACAGATGTACTGGGCCATGACAGGAACGTCGTAGTGACTCACCGGTCACAGATGGACTGGGATCCGAAGAAAGTTGAGGAGTCCGTTGATGCAGAGGAACTGCTGACCACAGACACTTCAGTGATGGGTCTGCATTTTCTGCACCTGGCTGGGTTTACTGACTTTCTGTTGTACGGGCATGATGGCGGCATTGGCTATGCTGACGGGGTGCCGTGCCTGCGGCAGGATCGTGACATGCAGCGGTTTCGGGAGAAGATCGAATTCGTCTCCAATGAACTGTCTCTGCATCATGGTACGCGTATTGAGTTTGCAGATGGAAAAGTCATTGAGTAACTCACGACGACATATCTACATTCATCCGATTCAGTGGCACCGGCAGGTGGAGTATGCGGTGCAGCAATTTGGTAGTAGCCAGCTTGCATTGATGTTTCCGCATCCCGCAATGTTGCGAGCAGCCCAGGAAGCCCGACAATCGAGACCTGCGTTTGCAGGAACTCAATTACACCTTGCGGAACGTACAGGCCTTTGCCCGACGTGTTCGACGATCATCTGGGGCGGCCTCTGTTTGTCGTGTCCCAGTTACCACACCTTTTCTTGCCCGTGCTCGAAGTTAAAAAGTGTGTCACCTTTCTCAGAGAAATGTGAATGCACGGCGAGAGAGTCTTACGCTTATATGTTGAGCAATCATGGGTGATGTTCATTTTACATTGGGAGCGATTCCGAATCGTTATCCTGATCTGGTGCAGCGATCTGCTGTGTTGTACCCGCTTTATCCAAACCGGGCACGTAACGCCCACAGTGTCGATAGCATCCGTGAGATGACGTCGTCATTGATCGATCGTTGGCGGGCAAGAATCGGCGCGTTGACAGATGCGGGATGGATGCAGGATGGTGCGTACGATCAGGCGCATACCATCCTCTACGCAAGAAATTGTCGTCCGACGTTTGCCTTGAACCGCCCGTCTACGCGACCGTGCCGCCGCCGATCGGTTTGTCCGTTTTGTTACGCACGGTGGGTACGAGATGTCTGGGTGACGATTGACAAAGCCTTTCCAGCACCTGACCCTTCATCTTCCGGGCGGCGTATGGCTCGAACAAGATCGTTGGATATGACGGTGACGGAGCTGCGCAATGAGCCTTCTATCGAAGAGGCAGAAGCTGGTGATCCGGAGTACGAAACAACGTACACGTTTCCTTTTCATCTGATTGAGCGGGAGCATTCGTTTGTCCGCGACGTGGTGTCTGGCGACTACAGTATCGCAGATAACCTGGCCTGCATTTTGCGGGACAGTAGTCGTGGGCGGGCGTCGTTTGTGTCGCAAATTGATCCGGCCGCTGCGTTCCTCTACACCACTGTGGAGCCTCATGATGACGGCCGCAAATGGAAGTTCACAAACAGACAGCTGTTCAAAGTACCGGCAGACTACGAGTTTCCGGACGAGATCAGCCAATCAACCAATGGAAGGGTGCAACGATTTGATCGCCCTTCCCGGCGTGTTATTCTGCGGGCTGTTGCACGAGCGTGCAGCTACCCGACGGAGATGATGATTGGAGACGCTGAGCGTGTGGCTCAGTTACTCCATCTTCGGCAGGCGTGTCGAATCCGTACGTCTGCGATGTACCGCGGTTTTCGCGATTTGAAGTATCAGTAGGAGTAGAAATGACTAATCCACAACAGCAACTGCCGTGGGGCGCGCAGCAGCCGCAGCATCCTCCAGTGACACCTGATATGCCGGCGTTGACGGTAACGCAGGTGGCACCCATGCCAGCGGCGGTTCCTGCAGCGGTACCAGCTGCAGCTCCGACCTTTCCACAACAAGCGGCGCCTCCGGCAGCCGCCCCGCCTGCGGCAGCCCCGCTGCCCGCTGCCCCGCAGCAGGCAGCTCCTGCGCAGCAGGCAGCTCCTGCGCAGCAGGCAGCTCCGACACAGGAAACCCCGCCGGCTACACCTCCGGCAACAGAACCTCCCCCGGCGGAGGAACTGCCTTCTATCCAGTCACGTCTTCGAGAGTTTGCGAAGAAGCCTGGCTGTGACAAGTACAGCGGTGACGCTAAGAAGATTGCCCTGTTGGGGCAGTATCTCTGGTTGCGGCAGCTGACGCCCGCATTGACGTTTGAGACTTTCCTGGAGTTGTACGCACCGATGTGCGACTTCGACAAAGAGAATCTCAAACACCCGGACGATGCCATCAACGCGCTGCTACCGCGATCAAAGGCCAAAGCTGAAGCGGCGAACACGCAGCAGTGGGCTGCCAAGGATGTGGTGGATTACGTTGCACTGTATGTCGATATGATTCGCGCCGCTGAACAGCAGTCTGTGCCTGTGCCGTTGTCGTTGAACGACTTCCTGGTGAACCCGAATTTGATCGAGCAGTTCCGTGCCGGGGCCTTTGCGGAACCGAATCCTCCAAAGCGAGGCCGCCCGGCGGGAAAGTCTCGTAAGCGGGGGGTTGAACAGGTGCCGCCCTCCGCTGCTGGCCAGCGATGTGTTTACACCGACGCCGAGAACCGGCAGCACCGCGGTACGTCTCTCGATATCCGCACTGATGAAGCCAGTGGTCTTACCTTTGGTGATTTTCAGAGCGATGCCGGTGAAGTGTTCCGGGGGGTAGGGATATCCAGCCTGGTGCTCAGTGACGATCCCCCGCCTAATCCGGTCACGGATTCGGAGGGGGAGGTGTTACCGGAGAAGACGGCACGACTCCGCATCAGTAAAGCTGAGGCGGCTCGTGTGCACACAGCCCTGTCTTCTCCGGGACCGCTGGGCACGGTCGAATTGGGTGATGTCCTGTACTCGTACGGGCAGCAGTATGACGACGGGCTTTCTGCCGGCGTGACCATTGTCAACGGGCAGCCCAGGCCTTATGTTGACGCCACGCTGTACGACGCCGAGGGCAATGCCCTTGTCGAGGTGCAGCCCCGGGAACAAGTCGAAGGACGATACGTGTTCCCGTTCGGTGAATACTCCTATGTGCTGGAGGTCACCACGAACGCGTAGCAGGAGGCCGCAGAGATGGGATACGTGCTCGTCATCGGAGACGTGATGTTGGACCGGCGGACCGAAGGGGAGATGTCTCACATCTCCCGGGAGGCCCCGGCGCCCATCATTCGACAACAACAGCAAACTGACAGTTTGGGCGGAGCGGGAAACGTTGCTCGCAACATCCAGACTCTCGGTCATCAGGCTGTGTTGTTAGCGAGTATCGGCGACGACGCCGCGGGCCGGCGTGTGCAAGAGCTGTGTGAAGAGTACGGCGTGCACCCGTTGCTTGCGGTGACTGATACCCCCACGACTGTGAAGCACCGTATCACGTCTGGGGGCACTATCCTTTGTCGTGTTGACGAGGAAGAAGCCCATCCTGACATTATGGGTGATCACGTCGTCTCGAAGCTCCAAGTATTGGCCGAGAATCAGACACCCATTGATCTGATTGTGATTGCTGATTACGACAAAGGGTTGTTGAGTTTGGCGGCTGTGCAGAGTATCCGACACTTTGCTGTTGGAATTCCAATCTTTGCGGACGTGCGACCTAACAAGGTTGACCTTTATGAAGGAGTGGGGTTGTTGAAGCCCAACTTCACTGAGGCGATCGAGATGGTGGAGCACATGTGCCATCCGGGGCTCTCTGATACGTTGTCGGTGACTGAGCGGGCACATACAGCGTGCGCTCAGGTTTCAGATATCTACAATGTTCCTCGGGTCGTGGTGACGGCCGGGCGGCATGGCTGTGTGTATAAAACAGAGCACATGTCTGACCCGGAACTTGCCCCGCCGTTTGGGGTCGACACAGAGGTTCGGGATGTGTGCGGGGCAGGGGATACGACGATGGCAGCCTTGGCTGCTGCGTATATGGAAAAGCAGCCGTTCTCGCAGGGCGTTGCGTTCGCTATGCAGGCGGCGGGGCTCGTGGTTCGACAGTATGGAGTGGTGGCGCCTACCCGCGAAGAGTTGGGCGAGTTCGTCCGAACGCATGGAGGTCCTTCACACAAAATTCACACAATCGAATCTCTCGTAGCTGCGTTGACGCGGTTCCGTCGGTTTCATCCGCGGAAGAGGGTGGCGTTGCTTAACGGATGTTTTGACGGGTTGCATTCCGGTCACATTGATCTGTTTGAGTTCGCCGCCACTCGGGCCAATTTTGTGATTGTGGCTTACAACGATGATGCGTCGTTGAAGGCCTTGAAGGGCGAGCACCGGCCGCGAGTACCAGCGCCGGTGCGTGCGAGGCATCTTTCGCTTCTGCCGATGGTGGACGCAGTGGTGCCTTTCAGTGGCGACGTGGAGTTGCTGGCGAGGACGTTGAACCCTGATGTACTGGTTAAAGGGGCAGACTCACAAGAGCCGATTCCTGGAGCAGACTATGTGCGTAAACAAGGGGGAGAACTGGCTTTATGTCCTGTAGATTCCTTTTACATAACCATCCAGGATTCCTCTGGTGGCGATTGACAGCTTTTTTCGGGCCGCGTAGCATAACGGAGCCGCACTGCGGCAGATTCCGAGCCCGCGGTCCCCGGAGGTAGTACCCGGAACCGTATTACAGCCCACGGTCCGCTTCGCCGTGGGCTGTTTCTATTTGGAGAGCAGAATGCAGGTTGACACACTTTACGTGGTTGCGTCCAGCCGTGGTCAATATGTCTTACAGGACTTGTATGACTCGGTGTTGTGGTCCAGCGATCAGGAGTCGCGGCATATTGTGGTGGTCGATGCGACCAGCACGCTTAGTGAGCAAGCATTGGACCTTCGGCATAGTGCGAGCTTCTACCAGTCGCATTTGCCACAGGATGCGAACGGCGGCTTTCATGCCGCTTTTGGACTGTCTCGGGCGATCGAAGATGGTACTGAGTTTAAGCGGGCTGTCCTGCTGACGGACACGGCACTGGTAATGCGGCAAGGAATCTTGTCGTTGTTTGTGCCTAAGATCGATGACGAGAACATCGGGTGCCTTGGCGTCGCCAAAACCGGACGTAATGCGAAGCGCTGGAGCGAGATGAAGACAGTGATGCTCGGTGCTGGTAACGACATGACAGGGGTGGAACACAACCCGGTTAGTCTACGTCCCGAGTTTACAGTGGTGAACGCTGTGGCCGCCCACAGTATGTTCCGCGAGTCGTTGCTTGTGGTTCGTGACGAAATGCTGGCGACCGGAGTAGACTGGGGTGATTACTTGTCCTGGGTTGTGCAAGCCTGGCAAAAGGGAGTTGTGTTGTGGGGGTCGGACACGCGGCCCATGCCTCCGCTGTATATCACCGACACGCCGGGTCAGTTTCTGCCGCCACCACACATGCTGGCGGACATGTTTTGTATCTACTGCCCGGTTGACCGGGTGATGTCTTACGGCGAGCGAGAATGTCGTGAGCTGTTTAAGAAGTACCGCGGCGAGGCGACCGAGCCAATCCCGGCACGAACGCCTATCGTCGCAGGCCTTTCTGCGACAGGGGTCACAACTTGACTGTATCAATTGGCCGGATATTGAGCCAAGCGTATCAACGCGATTGTGCCCGTGTGAACATTTTGACGGGGTTGTCACAATACCTGGAAGATCCGGGAGACGATGACCGCGACGCGGAAGATCCTACCCCGTACGTCCTTCGTACGAATGCCGCGGCATTCACGCGGTTTGCTGACGCGGTTTACGACGCAGGCGTCGAGTTCGTGGACGCGATTGACGATATCATCGAGCGATCCCCGCTTAAACGATTACATCCGACGGAGCATCTGTGCGGCCGTTGCGGTGATCCGTATTGCACGGCTTACGTGCAGATGGCGCCGACGCATGTGAATGTTACGATCATTGAGTTACCGGATCCCGGTAAATAGGAACCAAACCTGATGACAGCACTCGCCGTGTTTACGGCGGACAATCATTTTCGACCAATGACTTGGGCAAAGCATCCGAGTCTGCAGGGTGACTCTTATCACGGCTGGAGAGAAGTCATCCGTTACTGTCTGGATCATCAGCTACCGCTGATCCAGCTGGGCGATCTGTTTGATAAGCGACGCCCTGACCCCACCTCTGTGTATGAGTTCATCCGTTCAATGGATCTTATGCAGGAGGCTGCCTTGCCGGCGTACTTTATTCGCGGCAACCACGATTTCACCGACCCACCGTGGTTTCAGATGCACGACTGGCCGACGCATGCGACGGGGCGGTTTGAGTTGGGGAATGTGTCGTTCTACGGCATTGATTACACACCTCGGCGACAGTTGCCGGAAGTGCTGGCTGCGTTGCCAGACGTGGACTTCCTGTTGTGTCACCAGTCCTGGGACGCATTGCAGCCAGTGGGATTGGTTGACGGGCATGCGGAGCACTTCCCTCGGGCGATGAAGGTGCTCACTGGCGATTTCCATGTCACCGGGCATTACCAAAGTCCCGCAGCTAACGGTGATCCTGTGGACTTCTACTCACCGGGGTCGACGGCGATGCAGTCGTTGGGCGAGAACGCTAATAAGTATCTGGGTGTCCTGCACGAAGATAGGCGGGTTGAATGGGTGCAGATTCGTACACGTGCTTACTCGTCTGCCCGCATCATGACACCAGAGCAGCTCGACAGCATTGTGCGAGAGTTGCCGCAGCAGTTGACGACATTGCAGGAGACGGCTCCAGATGATCGGGAGATCGCAAAACCGATTCTACGGATGCAGTATGCAGATAATCTGCCTGACGCACTGGCACGGCTGACTGCCGTTGTGGGTGAGAGTGGTCATTTGTTTGCTGAGCCGTTGCGTGTAACAGATGACGTGGTGGTGGACACCGCGCTTCGTCCGAAAGATGCGTTTGCTGGGCTGGTTAATGCAGTGGGACAGCTGCGGCCGCCCGGCACCCTGCTCCACGACAATACCGTTCGGATGCTCGAAGCCGAGGATGAGGCTGCCGAGTATGACCGGCTTTTTGAAGAATTTATGTCCTGAGAGGACTTCTATGCGTGTGGAACGTCTGCAACTGCTGAACTTCTGTCAGCACTCGCAGAGAACTGAACACTTTTCAGAGGGCTTGACGGCGATCATGGGGGCGAACGGTTCCGGGAAGTCGAACTTCCTGGGCGGCATACGCCTCGCGCTGACAGGTGAGAATACAAACTCGGGCACAAAGGCGGATAACGTTCGTGTGCTCGCAGATCCTACTCAGAAGTCTTTCGTCGAGATGGACTTCACGCACGGAGAGATCTCCGGCACGATTCGGAGAATGCTGAAACCCGCGAGCCACAAAGCGACAATGACGCTGAGCACGGGCGAGGTGATTGAAGGTGATCGCGATATTACGGCTCGTATCGAAGAGATCCTGGGAGTCAGCACGTCGATCATCAACGATCTCGTGATTGTTTCCCAGGAAGATATCTTTGGGTTTATTTCAAAGACGCCGGCTAAGCGAGCGGAGCAGTTTCAACGACTGTTTCGCACGCAGAAGGCCGCGTCTGTTCATAAGACCATCGGTGACAAGCTGAAGAGTCTGGAGATCCCTACGGTTGCAACAGATCTGGATCAGTGCCGCGCAGAGCTTGTGACGGCGGGAACAGAGATAGAGCGATTGCGTACATCCCTGGCCACGATCGCGACTTACGAGCAGATCGCGGAGGGTCGTAACTCTAACCAGGATGTGATACGAAAGTACGACGATCGACAGCAAGCAATCAGTGCAGTAGCTTCGGCACAGCAGGAGAGAGACCAGGTTGCAAGTGAGTTGAGCACAGCAAGGCAGACGCTCAGCGACCTGGATACGTTGCTCGGGGAGCTGGAAGAGGCACTGTCGAAAGTGGCTGGTGATGTTTCGGAAGCTCAGCGGCTACTGACTGTGTGGGATCAGAATAAGAAGGCACAGACTGCCCGCGATAACGTCGAGGCTGAACTGGCAAAGTGGAGAGCTGTACTGGGTAATCTGGTCGCTCCTCCGGTTCCGTCCGGTGATCGCGAGACGTACTGGCAGGAAGTGGTAGCGATTGACGCGGAACTGGCGAACTTACAAGCGTTTGTCGGAACCATGGCTGACGGAGTCGCTGAGTGCCCGACTTGTGGTACACCGGCTACGACACTGGCGCAGAAAGTGGAACAGGCCAAGGTACGGATTCCTGAGTTGCTGGCACGGCGGGCCGAGATAGCCCCGTTGGTGGATGCTTGGGATGAGTACGGCTCGTTGCAGTCTTCCTACCAAACTGATTACGACAGCGCGACACGCTCGATTGCGCAGTATGAGGACATGTTGAAAAATTTGCCCTCGGCTGAAGAAATCGATGTGGACGTAGGTGCTCAACAGGCCATCATCGCGGACGAGCAGAAGCAGCAACAGTTGCACGATGCGCAGGTTCGCCAGAGGAATGCTCAGCAGTCGGCTGTGGCGAATCTGGAAGGCCGGTTGGAGAGCTTGACGAAAGGCGTGGACGAGTTGCAAACCGCATTGCAGGCGATGCCGAATTACACTGCGGAGCAGCGGGGCGAGGCGGTTACGTACATCGAATCGTGGAATGAACACGAACAGACTCGTCGTGACGCGGAGACAGCTTTGGCGATCGCCGAGACAAAGGCTGCCGGCTTGCGTACGCAGATTTCGGACGCAGAAGCGATTCAGCAACAGGCTGAAAAATTTCGGCAATGGCGTGACCTGGCTACCGAAATGCGTGCTTTGGTGCACAAAGATGCGGCTCCGCGATTCGTGGCGCAACGGAATCTGGAGGTGATCCAGTCCGATATGAATGCGTTCCTGGAGCTATTTGAGACTGACTATCGCGTACATGCGGATGAGGGCTTGTCCTTCGTGGCAACATTTCAGGATGGCACTGTACAGCCGGCTGAAAGGCTGTCAGGTGGCCAAAAGGTGATCCTTGCCTTGACGTTCCGTCTGGCAATTAACTTGCTGTTGGCAGAGAATATCGGGGCACTGTACCTCGACGAACCGACGGCGTATCTCGACGAACATCATATCCGTGGGTTTGAACCTGTGCTGGGGAGGCTTCGTGAGTTTGCCGCCTCGCGTGGGTTACAGTGCATGATCGTGACACACGAGACTGAGCTGGCCCCGTTGTTCGATTCGGTGATCACCCTGTGAAAATTGTCCCGGAACAAAGTGTTTTGAGACTTCACACCGACAGTCATGGCACTGTGTGGCAGGCTATTGGTGTCGAACGACCTTCGCCCTTTTCCGGTGATCTGGCAGAATTGTTGACAGAGTGTTCTGCGTATGGCGATCCTCACGTTCGCGTACTCGGAACCCACGGAAATGCTCGTTTGATCACGAATCTTTATCACCAGCTCGTCGAGCTGAAGAAAAGTCGTGTTGAAATAGCGTCTCCGCGAAAATGCGTCGCAGATACAGAAGAACTCTCCGATCCGGAGAAAGTGCTCTGGCGAATGCGGCAACTGCGACTTGCTGCGGTTCTCGGAGGCTGGCATCCACTGACAAAGCTGGACATGCCTGCTTACGCAATTGCAGCAGAGATTGCGAGCGCCCAAGGGACAGCCACATCTTCGATGCGGTTTCTGACGCGCCACCCGGCTTATGCCCGTTGGCGGTTTATTCCTAACGTGCACCACGAGAGCATGGCGATGTTGATTGCGATGATCTTGGATCCTCGTTGGTTTGTGGATCCGAAGAGACCGAACAGATTGGCTCGTCTGCGATCGTACCTGGGCATTCTGCCGCGGTACGCAGCTGGTGATGTGAAGACCCCGCGGGATATCTCTCGGCGGGATCGGTTTTGTACTGTTCTGCGCGCCTGGAAGGGTCGTGAGCCGAGCAACGCGAGTTATGAGCGGCCAGAGAATTTTCTCTGGCGGCGATGGCGAGCAGCCGGCGGCGGCATTAAGGGAGACTTACTGGCGACGCGTGCCTTTCTGGTGTACTTTATCCGGAATTGGCAGCAGTCGTTGTTGATCAACAACCCTCAAAAGCTGGAGTTGTTTGATGCAGAAAGCCTGCTGAAGGGCGCGGAGGTGCAGGCCTTTCGTGACCACGTGAAGGGATTCCCCAGCCCGGCTTAGTCAGGATGACCACCGATGCAGGAAGTGACGATCAGGTTACGTTTCACACAGCCGTGTCTTGGTTTCGCCAAGAAACCGGTTCGCCGAGGCAAAGGCGTGATTTATCGCATGCCTCGTGACTCCCAAGGTCGCATCCAGTTTCTCCCGTCGTGGTGGAGGGAGAATCTGGAATTCGCGGCTACAGTAGTGGGACGTCATGGAAAGAGCGCGAAGAACGTCGCCTGGGCAGCCCCGGTCGACGGCCCGTTGAAAGAGTGGAAAAGGATTGTTACTCCTGGCAACGGTAAGAAACGAGCCCGATACGCACTACACGAGGCGTTTCGCCCGGGGACGGAAATCCGGGTGAACGCCGTCCTGCCGAAGGACATGGGCATTGATGCCTTCACAAACTTGTTGGAAGTGATGGGCACGTACAAAGGAATCTCCCCGTTTCGTAAAGAGGGAGAGACGTACGGTACGTTTGATGTTGTTTCCGTGTTGCCTACGATCAGAGCACCACGGCTTACTGATGCTGAGGAACATACATGAACAACCTGATTGTGCGGCGATCCGGGACTTTGATTGATTTGAGTCCTGACGGTCAGAGCCCGCTGCCGTTGAATGTCGCACAGCTGTTACACCCCCTTCTGTCGTACGAGCACAAAACGTTGCTCAGAGGCCATCAGCAATACGGCCCTGACGGTATGCGTGACACAATGTCTGTGGAGACACGGACGATGTACGCTATGGAGGAGGGGCGGTTGGTGACTGGCTTCGGCTTCCTGACTTCGATCGTAGAGGCTTTGCAGGCCCGCGGCATTGGAGTCGAGTATCACGACCTGAGTCCGGCGAAAGAGATCGCGGACGTCTATGAACCTAACTGGGACAATGTGCGTCAACACATCGAGTTCCGCGCTAAGCAGGAAGAGTGTCTGCAATACATCGCAGGCAATCAATGTGGCCTGATCAATGCGACAATGGGTTTTGGCAAAACGCACCTGATTGAGGCAATCTGCCATCTGTACCCACGAGCCCGTATTGACATCGTCACTCGGTCAAAGGATGTGGTGGCCAGGATGGTGCGACAGATATCGAGAACGATTCCCAACGTAGGGCACATTGGCGGCGGACAGAAATTGTCTGGCGAGCGAGTGACCGTGTACACTGCCGGCTCTGCGCACCGGGCTGAGGGTGACGCGGATTTCCTACTGTGCGACGAAGCTCACCAGTTGATGACTGATAAGACGTCTCGTGTGCTGGGGGAGACCTGGCGGCAGTCGAGGAACTTTGCGTTCACTGCGACACCCAAAGGGCGAATGGACGGGGCGGACGCTCAGTTGGAGCTGTTCTTTGGTCGTGAGATTTTCAAGTTGACCTATCAGGAAGCCGTGGAGCTGGGGCTGGTGGTGCCAATCAATGTGCGGTGGCTGTCGATCAACTTGCCAAACGATCCGGCGTCGGGGCTGCACGGCACTCGGCGGATGAAGCACGGAATCTGGCGGAATGACCAGCGAAACTACCAGATTGCACAGGATGTGCGGACGCATTACCCGGATCCGGATACGCAGATTCTGATCTTGGTGGCGACAGTGGAGCATGCTGTGAGGCTTTGGCAGTATTTGCCTGAATTTGCGCTGTGTTATGGGGCAATGAAAGACGATGATCTGGCATATTTTCAGCGAAATGGGTATCTTCCACCTAACTTTGTACCGACGACCTCAGAGCGGCGAGAGGAGATGCGGCAGGATTTCGAGGCCGGGAGCCTCAAACGCGTCATTGCGACGGATGTTTGGGCGACAGGTGTTGACTTCCAGCCACTGCAGGTTCTCTACCGTGTAGACGCGAGGGAGTCGGAGATCATGGATGCGCAGGGGCCTGGCCGTGTGAGTCGCATCTCGCCCGACACAGGTAAGGAGGTTGGCGAGGTAGTTGACTGTTACGACGGCTGGAACAAGAACTTCAGGCGGAAGTCGGAGAACAGGAAGCGGCACTACGCAGAGCGTGGTTGGACGCAGAACTGGCCTGCCAGGAGTCGATTCGATGCCTAGACAACGCGTACTGGAAATGGGGGAGACCCAACATACAGGGCCTCCTGCAATTACACTCTCAACTAAAGCTCACACGTATCTCCAGGAACTGGCAGAACTTGTGCGAGCTGCTTACTGTGACTGCTATCAGCAGTTGACAGGCCGCCAGGCTTACGGTGAGCGACGGATTGCCGGCGACGCTGGCGAAGATGCTTACGGCCGGCGAAAGACCGAGCCGGACTGGGTGAAAATTGCCAGAAGAATTATTGCGTGCGACGCACCACCTCTGGCCTACGTAAAAGCTCAGTTTGTGGGAGCCGTCCCCTCCCGACCTCCTCGCGCTAATCAACTTTATGGCGAAAGCGCCTTGGCGCGATGGGAGGCTTTCCGGTATCAATCACGGGAGACACTACAACGAAAGATTGAATCTGACTACAACCAACTTCGTGTTCGCGTACTACCGTTGACAAAGAACATGGGTTGGGAGTATCGAAGGGCTCTGAACTACGTACTGAAGGATCGGTCATGCCCCGTTTCACCAATGATCCGTTACTGCGCCGCTATCGGCGAGCTACTACCAGTTGCGGATCAGTTGAGGGGAATGGCACTCAAACAGTACCTGTTTCAGATGGATGATTTTGACGCATTGCTCGGCGAATTGGTCCCGGAAGATTTCCGGGCGGAAGCCACCGCGTTGAAGTCGCTCATGGCTCGGTAATCTACAAGGAAGCATTCCCGTTATGACTCAGACTGTACAAGACCCTGCGCTGCTTGCTCAGCAGCCGCAGGCTACGCACGCCCGTATTGAACCGGCGGCTTTGGAATGGATGCTTATTTGTGCAGCGCATTGTCCGCAATTCCTGCAGGAAATGCGCGCGTTGGTACAACCGCATCACTTTACTCACGAGCCCCCGTTGAAGCTGCTCTACATTGTGCTTTGTGCGAGTGTAGACCGGTATGACGGTGTGACATGGGAGACGCTGGCATCGCTGGCGTCCCAGGAACTGGAGAATGACCCGACATACGGGTTCACGCAGCAGCAGATGGAAATTCTGTATCGGCAGGACGAGAATGGCTTGTTTTATCAAGTCGTGAATCCTGGCGTTGAGTTTAACAGCGTGAACGAAGCTCTGGGGCGTGAGCTGCTGGAGAAGTTCGTTAATGAGAGAACGGTTGTCGATCCGCTGCGACGGGTGATGAACCCAAGCAACACACCAGGCGTACCTTCTGAAATTGGGGCGTTCCTGGAAGTGATCAGCAAACAGCGTGACAGACTGTCGACGCTGAAAGCCATCCCTGAAGTGGATATAGCTCCCGAGTTCGGTACGCAGATCGAACAGGCATCTGTGTTTTTGAAAACTGGAGTCGATTTCATTGATACGCCACTGGAGGGGCAACGCCCTGGCGACTGTAATGGCCTGCTTGGCCCGACCGGTGGTGGTAAGACCACGCTTGGTGTGCAGATGGCAGTTGCTGCGGCGAAACAGGCGTGGACTGAAGCACAGGAACTGGATGAAGCACCGGCGCTGTCGGTGTACTTCAGTTATGAAGAGTCTGGTTTGAAGATTCGCCCGCGTATCTGGTCAGATTTCTTCGATATTGACCGGGCCAAACTGGAGACGATGGCTGACTGGGGTGAGCTCACCACGCAGGAGAATCTTGCTCCGTATGAGCGGGCTATGCAGCAAAACCAGGATGACATTTTGTCAGAGGCGGATCGTTATCGCTTGCACCATCAACAGTTGAAAGACTGTTTGAAGCTGGTGGATATGTCTGGTTCTGATGACTTCCCTAACGCCGGTAATGGTTTTGTTCCTGAAATCGTGGCTTACTTGTCGCGGTACGAGCCTCGCCGTATTCGTAGTGTGTTCATCGATTACGCAGGTCTTGTCTGTGAGCGATGGATGCAGGCGCAAGGGATGGACGAGAGTAGCTACCGTAACCTGCTGAAAACGTTCGGGGATCGCTGCCGTCTGGAAATCAGTTCACGGTTCAATTGCACTACATGGGTGATCCATCAACTTAAAGGCGACGCCGGAAATGCGTCGCCTTTCAAGTTGATGAAACATACTGATGCGGCAGAATCACGAGACTTTGCGGTGAATATGGCCGCGTGTTTGTGCCTGGGGAATGCGGACGCCGCCACTGGCTGCCGGTTGATGAACTTCTCTAAGGTGCGGTATCGGCCAAACGAGGAAGCTCCTCCAGCTACCTTGAAAATTCACAGTAACTTTTCTCGTATGGAGGATGTGTCCACCATCTACACCGCTGACGAAATGAATCGGCAGTTTATGTCGCCGAGCGATCGTCGTGAGGTGGGTGGATTGGAAAACGCGGTGGAACGCGTAGGCGGGTCGCCGATGGCAGAGCAATGACAGATCTTCTCTATCACAACCAAAACCGATCGGTGCTCACTCCCGCGTTGTACACACAGCTGGATCGGCACTTTCCCGGGGGCGTACAGATCGCCAACGAGGGAGAAGAGTTTTACGCGAGCCGTACGCGGCTTAACAACGGAACGTATTCGACGCAGATCGTCCAACCGGGTGAATACTACTGCGTGAATTGCCCGTTCTGCGAGGACACGAGACACAGGCTGTGGGTGAATCATCGTTACGGACAGCCGGATGATGACGGCCATCGGATGTTCTTCCTGGCAACCTGTTACAACGAGGATTGCCTGTCGAACCCCGAGAATTGGTTGAAGCTGAAGGACACTGTGTACGGTTTCCGGAACGCGAACGTCAGGCACTTGCCTGTCTTCAATGTGGAACAACACAGCGAAGCCTGGGGCGATAACACTCAACAGGTAAAAGTCGAGATGCCGGGCACTTTGGTGCCGTTGACACAGATGATCCAGAGCATGCCGAATCACCCGGCAGTCAGGTACATGTGCGATGATCGGCGTTACACACCGGCACTCCTTGACAAGCACGAGATCAGTTTTTGCACTCACGCTCTACCGAAGTTCTTCCCTGCTAATAACCGTGTGATCTTCCCCCTCCGTATGGACGGGGAGTTGCAAGGTTGGCAGGGTCGTTTCATCGGGGACGCGGATTGGTCCCGGGTTCCGAAGTATTACGGGATGCCGGGTATGAAGAAGAAGTGGTTTTTGCACAACTACGACGCGGCACGGTATCAACCGTTTCCGGTGATTGTGGAAGGTGTGACGGACCAACACGTAATCGGTGACGCGGCGATGCCAATTCTGGGCAAGAAGATTTCGCCGTTTCATCTGAACCGGATTGTGAACACGTGGCCGCAGAAGCCTGTGATTCTGATTCTGGACCCTGACGCACAGAAAGAGACAGCGGCCACTGTGGCGATGCTGCAGCAACATCACCTGATTCCGATCCAGGTGCGGTTGCCGGACGGTTTCGATGTTGGTGATTACGATCGCCAAACCATCTGGAACATCATTTACAGTTCCGCGGCGGCATGTGGAGTATCCCTGCCAACGCGTTAGGAAGGCATGCAGATGATCCATCGAGCAGCGCTGTTGCAGGAATTGCGCAACGGCAGAATGAGCCAGCAGGCTGCAGAGCAGTTTCCGTTTTACCCGCTGACAGCCCCTGGGATGCCGCTACCTGGCCCAAACTTTGTGGCCGCCGCTGTCGGACAGGGTGATGACGAGCCTGTGTACGAGGGGCAGCGACAGTCTGATAAGACATTGATCGCGTGCGGAGTGAATCTGCCCTATCTGTATCACAGAGCACTTTACGACGAGCAGTTCACTATGCCGGTCAGCATCAAATCTGGCGTGGTGAATGCTCCGATGGTTCCGGGCCACTTGTTGGGAGCTGATACGGCGAACGGCATGGGCGGCCCGCGGCCGGCGGATGTGATGATCCTCGGGAAGATGCCCGGCAAAGACGACGTCGCACAACGGCGAAACTTTGTCGGCGAGAGTGCCCAGATTTTGATGGATGCTCTCGACGAGTGGGATGTTGGACGGGAACGTGATGCGTTCTACGTTGATAATCTGGTTCACTGGCCGCAGCTGGATCCGCAGTCTGACTCGTTGCCAATGGCCCACAAGAAAGATTGCAACGTTCTTCTGCAGCAGACCCTGCGACTGGTGCGTCCGAAGTATCTGTTGTGCCTCGGCTCCGACGCCTCGAAGTGGCTGCTGGGGACGAGTTACGGTGTGCAGGCGATGACTGGTCGTGTGGAGGAAATCATCATCCCGCTGCATAGTACGCTGGATGAAGAGCCGTGCTATCACACGATCAAGGTGATGGCCGCGACAGCGCCAGGCGCTGTGTGGCGTACCCCTGAGACTTATCCTGAGTTCCGTGCGCAGGTCGGGCAGTTCATTGCCCTGACTCGTGGCGCGGATATCGGGAAGCAGGAGTCGTTCATTGATCACCGCAATATCTACAAGCATCGCGAACTGAAGGCGATTGTGGATGAGATCATGGCTGATCCTGACCCATGGCGTCGGGTGATTGCGGTCGACGGCGAGTGGGAAGGGGAACACCCGGGGAACCCTGGTTCTTATTTACGGAACATTCAGTTCAGTTCCAAGCACGGCGAGGGTATCAATGTTGTGCTACGCCACCAGGGCGGGGAGCCGGCGTTCAAGCCGTCTATCGGCCACGCAATCCATGAGTTGACGCGTCTTTTGAAACGCGACCCGGATCGTGGTTGGTTTCCTCGGCCTGGTGGTCACTTCTTGCGGGCTGACCTTCCGTGGCTGATTGCAGAAGGTTTGGACATTCGTGAAGAGTACGCGCCGCCGGACTCCCCAGAGCTGTGCCGCACAGAGGGCGGGTTCGACACGGGACTGCAATACCATGCAGTCAACGAGACTGCTTCGTACCGATTGACCGACATGACTGTACGGCTGACGTCGGCCCCTGTGTATGACACCCGGCTGAAAGCGCACATTACCGGGTACTGTGCGGCGCACAATATCAAGAAGGAGGATCTGGAGGGGTATGGTTTCCTTCCGCAGTGGATTCTGCACCCAGAGCCGACCGACCCTGAGTGGGGCGATAACTACGCCCAGTATGACCCGGATGTGACGCGACGCATCGCTATCGAGCACATGAAAGACGGCGGGTTGCTGGACTCCGACTGGAACGGTATTTCGTCCTGGGAGCCATATTGGCGATCTCATTGTGCCAGTCTCGGTGTGCTGGAAATGGAGATGACTGGGATCAAGTTGGACCGTGATCGAGTGGACCGGTTGACCACGTTGTTCATTTATGCACGTGACCGTCTGTTGGCCCACTTCAGGGAGCAGATTGGGTGGCCTGACTTCAATCCGGAATCTACTCCTCAGTGTGTTGCATTCCTGTTTGGGGATGACTACTCCAAGAAAGTTGACAAAACAACAGGGCAGCGGATTTCCATTCGACCGCCTGGGTCTATAACGTTGGGACTGACACCGGTGAAAAGCACCGGCCGTCGGTCGAAGCTGTGGGCTGATATCATCACCCGCGGAGAACAGCACAAGTACACTCCGAGTTCCGACAAGGAGGTACTGGGGATTTTAGGCCATGAGAATCCCCTGGCGATGATGCTCCGCGACCTAAAGTTCATCACCCAGGTTTTGAAGGGTCCGTTGCGACCACCCGTACTGAATGAGGACGGGACGGGTTGGAAGCGTGACGCCCAAGGGGCACTTGTCTATGACAAAGGCCTCGCAGCGGCGGCACAACATGACGGGAAGGTCCATACGCATATCTCCCAGAACAAAGAAACTGGGCGAGGGGCGTCTTCCCGTCCGCCGCTGCAGAATATCTCCAAACGTCGTGAAGGTGACTACTCTCGTATTCTGGGTACCGAAGTTACCAACGAGGAAGGCGTAACCACGGTACGTGGTGATTACGTTGACGTCTTTGAGCAGGCACTGTATCTCTCGCCCATCCGTACGATCTTTTGTGCGGAAGAGGGGCATGTGCTGGTCGAGGCTGACTACACCGGGGCGGAGCTGGCGGGGATCGCCTGGCTTGCTGACGACCCCAACATGATCGAACACGTGCGACGTAATGCGTTGCCCGAGTCTGATCCTCTTCACTACGATATCCACTCTCACACGGCCGTTGACACGTTCCAACTTCAGTGCGACCCGACCAAGAAGGGACTGAAGAATGCCGGACACTCACCTTTACGAGTGGCGGCGAAGAACGTGAACTTCGGTATTCCTTACGGGCGATCCGCAGAGGCGATCGCACGGCAGTGTAAGGAAGAGGGTGTTGAAGTCTCCGTCGATGATTGTCAGGCGATGATCGACCAGTATTTCGTACGCTACCCGGGAACTGCTGCGTTCCTGGCAGAATGTCGTCGGCGATCCCAGGAGGATCGTTGGATGGCTGGTTCGTTCGGCCGTATGCGGCGGTTCATCCCTGCCCACGACAGGGGCGTGATTGGCGAACAGGAGCGCCAGTCGCAGAACTTCCCGATTCAGAACATGGTCGCTGATGCGATCTGGCTGGCGATCTACAATTTTCACAAGCATAAGCAGGATAATCCGCAGTACGGTTACAAACTGTTGCTGCAGATTCATGATGCTTTGCTGTTTCAGGTGCCAATTTCCGAGCTGCAGGATTTCCTGCAGAACGTGTTGCGACAGCACATGGTCCAGCGCGTACCGATATGGCCCCGGTACCTTGACAATACCCCGATGAATGTCGCGGAGCCGTATCATTTCGGCATCGATTACGACGTCCAAGTCAACTGGGGCGAAGATCCCTCTGACGAACTTCTGAGTTCTCTCGGAATTCAGCCAGAGGTACTGGTGTGCGCGTGATTACCGGCAGAATGCTGGTAAACTTTATGGTTCGCGGCGGGGTGTCCGCCGCTGTCTTTTAGGAGTGTTTGATGACTGGTTATAGTTTCGCCCAACACGGGCATGCGACCCAAGGGGAGCGCTACAATCACTACACGTTGCGATCCGACGTGTCAGTGTACAAGCCGTCGTGGAAGCAGAATGCAGTGACGACGGTGAGAATCTTTCCGGCGGTTGACGTCGAGACGGGGCAGTTTCTTCCGTTCCGCAACAGCAGTGAAGAACGCGATTATTCAGACTGGATTCGCGGGTACGAGACGATTCGCAGTTTCGGCTCCAATCAGCTGAACATGATTACTAAGGATCCGATGGATCCTACGATGACATCCCTTCCGAGCCCGGCTAGTGTGCTCTACGAGGCGTGTCGTCGCGCCAAGAAGAACAAGCAGGAACAGCCAGGGTGGGCTGGTTTGCTGGACGGCGGGGCTGGCCGCTCTGCGGAACTGACAGCGCCCAAGACGGCGTACTTCGTGCAGGGTGCGTTGGTGCAGAACGACACCAAGGCGTGGAACCCGCACGCAGAGTTGCCGGTTGGTCTTCAGGATCGTACGGTGCTGTTTTGTCTTTCGACGTCAGCGTGTAACGCACTGCTGGAACAGTTGGAATTGTTGAGTCCGGAAGCCAGTGCTGCTGCGCCTGGTGACTGGGACGCAATCTACGCCAATGGTGACCCGTTACCGCTGGCGACGGGTAAGTACGTGTCGTTCTATCGGCTGGAAGATGGCGATCCGCAGGCGCGTGGGCCGGAAGCCTGGTCGCGGGCCGCCGCCCCCGGCGCGCCTGCAGCGCCTACGGCCCCTACGGCCCCTGTGGCCGGGGCATTTCTGCCAGGGCAGGCTCAGCAGGCCAATGCTCCGAAGGGTTACGGTTGCTTCTTGTCCGACAACTATGGTGGGACAGGCGGTGTGACAGCTGACTGGTCTGGGTATGAAGAATTTGTCCGCCAGCGCATCATGCGTTGGGAAGATATCTTCTGGTTCCCGACGTTCCAGGAGCAAGCGTTCGCGATCGCTCCCGGTTTCCCGGCCAATTTGATTCTGTATGCGTGGGCGGATCATCCGGACTGGATCCCAGAAGGTACGCGTGAAGCGGCTGTTCAGGCTCACCAGGTGGCGGTACCTCAGACAGGTGGGTACTATCCGCCTGCTGAAGCTCCGCCGGCAGCTGCCCCGCCTGTCGCGGCACCTCCCGCAGCAGCAGCCCCTCCGGTTGCTGCTCCGCCTGCTGCAGCAGCTCCGCCTGCCACGCCAGCTGCCCCTGCTTCGGCAGCGCCTCCGGCCGCTCCGGCGGCCCCAGCTACGCCTACGGCACCGCCGTCGCCGTATGCTGCGGATGCTGCACCAGGAGCTGTCCCCGGCGTAGCACCGCCTCCTGTGGCTGCTCCGCCGGCCGCTGCGGCCCCGCCGGCAGCAGCGACGCCTGCAGCGGTGCCTGGCACTCCGGCAGGAGCACCGCCGGCAGCACCTCCGGCCGCAGCCCCGGCAGCACCACCGGTTGCTGTTCAGCAGCCGGGGACTGAAGGCGCGGCCCCGGCAGCGCCTGCAGCTGCGCCTGCAGCTGCGCCCACAGGACGAGCCGCAGCAGCGCTGGCGGCAGCGGCAACCGCCGCAGGGCAGTAACGCCCGTAACGGATTACTTCAGAGGGGCGGGCGCTGCTCGCCCCTCTTTCTATGTGGAGGCATACACGAATGGCAAAGCGACGCCGTAAGGCTGATCAGTGGGCAGGGGAAGTACGGGAACAGAATCTGAATGGGATGTTCGCAGCGATGCGAGATCAGGCCCAGGCGGACATGGGAGACGAGATATCGATCGGCGTGGAAGCACAGAGCAGTCTCGTGGGACTGCCGTTGCCAGCGCTGTCTTTGCGATACTTGTTTCAGTCAACCATGCTTCCTCTATCGCGGATCATACAGATCATTGGGCAGGAAGGTTCGGCAAAGTCGGCCTTCCTGTACGAGGTCTTCCGCTGGCACATGTTCTACGGTGGTGGGGCGGTACTGGCTGAGAACGAAAACAAAGACTCTCCGGAACTACGTCACTCGTTGTTGATGTGGAATGAAGAGTGGATCAATCGCTTGATGGTTAAGAAGACACACAGCCTCGAAGAGTGGCAGGACGTCTTCACCTATTTCTCGAAGAACATGGCCAAGACCATGGACGCAGCAGACGGTCCTGGCCGGACGTTCCCGTTTGCGATTGCGGTCGACTCTCTGATGGCTACAGCGCCGCAAGCAGAGATCGAACAGGTCGAGAAAGATGGGCACGCAGTCCGCGGGTACGCGTTGGCGGCTAACATGATTGCGAGGTACATGCGGACGATGCCGCGCCGTATCCAGGACTATCCGTTCACGGTCATCGGCACGAACCACGAGAAACCGGGAACGGATGCTCGCGGGATACCGACGTCGAGTGTGCCAGGGGGTAAGGCTGTCAAGTTCATGGAGACCTACGAGATCGGTATGAAGAAGGCATCGACAGGTGCCGATATCGACAAAGCCGAGTATCAAGGTCTACGGGTGGACATGAAGGCCCGGAAGAACTCACTGGGGCCAAGTCGCAAAATGATCACTGCGGAGTTGCAGTGGTGGATGGCGGAAGACGCTTCGGGCGAATGGCGGCAACATACCGCGTGGGACTGGCATTCAGCTTCTACCGAAATGTTGTTGAAGCTGGAGAACGTCTCAGGCAAGAAGACCCTGTACAACAACATCAGGGACTTGTTGGGTTTGAAACCACAGCGGTCAAACAGAAAGTGTGCAGCGACGGAGATCGGTCTCGAAGACGCTGTTGATTACCGTACACTGGCCGCCACACTGGAGAATCACCCGGACAAGTTGCGGCAGTTGTATCCGATGCTAGGGATTACGGAACGGTATCCGTTCCAGCCTGGTGTGGATTACATGTCTGCGAAAGCAGCCGCTGCTGAGCATTCTCAGATTGTTGAGGGTGTGACAGATGCCGCAGCAGAGGCAGAGGAGACTGACTCGTGAGCGGTGTGGACGACTTCTTCAAAAAGCTGGACGCTTCTGATAGGCAGCAGGCTGAACAACAACGGCAGCTGTCTTTCCAGGAGCGGATTGTTAAACAGATCTTGCGGTATGCCAATGTGCCGTTCAATGTGTCGCTGTGTAAGCAGCAGGCTATTGCGGTACATGGGCATGACGATCTCGACTTCACATGGTTTGCCGAGCACTTTCCTGGGTTCCCGGTGCATTTGATGTCGGAAAAGATTAAGTTCACGCACACGATCAAGATGGCTGATATTTACGGGCAGTCTCGTTTTCGTAAACTTTCGTGGTGGAAGCAGTACATGGAACAGGCTGATCTGGCCGGCGTGGATCTGCGGACAGAACGGGCGGCGTTGATTTTCAACTTACCCCATGCGAAAGATGCGTTCTTGATGACTCTCCACAACCAGCCGATTCAGAACCAGGTGTTCACGCCTGCAGAGGAACGGGAAGATCCGTGGCCTCGCACGATATTCCCGATGGCGAGGGAAGGTACTACAGTCGTGCTGGAGTCCTTCAAGAGTTTCATGCAGACGGTGGGCACGGATTGGGCGCCGCAGGATGGCTACGAATAACGAGCGCACAGATGGGAACGTGCAGCTGTATGAGGCGTCTCGTGTCATACAGTTTAATCACGCGCAACGTGGTGAGTTGCAGGCGGCTCTCCGCCACATGGATGACACCACGGAGCGGCGTAGTCCGTCAAAGCCAGCAGAGTTGCAGTTGGACCTGCAGGGTAAAACGATTGATGGTGGCTATCGGATGACGGCAGCTGCTTTCAGTCAGATTGCCCAGGTGCTGGCTCCGGGCCTCAGCAAGATGATGCCTGATATTTGCGGGACCATAACACTTCCACCCGAGAAAGAACTGCTGACCGACGGCACGGTCGCTATTGAGTTCTGGAATTGGCTGGTTGAGTTGCGGTTTCCGTTGGTTTCTAAGTATCTCCTGTTGAAGAACCGTGACTCCAAGACTATCGAAGGGCTGATTGGGAAGACCCATCAGTATCTCGGTAATTTCGAGCTGTTCGGAATCACGACGCAGGAGTTGGCGGATGTGCGGCCTGACGTGGATGTGTACGCAGCGATGCTGGTGGGCCGAAAGTTCACGGTTTGGTTTCGATCGCGTGATCCTTTGACGTCTACCACAGTGGCCGGTAACGCGTTCAACGTCTATGACGGGTATTATTTCACCAATGGAGAAGCTACAGGGACGTCAGTCCGAGGGACTGTGGCGGCCTTTACTCCTGTTGGTGTGTGCTTGGGTTCCTACCGTAAGCACGGTGGTCGGGTGACTCACGCCGGCAAAAACTTCCATCTTCGCCTTGCCGCCATGGTGAGTGAAGTGGCTGAGCGATCTGTGAGTCGTGACGATATTACCGAAGGCTTGCTCCGACTGCAGGGCGAGTCCATGGGATTTGACGCCTGCAATTCTGATGAATCACGTCGTGAGCATCGCAAGAGATTGATCCGCGCGGTAACCTTGTTGGGCGTGGGCCGTACACTGGCTCGCGACGTAGTTGATCGTGCCTGTGCTTTGGGGCGGCATTCTGCCGCAGAATTTCAGACCCATGACCTGGCCGCTCGCTACGCTTCGCGTAAACTTTATGACCTGTTCGTTCCGCTCATGTGGGTTGCACGACAGGTAGACTCCTCGCGGCGGGAGAAACTAGAACAAGCCGCGTATGCTTTGTTGACAGGGAAATTTGTACTCTAGGAGGCAGTTATGCCAAGACAGTCGATTGCAGTCAGGGCCGAACGTTCAGGGAACAGTCCTGCTGCTATTACCAAAGCGCGTACCGATGCAATCTCGCAGATGAACGCGCAACTCCACCGGAAGTTCAAGCGTCTTGAAAAGACGATGAACGACCTTCGATCCGAGAACATCCGGTACTACTGGAGAATCGGAACTCTCTGTAACGAGATCGAAGCGGACGAAACGAAATACCTGGGCAACAATGGAGAGAAAGGGCTCAAACTGGTTGAGCAGGCTCTCTCCACACAGGCCCGGACGATCCGTAAAGCAATGCAGTTTGCGGGTCTGTATGATCAGGACCAGATGGAAGAGCTGATCTCGTGGCACAACACAGATACAGACTTCCGGTTGAACTGGGGCCACGTCGGCTTCCTGATGACGCTGAACACCGAGAATCAGCGGAACAAGTATGCAGAGGAAGCGGTCGAGAAGATGCTCGATCCTAATGCTCTGCATGACCTGATCAAACGACGGTTCAACAGGGGCGGTACCCACGGTCGTTCTCATGCTATGCCGGCTACTGTCTCGGCACAGATTCGACAGATGCACAGCGTCTGCCGTACCTGGGTAGGGAAGAACGACAACATCTGGAACGGCTCCACAGAGTCTGTGTTCAGCAACGTCATGACTGTCCCCACTGGTGAAGTGGAGGCAACAATGGTGGATCAGATTCACGAGATTCGTGACTATATGCAGGGCATCGCCACTGCTGCGTCCGACAACCTCGCGAAGCTGGACCGTGCTGAAGAGTACCTCCGAAGTGCTTTGGAGGAACAGGCACAGGCTGATGAAGTAGAATCTGAACCTGCACCAGCAGCTAGTCGGCGGGGCGGCTCCCGCGGCGGGCGTGGTGCGCGTGCACTGGACATGGCCAGTAGCTAAGAAGGCAGAGTCATGAAGAATAAGTTCACGATTTGCGTGTTGCTGTATGGCGACTACCCAGAGTTGGCAGACAGGTGTCTTCGTTCGATCACTGCTACGGTGGCTCGTGACGATCTCAATCTTGTCGTGATCTTAAATTCAGTGACTCCGGCCGTCTCCGCCTGGGTGCGGAGTTGGGTGCCTGATGAACAGATTCTTGAAGTATCGGACAATCCGGGGAAATACCCGCTCATGCGGCGGGTTCTCCATGAGACGGATCTTGTGACGACTCCGTACTTCATGTGGTTCGACGATGACAGCTTCCTGAAAGGATTCTCGTTGACGGAGGATCATCCTGAGAAGTCGTGGCTGTCGGTCGTCAGTGACGCAATGGAAAATGCTGACGTGATTGGAAGCATTTATACTATGCGGTGGATGGGCGAGCAGCGTGAGTTTGTCATGCAGCAGCCCTGGTACGGCGGTAAATCTCCCGCGGAACGTGGCAGTATTAAGTTTGCTACGGGAGGCTGGTGGACGGCACGCACGGATGTGTTGAGACGATTCAACTACCCGTGGCCGGCATTGCACCATAACGGTGGTGATACGATGCTCGGTGAGCTGTGTTTCCAGCAAGATCTGCGGCTTAAAAATTTCCGGACCGGCGTACGAATCAATGCGGACGATCAGGGGCGTGAGAGTAAAGCTCCGCGCCGTGGCATCACTGGAGGGGTGCCCCTGGGTGTCGCAAAGGAAACGAAAACTTCTCCCACAGATGCGTTGCATGTCGCGACGCAGCCATTGACGTAGGACTGTGCCATGGAACTCAGTTACCACAAAATCGATTTGGCCGTCTGTGAGGAGCGGGAACAGCCCCCAGCTGACTTGGTAAAAAAAGAGCGAGCTGGTGAGGTTTGGTACTCGGCTTTTGGTCCAGTGGACCCTGACGAGAAGAAAGACGTGGACTTCCGCGTCATTCGTAAAGAGGAACATGTCTACGTTCCTATGTTCCCGTATTTGGTGAAGAATCATCCGACCGATGCGTTCGGGTTTCTTTTCCAGCTGGGTTTCAAGGCGGCGGCGCAAGTCCCTGGAGTTGCCCGCCGTCTTCACCTGGCGATTGGTGAACCGACTGACCAGGTTCAAAACTCTGAGACACAGGAGATTTTCTGGCGATTCTTCCTTGGTGTTGCAGTCGCCGTGAAATGATGAAGATCTGTAACCGCTGTAATCACGTGTACGCTGATAATCAGGCACGCTGCCCGCAGTGTGGCAGCTATGAATATCGGCTGGGAGGCGCGAATGACCAAGCTGCCGTCCTTCAATCTGACGCAGGTGGAAAGGACCAAGCACAAGCTGCTGAACAACGCTGTCAATAACAGCGTTGAGACTGTCCCTGATTTGGACTCTCTGGCTGGCAACATTGCCGCCTCGATGAACATTCAGTTCGATACAGCGTATGAGTCCGTCCGGTATCTGTCCGGGCGAGAACTGACCGTCACAGAGGCGGATCAACTGGCCTGGCGACTAGCAGGCAACTCGACCAGGTTGAGGCAAGGCATTAGCGTGCCTCCGTGGTCAATCCAGCGGACGCAGGAATGGGTGCCGCTGATGGTAGAGCGACTGGTCAAAGGTCGAAACAGTCGGAATGCCATGGGCTACATGGGCGAGTTTCGGGTGCTGGCAGGTACGCCGGCCGGCATGCTGATTCGGCACTTCTGGAAACACACGGCCATCGGCGCGGTGGCGATGCGAGTAGGATTTACCCGTCGAGGCGGTAAGTATCCGTTTTTGAATTCTGCAGCCATGGTGGGTCTGCGGATGCTTGGGCACTTGGAGCCAACCCGCTCACGGGATGCTCCAGGCTTCTTCGAGGTGGCGTGCAGCCCCTCGATGGTGGCATGGAACCGGAAGAATGTATTGAAGCTGCGGCTTCGCGTTGACCGTACACGTTGCCCGAGAGAGTACACTCACGCCTGCTGGAATTGTGCAGTGGGCTATGAGGAGTGTGTGGCAGGGACGCATCGGTTGAATTATCAGGTTGGGGCTTGTGAAGGGTGCGGTATGGAACGTGCTGCGTTTGACCCGGAAGATCCTGGCGAATTTTGTGTCGCATGCAGTGCGGCTAATCGAATGAAAGTGCATTCATGACAGCTGGATTACAGGAACTGTACGAGAGCGAACTTTGTGCGGAGGATCAGAGGAAACAGAATGACCTGCAGCGGCTGGAGAAGCTCTGGGCGCTTCGTGAGCAGACGTTTGAGGTGTTCGGTGGCCAGGGTTTCATCAAAGTGGTGGACGTGATGGGCGACGACGCGGCCATCGTAGAAGCTGCCCGCTTAACCGCTCAGTCCGAGGGTCGAGCGCTTGGCTCAGACAGGAACTTGTTGCGGTACTTGATGCGACACCGGCACAGCACGCCGGTCGAGTTTGCGGAGCTGAAGCTACACGTACGCGTCCCGATGGACGTGTGGCGGCAGTGGATTCGTCACCGAACGGCCAGTGTCAACGAGTACAGCACACGGTATTCTCCGGCGATCGATGATCGAATGGCTACGCAGCCCTGGGATTGGCGATTGCAGTCCAAGAGCAACCGGCAGGGCAGCAGCGGTCACAATGTGACTGAGTTTCCGGACGAGACGTTTGACGGCTACTACGTCACGAAGTCTCCAGTAGACGCGTTGAACTGTCATGCGTTGCATGGCGTGGAGACTCCAGGGGAGTATCTCACCAAGCAAGAGAAGGAACTGCACGTCCGTGCGCAGGAGGTGTACAACGAGCGGTTGCACTTCGGTGTGGCGAAAGAGCAGGCCCGCAAGGACCTACCGCTGTCCACATTCACCGAGGCATACTGGAAGTGTGACCTGCACAACCTGCTGCACTTCCTTGGCCTGCGGATGGATTCTCATGCACAGAAGGAGATTCGGGAGTACGCGGACATCATCGGCAATGACATTGTTGCTGAGCTGTTCCCGCTGACCTGGGAAGCCTTCTGTGATTACAGATTGCACGCGACACTGCTGACCTCGCTGGATCAGCAGGTGATCGGAAACCTAGCCAATAGTGGTAGCTTGCCTTGTGATGGGGCTCAGTTTACAGACGCACAGCCGGAGGAGTGGATGAATCTCGACCGGTGTCGTGAACGTGACGAGTGCTGGGACAAGCTGGTGGCCCTTGGCCTCACTAAGGAAATGTGATGACAGATGCGTCACAACATCTTCCCGACCCGGAAGAACAGGCCCGACTTCGTGATGAGGCGTTGGCACGCCTGCGGGCGACTCGCCAGTTGTTGATCTCAGAGGCCAAATATGTCGCCTACCATCTTGCAATGCAGGATGGTGAGGTGACCGGGCCTCGGGTGCTGGCTGTCATGGGGATGCACCCGGCGATCGCGGCCGACCTGGCTGTGGTCGATAAGCGATTTATGGGTGCGGTTTTTCAGGACAAGGATCTGTGGGAATTTGTCAGATTTTTGCCTGAAGGTACACATGCAAGACCAGCCCGTGTTTGGCGGCTGGTTCAGTCTCCGCTCGAAAGGGCGACCAGTGCGTAAGTTTGTTTTTCTGGACCGCGATGGTGTCATCAACGAAGATGTTGGTTATCTGACAGATTTTGCGAAGCAGTGGCACTGGTGCGAGGGCGCTCCCGAGGCCCTCGCACTGCTGCATCGTTCTGCCTATCAGCCGGTGATTGTGACTAATCAGTCGGCGGTCGGGCGGGGTATGATGACTGAGGTTCAGCTTCACTACGTCCATGCGCAGGCAGCTATGCACCTGAATTGGTCACAGAAAGTGTATTGCTGGCCCCCTACGTTTTACTGTCCTCACGCGCCCGGGGACGAGTGCGGGTGCCGGAAGCCGATGACTGGGCTGCGGACGCAGGTTTTGCAGTATTTCCCAGGAGGTTGCCACAACCATAGCTGGATGGTAGGGAATTCCGCCTGTGATCGGGAGTTTGCAAATCGGGTGGGTCTGCATTATGCTCACGTCCCTGACGATTACCCGACATTGATGGATTTCGTCCAGCAGTTACTGAAGGAACAGATCTGTGCAGAAGAACCAGCAGTCGCAGCGTCCGAAAAAGAAACGAGTCGCCACAGGGCCGCCCATCACAGCACGGGACGTTCCTCGGATCCACTATAGCCGCGGCGTTAAGGTTGGTCGTAATGACCCCTGTCCTTGTGGCTCCGGGAAGAAGTACAAGAAGTGCTGTCTGCTGAAGATGCAAACGGCGAACAATACCAAACCACATCGTCGGCCCCGCCCTGTGCCCCAGTTGGAGGGGGCTGAGCTGAGTTCGCCGAAGACAGTGACTAACCCGCGGAATGCTGCTGCGTCCGCAATGCTGGACGCGGGCATTTCACCTGAACAGGTGCATGCCTACATGAAGACAGGCAACCGCATCACAACTGCGAACGAGGCCTCCTACTCTGAGGAGGATGTCGAGGCCTACAAAGTCGCCGTCCAGGAATACCTGCTGGCGGACGAAGAGGCCCGTGAAGAAATGATACGCCCGGCTAAAGAGCCGCGGTAAATAAGAACCGACGAAAGGTGATTTGATGGTTCAGCAGATTCAATGTCCCGTGGTCCTTTGCCATCCCGAAGCCAAAGTACCCACACGGGGCTCTGAGAGCGCAGCAGGGCATGATCTCTATTGCGTTTCAGGTATCGAGGGTATTGCGACGCATGATTACCCTGACGAGTGGGTAATCGATTGGTTGCGGTTCAGTGTCCAAGGGATGATCACGCTGCAGCCTAACGAGTCTTGTGTGTTCCGCACGGGCATACGGATGGCGATCGATGATAACTACGTCGGGTTGCTGTGGGATCGTAGCGGTCTGGGGGTAGTGCAGAAGGTCCACCGTACTGGCGGTGTGCTTGATGCCGATTACCGTGGCGAGATACTGGTGGGTGTGACAAACTTGTCACAGGAAGCCAGAACTTTTGAGCCCGGGGATAAGATCGTGCAAGTGATCTTCCAGGAACGCGCTGAGGCAGAGTTCCCGGTCGTGGATGTGTTGCCTGCGACTGTCCGAGGAGAAGACGGTTTTGCGTCGACTGATGAAGTGGAAGAAGACAGTACAGGTGAATCGTACGAACTACCGCCGCCGGTTGAGGTAGTGCCTGTGGAGGTTCCTCCGGAAGTGGTGCGGGCAGGTTTCCAGGCTCCGGAAGAACTGGACCTGGACAATGACGAACTCGGTGAAGATCTGTCGCTGGAATTCGACGACGACGAGATCGAGCAGGCTGACATTGAAGCGCTGTACAATGCCGCCGACCCTCCGGCAGACGAACTAACGATTACGATGCTGGAGCCGGAGCAGGGATTCCCCTCGGAAGCACTGCCGCCTACAGCTGAGGTAGAGATGGCTGCTGACACCCATGTGGTGACATCAGTCGAGAAGACGATTGAGTACGATGGCCGGTATGTGTCACACGCACTCAGTAACTTGCGCGACAAACAGCAGTCAGCTGCGGCGGAATGGATTCGCCGTGATGAAGAGTTTTTCCCAGGTGGTGCTCCGACAATTAAAGTCGGTACCCTGCGACCAGTGCAGGGGCGGATGGCCATCGAACTGATCGTTGTGGAGATTACACGTGAAGAGATCCCTTCAACAAGTACGTCCGGGGGATGACCCCAACGCCATGGTTTATGCTCCCCAGCGAGACCTGGTCAACATCTACGTTCCGATGATGCGTGAAGTCTTCGCCGGTCTTGACCAGGATAACTGGGCCGAGCCGATGAAGAGCATGTTGGAAGCTGCAGGTGTCACGCAGGAACAGGTTAGCGTAACAGTTGCGGTATTGACTGAGGCGCACCGGCTGTACGTGCGTGATGCAGAAGTGGATACGCCGGCATTCGCGCTTGCCAAGGCTGCGGAAGGACATGACTTGCATCCGCTGGCTCGCATAGCGTTCTTTGAGCGTGTGGGTGTGGTGGTCATGGGTGGCTTCTTCGTGGCATTGCGAGATGTCACGATGCGAGGGCAGCCTTCACACATTCACGCTGACTTCACCAGCATGATTGCGGCAGGCCGCGCTACTGCTGCCAGGCTGAGCGGCCACGAATCGAAAGAGCTTGACGATGACACGGAATACCGACTACGTGCGGAGGTGGAAGAGCTGCAGCGAGTGCTGACGCAGTCTACCGAAGATGCGCGTAAGTTGGTCACGACGACTGCTGATCAGGTGAATAACCTGAAAGAGCAGAAGGGCAAGCTGGAGAATCAGCTTGAAGTCGTGCGAGAGGTAGCCAAGGCCGACGCAGCGAAATTGGAGAAGCTGTATGGTCTTCGTGCGTACATCAAGGAATTGCGAGAAGCAGGCTGGCTTCGCCGTCTTTGGATGGCCGTGAAGCTGGCGTTCTATATTTACACAGGGAGAAAACTGTGATCAAAGTCGCCCAGCATGAGCTGGATACCATGCAGGCAATTTCACCATTGCTACGCCTGCCGGACGACTACCTGGTGATCGATTGCGAGACCACTGGGTTCAAACGGGATGGGGGTGACTTCATTCTGGATCTTGGCTTTGTCAAAGTGGCAAACAACGAGATCGTGGACTATGGAAACGAAGAGCTGGACTGGTCGCAGCATCCTGATGTATCGGACGAATACGTGCGGGAGCGATTAGGCCGGCTGGCTGAGTCATACGGCAAAGAGGGCCGCCCGCTCTACTACTCGTGGGAGCGGTTGCTACGAGACGGCAAAGAACCTTGTGGTGTGCTGCACAAGTTCTCGAACATGATCTACGAGCACTTGATAAACAGTGACACCGCCATCATCGGTCATGGGTTTCGTTCGTTCGACCGCCCGATGATCGACCGGCATACGGAACTGTATCTGCAGGGTTACGCGTTGCCGTGGGCACATGGACGGGTTATCGACACCGGGCTGGTGGAGAAAGCCATCCAGGCACAGCTGGTACCGCATCCAAGTGATGACCTGGATACTTGGTTCAACAGTGTGAACGGTCGTCGCATTAGGGGCGTGAAGTGGAGTCTGCAGAATCACTGTGATGGCAAGTACCAGCTGAGTGAACGGTTCGGGCTGAACCCCGAGGCGGGGCATACAGCTGTGTTTGACTGCCTATTGGGGCATCACATGTTGCAGACGTTCAAAGAGATGCTTCGGCATGTCAATGGTGAGCCTTCTGAATTGTTTGATGTGCAGGTGGCCGCCTAATGGCAAAGTCGAAGAAGGAACCGCTCCAGTTGCCGACCGGTAAGCTGGCCCTGACTAAAGACCCTCGTGTTTACGCGAGGGCTCTTTCGCGTATTGAGCCCGACTATCGGCGTCTCGTTGGTCTCGATTTGGCTAGTTCCTGCGGGGTGTCGTATTGCGACATTGTGCCGGGGCAGCCGGTGACGGACGCGCCGATCATTGGGGGGCAGTGGGACCTGAGCGTCGGGACGCACGATACGCAATCGATTCGTTATGTGCGGTTAAAGAAGTTCCTGGAGGTGATTGAACCGGATCTGATCTTCTACGAAGAAGTGAAGTTCACCGGGGCGGTGCCGCCAGGGATGCGAAACAACATTCAGGCCATTGTCGCTCGCGCAGTGACAGGGGCGCAGGTGGTGCAGGGTTTGTGTGCCATTCTGGTGACATGGGCAGAGGAACGAAACATTCCCTGCCAGGCGATCCCGATCGGAACAATCAAGAAGTTTGCGACCGGGAAAGGTAATGCCAACAAGGTCGATATGATTAAAGCCTGCAACGCGACCCACGGGACTGAGTTTGAGACCGAGGATTACGAGAGCACAGGCGTTGACAACATTGCGGATTCCATGTGGCTCTGTCACATGGCCGTCCAGAATTATTCGGAAGGAATCTGATGCCTGCAGCGCAGTTCTCAGAATCTCACATGACCAATAAGGTCTACCTTGGCGACGCCGTGGAGTTGCTGCAGCGGGTACCTGATAACGCAGTGAATCTTGTGTTTGCAGACCCGCCGTACAACATTGGTTTCGACTACGGGCAGGATGGTTACGAAGACAACCGCACAGCTGGCGAATATGTGGCGTGGTGTGAGGTATGGTTGCGGGAGTTGTTCCGTGTGCTCAAACCGGACGGCAGTTTCTGGTTAGCGATCGGGGACGAGTTTGCGGCAGAACTGAAGTTGCTGGCCAACAGTGCCGGCTTTCACATGCGGAGCTGGGTGATCTGGTATTACACTTTCGGTGTCAACTCCAGTAGGAAATTCACTCGCAGCCACACTCACCTGCTGTATTTCGTGAAGGATGAGAAGAACTTCACGTTCAATACACAGGAGGTACGTGTCCCGTCAGCGCGACAGATTGTGTACAACGACAAACGAGCCAGTCCCAAAGGCCGCCTACCGGACGATACCTGGATTCTGCGACCCCAGGATATTCCAGAGAGTTTTGGTTCTGAGGAGGATGTCTGGAGCATTGCACGGGTCTGTGGTACATTTTCGGAGCGGCAGGAAGGTGCTGCGAACCAAATGCCGGAGCAGTTGCTGGGGCGGATCATCCGCGTGAGCAGTAATCCGGGTGAACTTGTATTTGATCCAATGGCCGGGACAGGCACGACGTTGGCGACAGCTAAGAAGCTGAGTCGACGCTATCTCGGCTTTGAACTCGTGGAGCGATTTGCCAACCTAAGCAGCGAGCGTGCTCGCAAAGCAACGGAAGGTGATGCTCTCGACGGACCTCTACCGCAGGGAAGCTAGGAGACGGCAGTGCAAAACGTACCGATCATTGGCGGGGCAGGCGCAGCAGATCAGGCTCGGAAAGAAATGGAGGATGCGGCGGAGGACGCCAAACTTCTGTTGAAAGAGAGCCCAATTCTGCATCATTTGTTTCAGGTGGACGTGATCGCTCGGCAGTTGTTCCTCATGGTTCGTAATGGGATCCATGTGGAGCTGCAAAACGGCTGGGAAGTCACTAACCCCGATATGGTCGAGAAAGTCCTCGGCAGGTCTGCCGAGGGCTACGCGGCTCAGACGCCGACGCCTGCTGCAGAGCTGCGAAAACAGGTCCTGGAATCTGTTCTGCCTGTGGTTGACATTTTCTGTCAGATGGAGCTGGAGGCAGCACGCAGAGCTGCGGATGGAACTCCGGAAGAGGAACCGGCTACAGATGACTGACCCGCGATTCGATATCACGACGCGGGATTTGATGGCGGACTACGATGAATCGGAGTTCGACCGTGTCGGTAAACCTATCACGTCAGAAACGCATGACGCGGGTTCTCCGGACGATCTCCCGCAGCCGGAGAAGAAGCAAACCAGCACGTTGACTGATATGCTGGACGATTATGTGTTCTTCACGCCAGCTGTGATTAGCGCCACCACGCCGTTCGATCGCGACCCTGTGGTGGAGTTCCAAAGACAACACCCCACTGATGAGCAGGAACTCTGGCCGGTGGTGATTGATTCTCAGGAACCATTCTTCCGGGGGCTGGGCACAGGACTGGTGGGGCAGGACGTCATTAACTATGACTGCCGACTGTACGCCATCGTGAAAGATCGGTGGGAACTTCTCCGTGATACGATCGCCGGCATCGGTATTGTGAGTCAGGAGTTGTCGTACTATGCCCGTATTCTCTATTATGAAACCACCATCCCAGACATCTTTGCTTTGAAGAAAGCAACCGTGATCACAAAGGACATGAAAGTCCCAGTTACGGTTTTCGGCGTATCATCGAATCGAGAGACGGCTTACCTTCTCGAAGTGCAATATCCGAATCTTCCCAAGCTGGTGAAAGTAGATCCGGACGCAGCTATCCTGGAAGAGTCCAGGAGGTTGTTTACCCCAAGCAGAGGAGAATAGAAGTGCAGGTAGTTTTGGAAGCCCCTGGCCCTGTCGAGGCCATGATGTCGTCCGGCGATGATACCTCGCTGACAGTAGTTCCCCGTGGCACGAAGAAAGTGACACCGGTTGCGTACGTCCGCATCGTGGGCGACGGCGGTAAACAAGTGTGTGGCGTATTGAACGTAAACACTGAGACAGGGGCGCTCAGTGTGCGTATGTTGAATGCGGAGGCGACCGCTTTCGATTTCGACAAGCCCACTGACTCGCCCATTCAGCCGGGCACAGGGCCGGACCACCACGTGCATTCGTTAATTGATTCAGATCCCGATCGCGGCCACGTGGACGCGAATCAAACTGACCCCGTAAGTCATCCGCCTATTTCAGGAAACGAGTGATGATCCGCACCAAGACCTTTACGCAGAATCGTTGGTTTGAACGTCAGGAAGATGGTTCCTTTGCGGAACGGATCGAAGAAGGTCCGAACTCCGAGGAACTCGACGCCCAGATTGATAAGTGGGTGGAGCAGACTGGCAATGTGATCGTTCATCCCGGGCAACTGGGCATGCACACACAGTGGCACGGCAGCGTGGAAGATCGTTTGCAGCTGAAGTGCCTGACCTTTGGATTGGTTGTGCTGTACCAGGAGGGACCAGCAGATGACAACGGAACAGAATGAATCGGACACAACAGCGATACAGGTCGAGAGGATACCGGCGCCGGCACTCCCTGCAGAGGGGGCCATTGCGGCGGCTCCGCGGACCGGTACAGCGGGCGGGCTGGATGACGACGGCGACTCGTCGCAGGAGCAAGGCGCAGCGCCCCCTCCGCCACCTCCGCGACGCCCACCTCGGCGAAGACCGCAGTCCGTGCCTGCGGATTCTGCCACGCTGCCCTCTGGCTCGCCCGCCCCTTGTCAACAACCTGTGCAACCGGCCCCTACGCCGATTGCGGACGCCGCGACACAGTCATTGATCGCACAGGTTGCTAATCATAGTCGGGCGGCTGGGCAGGAGTTTCTGCTGGTTGTGTTGTTTGATGATCAGTGGCCGACGTGTGAGCGGTTCGCTACTGTGGAAGGATTGGTTTCACGGATCAAAGAGTTGATCGGGCAGGACGTTTGCCTGTTCCCGTTTCTTGGAGCTCAATTGGGCATTACCGAGGGAGTCAACAAGTTCCTGACGACGCCGTTTGGAAACATTCCGTTGTTCGATATTCCCGATCCGTCAGAGGCGGGCACTGCAACTTTTGGTTGGGTGGGTGATCCGCTTGATGATCCGGAAGCGGCAGAACAGGAGTCTGAGGAAGCCGAACTGGAAGCTGTTGTGGATGACGAGGAGGAAGGCCCTCCTGGGTCAGAGCAGGCAGCTTTACCGGTACCTCCGCCACCTCCGCCAGCCGCCACCAGTGGCGAAGATACGCCGATGTTTGGCAGCTAAATTGACTGCCGTTTTGCGGCATGTAACATGCGACGTGTTACCACGTGAGAGATTGATTCTCGTAACCCCAAGGAGCTCTACTATGAAATGTTGATCCTCTCGCACACGATTCAATGAGACTGGTCGCCCCGCGACCGGGCTTCGGCAACCCCAGCTTTCGAGCTGGGGTTGTTTTACGTATTGCCCGCAGAAGAACCGCAACTTAGTTGCACCCTTCCTGTCCCAAGTGGACGTCCATGAGTTTGACTGCTCATGGATTTTTTTATGGCCCATACTATGGAGTCAACGATGTCGAACCGCAGCCGTACCAGAAAAGAAGATCTGTCCCAGAAGCACTACTACCAGGTTGTCCGTCGTAGTGACGAACAGCGTGCCGCTATGCGCGGCGTCTGGGGTGCGACCTGGAACACTCGGGGTGAGACACTCCTCCCTGTTGGGAAGGTGTCCATGATGGTCATGTCACGGCATGACAACCCGAGAGCCAAACGCGGGGAGTCGATTGAGCTGAGGTGCGTAACCGCACGTGTGGTTGATAACGTGATTTGTTACGACCAGATTCGCATGGTCCATGACTTCGAGCAGAACCCGAAGAAGGGGGCGTTCGGACGTCGGCTGGATCCTCGCGACGAAGGAACGGTCACTGATCCCAAAGCTCGCCCGGCCGGCGAGTGGACTCGTCTGGGTCTGGGACTTGACCGGGAACTGGCCAAAGCTGCCACGCAGCAGTGGGCTTTGAGCGCAGTTCCTACGATGCCCCGGCACTGGGCAGGTGTACCGGATCCAGCCCATCTGGACTGTCCGGACACTCCGGCTCTGCGGTCGCTCTACATTCTGGAGAGCGGCGAAACCCGGGACAAAGTGATGGGGATCCCCACAGAGGATTTCCCCGCCCTGGCTCACGAACTGTGGGCTGACAAGTGGTTGGCCCCTGGCGAAGGGATCAACAACACGCATCTGTACCTGCTGCCCACCGAATACTTCGGTGACAAGGGGCAGGCACATCAGCTGCTCACAGACTTCAGTGAAATGCAAGGGGTGCATACCTACAACCCCGTGCGTGACCTGAAGACCCTGTCTTTCGAGAATCGATCCAGTGCTGTTTCCAGCAGCAAAGGAATCGATCTCCCTGAGACGCTGAAAGCCCTGGATGCCGCGAACGAGACTGGCTGCGATGCGCAGACAGCCGACTCGTCTGGCACACTGTGCAATCCGCGAGAAGCGGAAGCACGGATTCAGGTGGTAATGGACGCCATGCGTGAATGGCTCGGAGCTTATGCCGAGCTGGCAAGTGATGAAGTGTTGCTCGATGCAATGCGTCATCGGGATAAGCCGATCGTGGTGCGGGTCAAAGACCCTGTCAACGCGATCCAACCGGACGATGCTGTTCGGGCGATGCGAGAGCTGCTCCGCAAATCTCGTCCGCTGATCGAGGCAGGCACAACGGACCAGGATCTCCTGGAAGCCGCGTTGTCTCCTCGTGACCCGCTGTTCGCCTCAAACATCTGCATCAATCAGGCACTGGCCATGGATTGTGAGACTGCTCCGGAAGAGTTCTTCCAGTTTGCACCTCACGAGTTGGGCCGGTGGGATGTCAGTGCCAGCCTCTGGGCTACAGAGGACTGGAAGCCTGCCGGCTCGCCACGACGGCGTCGTCGGCCTGCAAAAAGGAAACGTCAGCATGTGGAATCCCGATGAATGGGAGGAACACCGACTCTATGGCCCCGACGGGATTGACGAAGTCGCCTGGTTGGTAGGTCAGGATCCGAAGCCGCTTTTGCTGCCTCGGATACCTGCTTCAACCCGCATGACCCTTGTGGGCGTGCGGGTGGGGCAGGAGGGCCGGGGTTTGTATCATTTGCCTTCGGAAGAGCTGGTTAATCAGTTTTGCCGCGAAAGGTTTAGTGCGGAGGATCCTGCCGCAACGTTGTTCTTCACAATCCCGACTGCTATGCTGGACCTGTCTGACTAGCAGATTATGGAGGAGATGATGATTTTCAGTTGTATTCTTTTCCTTGTGTTCCGTCGACTGATCCACGAAATCAGTCGGGTGCACACATCGTGGTCGCCGTCACCTGGCGATCACCTGCAAAGCCGGGAAGCAGATCCTGGCCCTGACTGGCCTTTCCCGGCTGGATACATTTGAATGTGAGTATCCAGCCGGACAAGGTTCGTGGCCTTTGTTCGGAACCCATAAGAGAACGCCGGCGCGGGGGCGTACCCCGCGCTGGTTTCTTCTTTTTAGCTATCCGCAATTCTCACCACGTGTTGCGGATTCCTGGCGGGACAGATAAGGTATGTCAGGCGATATCGCCGACGAAGGAGTGTCTCATGCCCCCAGCAATCGTTCCGGCTTCGGTGCCACAGTATCAGCCGGCCCCTACGCCCCAGGATATTCGACCCGCAACACCGCCACCCAGTCAGTATGGGTTGACAGGAGTCATTGTGCCAAAAGCGACTCCGGGAGGAATTCCATCAGGTACACAACCCCATGATACATCTGGGATCGTCGTACGGATCGATCCCAAAGGTGAAGACGGCGGGAAACGTGTCCCGTTGCAGGCGTTGTCAAAGACAGCGCTGGACAAAGCTACTCGCGAAGTTGAGCGGGAGATGGGCTTCACACACGGACAGGCTCAGGACATCAATCAGCAGCGGGAACTTGCCGCTCGCGTTATGGAGAGGTTTTCGCAGATGCAGACAGAAGAACCAACAGCTCCTCAAACTGAACCTGCCCCCGACGCGCCGCCGGCTCCTGTGGTCCAACAGACCGCAGCTCCGACAGTTGCGCCTGCCCAGGCTCCCCATGTTCCAGCAGCGGCGCCGAACATTGGCGGTGGCTTCCAATCGATCAGTCCGTTGGGCGCGTTTAGTGCTGCGTCCCGACAGACTCCGCCGGCTAAATCAGACACAGGCGTTCCTAACGTCAGCAAGGTCCAGGGAGACCCTGGCCCGCCCCTCCAGCTCGTGACGATTGAGCGGGAGCACTTTGGCCGGATGGATGCCCCATATCACGACGTGATTGTCCGGAGTGGTTTCGTCGTACTGGTTTACGACACCCGGCATGTGGGCAGTATCAAGTATTTTCCGGAGCCACCACCGCCGGGGACGGTCACGCCGGCCATGGCAATTCACATTCATGGGACTACGCAAGTCCACCAGGTTCACACAACAGGCGTCCAGTACATCCACAATGATCTGGAGTATTGTCTGCTGATGGTAGAAAATACCGCCGAACTGGATGGAAACGCTCAGCCTCAGTAACGGAGACTGTCATGGAAAAACGAGGCGTCGTCTCAGTACGAGACACACACGATACGGAAGGTCGTTTGAAAAGCGAAAAGCGTGCCGGGGACAAACAGTCCCAAGAGCAAGCTCTCGACGACGACATCACACGACGAGCCAGCGACCTGGCGGCTGAAAAGCTGTCAAAGGAAGACGCAGAGTAGTCACGGTTCCCTCACGGATGAAACGGGAGTGCTCGCATGAGCGTCTTGACCAAGAGTCGCTGGAACGCCAATACGTCTGCCTTAGCGGATGATCGTTGGCCTGATCCGTTTTGTGATATGGCTTCAACGGCCATGCCAACCACAATGCAGGAAGCGTTGTGGTGGTGTGAGTACATCGTTGACGCCAACGGTCCGTATCGAGAGGCGATTCGGCGCATCATCTCTTACTTCATCACTGATGTGGAGATTGCCGCGCCTGGCGGAGGTGATGGGGATGATCGGGTTGGTCGAGAGGAAAAGCAGAAGTACCTCGACTTCCTGAACGAGACGCTGGGCATTCGGCAGGTGCTGCAGGATGTGGCTCTCGATTATCTGGTGTACGGTAATTCGTTCACCAGTCTCCTCGTGCCGTTCCGCCGTGCTTTGTCTTGCCCTGACTGTGGCTTTGAAGCTCCATTGAAGAAAGTGCAGAACACCGGAGCCTTTGCGTACTCATGGTCAGACTTTAAGTTCAATGCCTCGTGTCCGAAGTGTAAGTATCGTGGTGCGTGGAAGCACATCGACCGACGTTCGGGTGAAGCAGATCAGCTGAAGGTCAAGCGTTGGGATCCGCATGAGATTGAGATCCTGCATGACCAGTACAGCAACGACAATGCTTTCATCTGGAAGATTCCTAACGAGTACCGTGAGAAGATTCGCAAGGGGCACCTGTTCCACATGGAGCGCGCCAGCTGGGAAGTTGTAGATGCGGTGAAAAACAACCAGGATTTGATGTTCGATCCGGATGTTATTTACCACATGAAGGAGGAAGCGCTCGCCGGTCGCCGTAACCGGGGCTGGGGCCTGAGCCGCGTGCTCACCAACTTTCGCCAAGCGTGGTACTATCAAGTCCTGCACCGCTACAACGAGGCAATCGTGCTGGACTACATTGTGCCGTTCCGGGTGCTGACACCACAGCCGAAGGCGTCAGGTTCTGCTGCTGGCGGCCAGATCAATGACCCGGTTATGAGCATCAATCTGGGCGGGTTCGTGCAGCGAGTGGAGCAAATGCTCCGCCAGCGACGCCGAGACCCTGCTCGCTGGAATGTGCTACCGTTCCCAATGGAATACCAGGCACTGGGTGGTGATGCCAATCAGTTGGCCCCTACTGAGTTGTTGAATCAGGCTGGTGAGTCCTTGCTGGACGCCATCGGAGTGCCGGTGGACATGTACAAGGGCTCTCTCAGCGTTCAAGCGGCTCCGGCTGCTCTCCGTCTGTTTGAGGCGAACTGGGCACACTTGGTTCACAACCTCAATCGTTTCCTGGGCAAGCTCGTAGAGAAGGTGGCCCAGCTGATGGCGTGGGAGCCTGTTGTCTGCCGCCTGTCTCGCGTCACTCATGCCGACGACCTCAACCGCCAGATGGCCAAATTGCAGCTTATGCGTGGCGGCGAGATCAGTCGTACCACAGGCTTGCACAGCGTTGGCCTGGATTTTGCCGAGGAAGAGCGGCGGAAGCTGGAGGAAGAGCGCGTGGTGGCCGAGGCGACGCAGGACATGCAGAACGAGATGGAACAGTCGGCCATGATGGACGAAATGGCCATGCCGCAAATGCCTGGGGGTATGCCTCCTGGCGGGGCGATGCCGATGGACCCGGCAGCGGCCGGTGGCGGAGGAGCTGCCGCTATGCCGCAGATGCAGGGGATGCCCGGCGCTATGCCGGGCGGCGGGATGCCTGCCACGCCACCGCTTGGGCCGATGGGACAGCCTATGGGGGCGATGGGTGCTGCTCAGTCCTTTGCGGCTAACCAGCCGATTATGCCGAATACGCCCACGACGGTTGAAGAGATCCAGTCTGTGGCACAGACGCTGGCTTCTCAGTTCATGGCGATGCCTGAGTCGCAGAAAGACAGTGCTCTTCAGCGCTTGAAAAAGGAGAACCCCACAGTACATGCGATGGTGAAATCCATCATGGACGACATGCGGCGACAAGCTCGTATGGAAGGCGGGGAAATGGTAATGCAGCAGCAGTTTGGCAAAGTGGCCTCTGCTCTTGATCGATCTATTTTGCGGCGGCCGAAGCCCGGTGCCGTGCGTCGATTGATGGATATGACCTGATGGTTCCGATTGGTATTCTGACACAGGATCGCGTCACATACCTGGACGCGACTTTGCGCTCATTGTCTGCGACGGAGTTGCCTGCAGATACGCGACTGACGATTTTTGATGATTGCAGCAAGAAGGAAATCACCCGGCGGTATTACGAGACCAACGAGGAGATTGACTGTGAGTTGCCATGGCCCACCGGTCCCAAGTGGAAAAATCTGGGACTGGATATCCTCACTGATCCGCCTGTTCAGCCCAAAGGAATCCACGGTAAGGTGCCCATCGTGCGGCTGTCCGACGGGGAATCCCTCGGGGTTGTCCAGGCATCCTGTCTCGCCGTGCGTGCGTTGTTCAATCAGGCACCAGATGCCGAGGGTGTAGTGCTGCTGCAGGATGACTTTGTTTTCAAAGAGAATTGGTTGATTCGCCTGCTGGCCTCTGTAGAGAGACGCAATGACCACAGTGAGCGTCCGGTAGGCGTGATGGCCGGCATGAAATTGAACAGCACGTTCAAGTTTCACAAGAATCAACGCTCGGTAGAATCCGGGATCACTGCACAGTGCCTATTCATTAGCCGGGAAGGCTGGGCACGATTGCATGACAAATACTTTGCACGAGAGCACAAGAAGCGACAAAAGTTTGATGATACGCTTTGCCACGCAGCGAAGCGCCAAGGACTATTTGTCGGTTGTGTTACGCCGTTTGTCGGGCAACATATCGGGATCAAGTCCCGAGTTCGCCCGAAACTGTCATGGCATCGGCACCAAAAAGGCCGCGTGGGTTATCATTCCCACCCGCCGTATGTGATCGCTCCTGCTGTACGGAAATTCCCGTGACCAACGTGGATCTACCACGGACGACGAAGGTTGGCATCTGTACTCGCTACAGTCACCACGAGGCGACGTACGCTGGCCTCCGTATCGCGCAGTGGGCCAAAGATCACGGGCACAGTTATAGCTTGTTTACCCCGTCAACGGATAAACGCGATATAACTCCAGAGTGGGATGCCCAGGTTGTGCAGGGGAAATTCACGGATTGGTGCAAAGACGTTGAGCACGTCGTGTGGACGACGATTCCGCATCCCGAGCAGATCCGTTATGTGCGATCGCAGGGCGCTAAGACTTCCGTGTTGTTGATGATGAATACGATTCATTTTCGGGATCTGGACACAGCGGCGCTGGCTCACAACGTACTGGCCCCGACCCGTGACGTCTTCGAGGTGATGTTCGCAGCAGGCATGCGACATGCTCGATATGTGCCTTGGGAGGCGGGTTTCCCTGTATGTAAGAAGCCACCCAATCATTTGGTGGAGCCGCTGCACGTGCTGCTGCCGTGGTGGGATGGTAACATTCGCAGGATTGACCCCGGCATTCTGCCGTTACTGGAGAAGCGATTACAGCAACACAAAAACTTGCGAGTGACAGTGGCTTATTCGTCCAGTACGCTTCCGTCAGTGTTTTCTCGGTATCTGCGACGATTGCGGCGGTGGTACCCAAATAAGCTGCGGCTGGCTAAAGGGCTGGATCAATTTGATCGCCTGCAACTGTTCCAGAATCACGATTTAACGCTATGGTGCACGTTGCACGAGAGCCTGGGGTTGATCGGCCTCACGTCGATCAACATGGGAACCCCCATTGTAGGCTTCAATTTGCGGCCTTTAGCTGAGATACTGACGGCTGACAACTCGTGCAGCGTTGACTGTGTCGAGAGCATTAACGAAGCTGGAGCGGTGTGTGCTGCTCCGAATTACGCCGGATTGGACGACGCTCTTTACAGGATGTTGCGTTCACCTGGATATGTCCGAGGCCTGCAGAACACAATCTGTGATGACGCGAGGCAGCGGAAGAAGAAGTTTGACCACTTGTTGGCTTCCGTACTTGACGAGAAGTCGAAGGAACAGGAGTGACCATGAGTTCTATCGAATATCGCCAGCGCCTGCGTGAGAAGGAAGAAAACACACAGACAGGCCGCCTTTCCACATTTCGCCAAGTTAAGACCGAAGAGCCGGCCGAGGCCGCCACGGTAACTGACCCTGCGAAGTCTACTGAATCAGCGGTCGAGACGCCGCCAACCCCGGCGCGTACGCCTGAGCAGCTTCGTGAGCAGGCAGCAGCAGCAGCTGCCCAGATGATGGAGCTGGACGGGGCAGAGTACGACGCTGAGATGCAGCGACTCTATTCAGAGGACGAAACGCTGTATGCTGTGGTCTGTGACGAGATCGAGAATCTCGCTGCCGCAGAGGAGGAAGTCACCGATGATGAAATTGGTCAGTCTCAGATCGACGCCGAGGCGACTACGGGTGGTGAAGAATCACAGTTGGCGGCAGAAGAGCCCCGGACTGAGGAAGAACAGGCAGTGATCGACCAAGAGGCCGATGACATCATTGCCACGGAAGATTACCTGAAGGACGACGGAGGCGCAGAGTGAGTGACTTTGAACTCGATATTGGAGATATTTCCGAGAGCCCGGAAAGTCCAGCATCCAGCGCAATCCCTGACAGTTTTGATCACCCGGTTGGTTTCAAGTTCGCATTCGTGGGCGTGGGGCAGGCTGGTGGTCGTATTGTGAGCACGTTCAAGGAACTCGGGTACAACCGCATCTGTGCGATCAACACAGCCGTGGCTGACCTGGCAGAGCTGAAGACGTTCCCCGAGGCTTCCAAGCTGGACATTGGTGACCAGCAAGGTGTGGGCAAAGATCCGGCCGCCGCTGCAGCTATCGCGAAAGACAAGGGCGAAGATATTTACGACCTGTATTCGCGGTGTTGGGGCGATGACGTGGATCACGTGTTTGTCTGCCTTTCTGGGGCGGGCGGCACGGGTGCAGGTGCTTATGCGAAAGCGGCGGAAGTGGCCAAGCAGTACATGCGGGCCAAGAAGAAGCCAAATCGTGTGGGTGTCATCATGGCGATGCCCAAGAACGCAGAGGGACAGCGCAGTGCCAAGAACGTGCTGTACTCCATGCGTCAGCTGCCGGGCCTGAACCTGAGTCCGATTATCTTCATTGACAACGAGCGGTTCGTGGAGCTGTATGGCGATCGTGTGGCTGCTCGCAATGAGAAGCCGGCATCGAACGCGAGCACAGCGAAGCTGTTGCATACGTTCAATCGTCTGGCGGGCACAGATTCGGAGGACGAAGGCGGGACGACATTTGACCCGGCAGACTTCGCCAAGATCCTGGACAGCGGAGTGGTGGCCTTTGCGGCAACTACTGTGCAGAAATGGGATGAGCCTTCGGATATCTCCGTTCCGATCCGTGACCAGCTGAAACGTAACGTGCTGGCCAGCGTGGACCTGTCAAAGGGTACCACGGCCGGTATGATTTACGTGGTTAGCGGAGCGGCCTGGGACGGCCCAAATTCCGTGAAAACGGGCGTGATCGATCACGGCATCGAAATGATGAACCGGATCCTCACGCCCAAAGACTCGGTTGTGTTCCCTGGTGTTTACCCCGCGGCCGGCGATGACGCTATCAAGATCCTTGCGATGATTGGTGGCTTACCGTTTCCGCGAGAACGGCTGACAGACCTGGCCCATAAAGCCGGCGAGCCAGCTGATGCGGTGGCTGAATTCCTTGGAGTCTGACGTGACCGAGAACGAGAAGACACTGGTTGCCCTTTCGGTGGCCGTGATGGACGCAGTGAAGGCAGTTGACGTCGAACATGACGTCGCTGCCGCCTGCAAAATGCTGATGATCACTCCTGAAAAACGGGGAGTATTCGGCTTGGCGGTGCATACGACAGCAGAACATGCAGACCCCCTTGATCTCAGGCGGGTGCTGGAAGATATGGAGAGTGCAGATGGAGAATCAGAATCCGACCCCGGTTGATTTGCTGGGCTATTTGAAACGGGAGTGGCGACGCACCCGTAATCACCTGGATGCCGAAGTTAAGATTGTGGACGAATTCATCGACTTCGCCCGGGAATCACTTACAACGAACGCAATCGTCGCACATGACACGTTGCACGGTGGACTGGGCGTTCGCCTGCAGGATGGTACATCGTTGCAGGTAGTAAATACCCAGTCTGAAGGCGTTACAGATGACTTCGGGGCCGTAGGCATGGCGGGCCGGGGTAAACGCGCAGGTCTCGACGGCGATGGCCGCACAGCGGCTGGGCGGACTTTTGATGTCTGACGCCGAGACAGTTGACAACGAATCACTGCGTATCTACGCTGTTCAGACATTCGCACGGTTTCTCCTGTCGGACGGCCGTATAGCAACAATACAGATGCCGTTGGAAGAGTTGCCTGTGGCATACGATCGCCCAACGGCACTTGCGGAGTCTATGATTGAACAACACGGACTCCGTATTCGAGAGACTCTCGCAAAAGGCGGGTTGAAAATACTGGACGAAGCCGGCACGCAGGAAGTAGACGATGGTTGATCAAGCAGACATTCAGCGAGTAGTTGATTCTCTGAACCTCGCTGTGCAGGCTGACTGGCAGTCCATGATGAAAGTCATTGGGTTGCGTCATAACTGCAATACGCAGCTGCTGGAACACCCACACGTTATCTGCACACTGGACGGCCAGAATCAACCGGTTGTTGGCGCTCTCGGCCTTGTTAATGGCGTGCTGCAGGCTTTGATGGGCGAAGATGGCATGATCGAGGCTACGGTGGATGAGACTGGAGACCTGACAGGGTTTCGTCTCCGCGGTACTCACGACTCCCACGACTATCGTTCGGTGCCTATGTCTCAACTCACCCAGGGACACACATACCGCGTCACCGACGCCGTAGGGCACATGTGGCAAGGCGTGTACGTGGGCAGCCAACATCAGGGAGAGCAAGGTGTGTACCTGCGGCTGTCTGATGATCGCATTGCCCGGATCTACTTTCACGACGTACGCAGGATCATCACAGCGTAGGTGCATTATGCTCGACACGACCAAGTTTGTTCGGAAGCTGGCGGATTTCCTGCACGGGCAGGTGGCCACTGGTAAACTCAAAGGCGTGAAAGACATTACTGTTCGTCAAGACACTGTGGTTGTCTTCGCTCCACCTCATAAGCAGTTCCGCGTTAAAGTGGCGGAGCAGCATGTCCCGTCTATCAGCATGGCCACGCATGAGTGTTCGCTTACCAACAGGAAACTCGAAAGCACGGATGATGGGATTATGGTGACGACGCTGAGTGGGTCACCGATTTTTGAGCTGCCTCGAAAAGAGTTTGAGGCATTTCGTTCGATGATGGACGCAGTTGAATCTACGGGGTAGCATTCCCCCTGTAGCCCGCCACACGGCCGTGGCGGTGGTCGGAACGGAGACTGACTTTTTCAGGATGAACAATCCACGGACGGCGCAGACCCGCGGCCGGCACCTGACACCGGGTGCCGGCCGTTCTTATTTACCGATTGGAGAAACCAATGACTGACAGAGGTGTGTTCATCGTCCTGGAAGGCGGTGACGGATGTGGTAAGACGACGATCGCAACGCGACTGCATGATTTTCTGCAGGGCATGGGTGGCGAGGTAGCGCAGGTAGAAGATCCCGGTACGACCCCGTTGGGCCAGGGTTGTCGACGACTGGTGGTGGACGCCAACATTGCGTGTGAGCCTATTGAGCAGGTGATGCTCTATTCGGCCGCTCGCCACTCGCTGGCTCGGCACGTCAATGATTTGCTGTTACAGAACACCATTGTCATCGGGACACGCTGGGATCTGTCGACGTATGTGTACCAGTGTCACATGGGTGGCGTGGACAGCGAGTTCATTGAGCAGTGTCAGCCTGCCCTGGAGCCCGATATCTCGATCTACCTGCACCTGGATCACGAGACCAAGATGGCGAGGAAAGCATCGCAGCGGGGCGCCACGCTGAAACAGGATCGCTTTGAGAGCCGCGGGGAAGATTGGCACAAAGGGATTTCTGAGGGCTATCAGGTCTGGGCTGATTCGTTGCACTACGAGACGGTTGACGCCAGCCAGGACGTACAAATCGTCAGCCACAAAGTGCTGGAGGTGTGTCAGGAAAATGAGCGCTTCAACGAGTTGTTGCAGGGAGCATTTGCGTGACGACGCCGTCCTTCGAGACGCCGAAACCGTACAGGTTGCGTGTTCAAAGCCTTACACAGTACCAGGTGCTCAACGTCTGGGGTTTGAAGGTGGTAGCGATCGGACCAGGGCAGTGGGAGGTGGTGGGGCAGGTCGTTTATCCTGATATCCGCACAGACGCCGGGGTGCTGAACTGGTCGCCGATTATTGTGTTTCAGTGCGAGAAAACGGCTCACCAGTTTCTGCGGCGGTATGGCGGGGACCTGGGAACGGGTGGCAATGCTACTATCTACCATGAAGAGTGGCGGGAGATCGACGAGAAGAATCTGGCAGATGCTCAAAAAGAACTGCTGGAGGAAACGACGCAGGAGCTGTTGGATAATCGTCGACAGTCGCAGGTGACACGCCACCTCGATATGACTGAAGGGGCGGAGGATTCCCCGGAGCCTGTGCCTGAAGAGATTCCTGAAGAGGTGCAGTTCGTTTTGGACGGCTTAACACAGGGGGACGAGCAGACACGGCGAGAGGCATCTCTGGTCGTGTCTGCGGCCCTGCTTGCCGCGCAGAACATTCTGTCTTCAGAAGAACTGACAGAGTTGGCACATACGGCCCTAACCGGGGCAGCCGCAACTCCTGCGAGTGATTACTGGGGCCAGTTTGAGCGTGAAGGTGATGGGCTGGAACCTGTTTCGCAGGATTGGGTTGCTGAAGAACTGCAGGCAGCACAGGAGCAACGAGCGCAGGAAAGGGAAGCGAGAGCAGCCGCAATGGACGCGTTCGATGACATGGTGGATCGTGAGGCTGCCCGGCCTGTCGCGTCTCTCCGCTCTCCAAGTCACGCAGATGCTCCGATGTATGGTGAGTGTAACAATCCGCCGCCAAACTGGGAAAATGAAGATTTCATTGAGTGGCGGGCAGACGCGCTGATGCAGGTCCTGGAGTTCGCTTACCGGCAACAGGCGGACGAAGTGACAGAAGACCAGATGGGTATGTTGAATACGTGTCTGGAGCTGTTTGTCACGCATACGTATTACGCTGATGGCGAGTGCTTTCTGTCGTATTTTCAGTCTTATGTGGAGGCGCGTGCGTCGGCGGAAGGGGTAAGGGCGTTCCACACATTGCGGCCTGCTCTCGAACAATTGTGGCCGGGAGGAGGAGACCCGCGTATAGAAGGGACTGACCCGACAAGCGGGGCCTGGTACCTCTGGTTGCAGCGATTCCTGGCCCCGGGGGTTGTGGTTGCTGCTGAGCTATTGCAAGTAGATAACGCTGGGCGGGTATGTAATCGGTTGCTGAATGCCATGCTGGATGAAATGCTTTCGCAATCTGACGAGGACGGCCTGGCATTCCATGAACTGGCGTTGTCGCAAAATCTACATGACGCCGTAAATTCTCGGGTTGTTTCGGGAGTGTCTGCTTTTCGCCGGTTCATCTCCACATACTTCTCTATAGCAGGCGTGGGCGATACCGCTGCCAATTACGGTATCGACGGGGACTGGCGGCGAGATACGCCGATTTACCCGCGGCAGTTTCACAATGTGTTGCTGCCATTTGTGCGAGCGTTCGTGGTTTGGCAGGCGGAGCAGGACTACCCGGAGGGGCCGCGGGATTCGTACGTAACGCCGTACGTAGACCACTTGTGTCAGCACAGCAATTACGGGGCGGCCTCTCCTTTCGGAAACAGCCCCGAACCACTGTTGACGCCTGAGAACAAGGAAGAGTGGTACCGGGATTTTGAGGTGGCTACTCGCGAGATTGTGTATATCCCTGAGCCGCATGTTACGACGGGGAGAGTCCGCTACATCCAAGCCTATCGGCGGATGGTGCGGAGCATTCTGGACATGTTGTTCACGCCTGATAGCTAAGAAAAACCACCCCGGCCGGCATGTCGCCGGCCTTCACTGAAAGGAGGACCTGATTTCGATCTATCCGTCTGCGCCACCATTCGTATTCAACGCTGATGCAAGGCCAGGACTGGCCGAGGCAGTGTCGAAAGAGTACGCAGAGTATTGTGAATCCGACGAGGCCCCGAAGGGAGTGGGTGCCAACGAAGAGCGGGCTGCGAAGTACCGTGAGATCTATGAACGCCTGAGAGCCCGGTTCCCCACGCACAGGGAACTAGGGAACGCTCCTCCTTGGGAGTGCTATTGAAGCATAACCAGGCCCGGCTAGGTACGGCGCTGCATGGCAAGGAGAGGCGAGGAGTGGCAGGGCGTGGCAGGGAAGGGCAAGGCAAGGCAAGCATGTTCTTTTACGTTGAGCCAGCATGGCCTGGCGGGGCTCTGCAGGGTAAGGCGAGGACAGGCATGGCCTGGCCAGGCAAGGAGCGGCAAGGCAAGGCAAGCATGTTCTTTTACGTTGAGCCATCACGGCAAGGCGAGTCGCGGCAAGGCTGGGCACGGCGCGGAATAGCATGGCAAGGCAAGCATGTTTTTTACATTGAGCCATCACGGCTCGGCGCGGCTCTGCAGGGCAAGGACAGGCTGGGCAGGGCGTGGCAAGGCAAGGCAAGCATGTTCTTTTACATTGAGCCATCACGGCTCGGCGCGGCTCTGCAAGGCAAGGAAAGGCTGGGCGGGGCGTGGCAAGGCAAGGCAAGGCTCGCGTGTTCTTTTACGTTGAGTCATCACGGCTCGGCGCGGCTCTGCAGGGCAAGGACCGGCGGGGCGAGGAGTGGCGTGGCGTGGCAAGGCAAGGCTACCATTTTCACCCATGGTCGGCACATCATGGCGAGGAAAGGCATGGTTACTTTGTGCCGGGGATGGTCCCTGGCACACTCACAAGGACCTCATAGAATGAGGAATGTTTTATGTCGACTGTATCACCAACAACTCCATCAACACCTCCAACGACCCGATCAGAAGCGGGCACAAGGAACGTAGTATGCAGAACGGTGAAACTGGAGGGGCTGACGCCTCTGATGTTCGATCGTTACCCCGGGGACAACGACACCAAGTTGACCCCATCACAGAAATTCTACTTCGCATCAGACGGATGTACTCTCGTACTGCCGTCGAACAACGTAATGAGTTTCCTCTCCGCCAAGAATACGGACTCCGCACCCAAGAGGCTGCTCGACTCCCGGAAGTACAAGAAGTTCACGGAAGCGTGCGGGAGCTTCGTGTCGATCATGTCGACGGATCCCCGCCACGGGGAGAACCTGGTACTGACGCGTGATGACGAGCCGCTGGTGTTTTCTGGCTTTGATCCGGACACGGAGACCTGCCCCACCACAGGGGCCTACATCCTGCGGAACGTCGCCCGGTTGAAGGACGGCGTGCCTAACCCCAAAGTGCGACCAGTGCTGCCACTGCCGTGGGCTCTGGAGTTCCAGCTGACATTGCTGCCGAACAATCAGATCCAGGAACAGCAGGTGAAGAACATCTTCGAGGAAGGTGGCACCGCTGTTGGCCTGGGAACCTGGCGTGGTCGCTACGGCAAGTTCCGCGTTGTCGAGTGGGCGTAGCCTGCTGAAAGAACAGGGCGGCCGTGCCGGGCCGCCCCTCGTTCTTATTTACCGAAAGTCTTCCCAGGGTACTCCATCAGGATCACCCAGTCGTGGATCTGTGTTGACGGGTTCCGGTTCGTCAGGATCAACACTCGGCTCGCTCATGGTTGGGTCGATCTCTGCCGCTTCGTCAATAAGTGACAGCAATGTGTCGAGCGTCGTGGTGTCGATCGTAGCGGTGTCCAGGAGCCCTGGCGGTACCTGTGGAGAACCTACTGCGAGCGTGCCTTCGCCCGAGGGTACGTTGTCAACACCGTGAGCGTCCATAGGCGCAGCAGTGAGGCCTCTGCCCAGTGGAGGCGGTGGTGGCGAGTTGTGGTAATGCCCGACAACAACGTCGCCGCTTGTCTGTGAACCAGGCGGAATGACACCAATCTGTCCTAGAATGCCGACACGCTCGCTAAGAGGCGTATCAACACTGGTGACGGTATTCAGTTGGTCAAGTGTGATTTCCCGCCCGTTCAGCGTGTGCCGCCCATCCGGATGAACCTGATGGTGGATTGTGCCGCCGGCTGCTCGCAGAATGCTTTCAGCAAAGGTTCTGTCGCCAGTTGGTGGTTGCAGATCTGCATGGCGTAGCGTGCTGTCGTCGTTGCAGTAGTACCACTGCGGCTGCGGAGTGTTATCGGCAGGGACTCCCGCAGGGCTAATCGGGCCGCGGAGCTGTGATGGCGGCCAGCGGAGAAAATCTTCGATAACTTCTTCAGCGGGTGCGGCTTCTACACGGTCGTCAGTGAATTTGGCTTTGACCTGCAGGCAATCACAGCCACAACGAGGACAGTCGGCATCGTCGACCTTGGTCCCTTTGGGGATTTCCGCTTCGCCTTCGTATTCACAGTTGTGGCAGTAGGCCTCCACGTTGTAGGTGTCGGGTGGAGGCGGCGGTCCTTCGTGCATATCCATGTGCCGGGTCATTGGTTACTCCAGGTTCAGCAGGTCTTTGAGTTGATCCATCGCAGTATGGATCTCTTCGAGTCGCAGAACCACCTGTTGGCGGATCTCTGCAGGCAGGCGGGCTTTGGTTGTCCGTTTGCGGGCGAGCAGGTATTCAAGGAGATCTCCCGCCTTTTGGCCGATCATCGTAGCGGGAACAGGCTGCCACATCAGCACTTCAAAGTCACCATCGATCGGGCCGAACCACAGATCGCCCTTTTCGATGACATCAGACACGTTGGTCCGGGTGTATTGCGGGGGCCGGACACGTTCCGACTGGTCCATGACGACCTTCATGCCCACTTCCAGGTGAGCGGCCATCTGTTCACAGGTGCCGGTGAGCATTTCTTCTACTTTCTGGTCTTCGTGTTGGCGGGCGTCCTGAAACAGCTGTTCGAGCTCGGGCTCACTTTCCAGGTCACTTTGGATAAGCTGCGCTGACTCTTTCATTAAAGACGTGTCTTCTGTGGTCGGCGTGTCTTTGTTTGAGTCTTCCCGGAGCATGTCATACAAACCCCCTTCGATTTCATCTGATTTTTCCCGATCGGGATCACCGACCGGTTGTGGGAGGGCTTCCGGGTCCTCCATAATCGCCTCAGCCGTCGATTCTTCCCGATCGGGAATCTCTTCAACGGGCAGTTCGGGAGCAGGAGGTTCTTCGGCTTCTGGCTCGGGTAGGTCATAGACCAGCAGCGGTTTGCCACTGACACTGAGGATGATACCGAACGCAGGCGTCCCAGCGGCCTCAGCAGCCACTGAAATGGTGTGTTTGGCCTGGTCCAGTGATTTGAATGGATCCTGGCGACCTCCGACGCCTCCTTCTTCGGCCAGCGGGTCTACGTACCAGATCTGGGCATTGGGACTGACCGGCCGGCAGTATCGCACGAAATCGTTGGATTCTTCAGGGTCTTCGACGATCAGGCCGTGCATGCTGACGGGCACATCAGCCCAATCATCCATATCACTGGCCCCGACAACGTACTTGTCCCCTCGGCGGATGGCCTCACTGGCCCAGAGCTTCCGGTGATGCGTGGGAATCTCAATGACTTGGTTGGCAGCAGGGTTCTTACGGGTGCAGACCATAGGCCGGGTGTTGTGCTCTGCCTCCCATCGTTCGACAACATATGAGAAGGGTCGATCGATGAAGTCACTGAGCATGGTATCCCGGATCAGCACCCACTTCTCTCCACTCCAGGCCAGGTCTCGGCTTCGCAGGACATCACTGCCCTCCAGCCCACGGTAACCATCGGGAGGGGATAGCCGGGCAATGGCGTACCCGGCAGAGGGAACAGGCTGAGCAGCCCACTCGTCAGGACAGAGCCTCCATTGAGACTCCTCGCCAGCGGTGACGTCGTAGAAGATGTCACCTTCGAGGATCCGCTCTCCGGGCCAGACACGAGCCCAAGGCTCGTCAGGAGCGGGAGCATTCAACAGGGCAGGATCAGCGGGACTGGTGCGGTTCTCGTCACGGGTTTCTTGGCGTCTGGGCGCTGCAGATGGCACGGCTCGACTTTCTGCTGGTGAAATGGTAGGGTTCCGAACTATCTGCGGAGTCTACCGAACAAGCACATGGACGTCATTATTGGAGCCTGCAATGTCTGGGCAAAAAGTCGCGATTGGTGACCAGCCTCTGAGTTTGAGCGAGAAGATTGCTTCAGCGCCAGGGGTGAAGAGTTCCTCTGTCTCGTTGGGTGATAGGGTGTGGCAGGCAGGTGATCCCTCCGTGATCGATCAGATCTGGCAGGAGAGCCAGAATCAGAAAATAGCGTGTGAGAGCGTGTACAGCGGAATTAACGGTAATTCGGCTGTGAGTGCTCGTACAGCGTATTTAACGGGTGGGAGCGTGGAGAAGAGGGCCGGAGAGGTGGGAGTGGGAGAAAATCGGCTGTGTGCGGCTGTACAGCGGAATTTCATGGAGAAGGTTGCTGAGCGGGCAGCGAAAGAGCAGGGCGTGGCGGGAATGAGACTCCCAGACGGCAACACGCTACGAGGCCACAGCCTGACGCTCATTAAGACCGCCCTGGGGACGGTGCAGCAGGCGGGGCCTGTGGCCCTCGCTCAGCCGGTTCAGCATGCTCAGCGGGTGGCAACCCCGCAGCCATCAGTCCCGAATCAGCAGGGCGCCCAGCAGTTCATGGCGCAGCAGCCAGGCATGGCCGGCAGCGGGCAGCTGAACAATGGCCTGGCCTCCCGAGTCTCGAACCAGGCAGCCAATCTGCCAGGGATGGCCGGCTCGGCAGCCGCCAATCCGCTCGACACGTACGGAGCTCTGTCCAACAGTCCGAACGCCCCGGTGGACGGGAACAGTGCGTTGGGTGCTCCGACAGGCTTCAAGATAGGGTCGCTGAGAAATAAGGTTGGGCTTATTCCGGAACTCCAGAAGGAAGCTGTCGTCGTCGAGGTGTCGCCACGAGAGACACGTCCCGTGCACTCTCTTATGGAGAGGGTTGTGTACGATGATAAGGAGTTGCAGGCGCCCACAAAGGCGGACGTTCCGGCGTGGCAGGCTATCGGCGACGCGATGACAGCTGCTCGGCCGTATCAGCTGAATGATGCCAAGGTCTACGGGAATCGGTTCAATACAGCAGAGATGGCGAACAGAGTTGCTGACAGACAGGTCGAGGACTCGTTTCTTGACCGGGTGCAAGGCACCCGTGACGAATTGGCGGCTGCGTTCGCCTCTACGCCGGACCGGTCAACTGAGCACCTTGGGTCGATGTATTTGCCCCATGCGAACGCTGTACTTGTGCAAAAGAAGTCGCCGGGTGTGCTGATGCACGAGCTTGGCCATGCGATTGACCTAGCACCGCGAAAAGGCGAAAGCAAACTGTGGCGGTATCTGCGGCGAAACTGGAAACCGACATTGTGGAAAGAGGTTGACGCCTGGAAGAAGGGCCGGAAGGCGTATCAGGAAGGCTTTGCGGCTTCTCCTGAGTCGGAGACAGCGGAAGGGAAGGCACAGTACGCGAAGAACATGGAGAGCTACAACGCTCGTAAGTATCCGGCATTTGGTACGTATGTTGGCGCTGCCGGCGGCGGGCTGGCGGGTGCGGGCGCTGGACTCGCCGCACTGTATGCGTTGGTGCGCTCCATGGATCATGTGCCGCGACAGGCAGGGCTACTTCCGTGGTTAGGGGCAGCCGGGGGCGGAGCGCTGGGGATTGCTGGCGGTGCTCAGCTTGGTAGCTGGTGGGGCCGCATGCGGGCGAGAGCCAATAAGCGGAAGGCGCTAAGACAGCTTGAAAAAGCTAAGCAGAATCCCATGCTACAAGATATTGCTACTCGCTTGCAGCAGTTACGGGAAGACAGAAAGAAACCGTTGTATGCGAAGAAGGAGCCGAATACGCGGCGGTCTGCCCCGCTGACTTTGAAAGCTGCAGGCAGTGTAGCGTCTAAGTCGCCATGGGCCAGTCAAGATGTTCGACTGGCAAAGCTGAAGAAGCGCCGAGACCCGGACGCGATCTCTACGAATCCTGTGGATATTGCACTTCGGGCGTCGTCTGGTAAATAAGAACCACAGTTAGTATATTTCTCACTGGCGGCCGATACAGAACCTGTAGCGCAGGCTGGTAGCCCGCGCAGTTAAAGGAGTGCTGAGATGACCATGGATGTGTCACGCAGCGAGTTTGAACGTTTAGAGGCCGTAGTCCAGCAGACAGCAGCAGCTGTCCATGAGCTGGCTCCTGTGGTGCAGAGCAACGCAACTTCGATCGCCAAGATTGCTGATGTGGTGTCCTCCAACAGAGAATCACTGGCCAGACACACCGAACCCAAGGGTATCTCGACCCCCACATTGGTGGGTGCGGTCACTGTGCTGATTATGTTCGGTGGCTTTTTGTTGTCCTTTGTCGTTGCGGTCGGCACGCTGGCGTATTGGCCGTTGACGGCGCATGACGCGCAGCAAGCCAGATACCTGGAGGAGATGGGTCGCCAGTTCGTAGACCATGTCAGTGACGGGCATCCTGAAAGAATTGAAGAGCAGATCAGTGCGTTAGGTCTTCGTGTTGATGCCAATCGCGATCAACTTGCAACGATCAGTACCCGCGTTTATGAGAATAACGGTGTTAATGCTGCAGTGAACGCAGCTCAATGGGAACGGGTGCGAGCGCTGGAGCGAGAGCAATACGAAAATGGTCCGTTGCCTCCCAGTGAGGCAACGAGTGCCGGTCCTCCCGTTACTGTCGAGTGACAGTAGAAGAGCAGAACCATGAGAGTAGGACACTTCCGCTTCCCGTTGTTCAGCGGGGTGCGTGTGTTGATGATGCCCATCATTCAGGGCGACCCGGACTCGTTGCCGGGCGAGTGCAGTGCTTACGCCGGGTTCGTTGAGAACTACTACTTCGAGCGTGGCGAACCGGGCTGGCTGACGATCGATGAGAAGATCGTGGAAGCTGGCCAGATTCACCGTAATGCTCGCTCTGAGCATGCGAGGGCCGTGCACACAGAAGCGGGCTACGTGGCACAGAACGAGAGCCATTACATTCACAGGTACTGTTGGGGTGGCAACCCTGAGATCGCGCTGGCTGACAACACACAGATCCTGCTTGCCAACAACTCAGCGGGCACCTGCTGCGTGTGGTCCGAAGAGTGTACGACTACCACTCGAACGGGTGACCTGGGTGCTCATGCTGACTACTGGCCGTATGAAAACGGTCACATGCTGGAGCCCGGAGAGATCTGGCGGATCAATCATTTGAATCCGCATGAGTGTCTGCCTTGTCGCCGCACTGAGCCGCGACAGTTCCTGCGGCTGATCGGTAACACGGTTAATGGCCGTGAGAATTACTGGACGCGTAATCCTGTGCTGGAACAGGTGGCGTAGCAGTCATGAAAGCAGCCACCCAAGCCGCCATGATTGACGTTGTGCGACAGCTGACGGAAGCCTGGGGTGACGACGTTGCAGACCCGCAGCACTGGACAGTTCTCTTTGCAGAGCTGGAAGATGTCTGGGACACATACATGCAGGAAGTGGCAGATGCGGAAGGCACAGGCTTTGACGGAGCTGTGTACGACCCTGCTCGCGACGATGACCGGCTGCAGCGACAACTGGGCCGTGTCTGGGATGTCATGTCTGATGGGCAGTATCGCTCGATTGTCGACATTGCGTCCATTACTGGTGACCCGCAGCCTTCTGTGAGTGCGCAGCTGCGGCATCTGCGGAAGACGCGACACGGCAGCTGGATCATCGACAGACAACGCGTCGGAGAGACCGGACTGCACGTCTATCGCATGCGAAACCCGAACGGCTTGGCAGGGCCGCCGTGGCTACCAATCACGCCGAACAACGAAGGAGTTGGCGGATGATGTTTCTGGAGATTTTGGAGCGGACAGAGCACGAGATCCTGTTCCGTTACCGGAATAACGACGGAGCGGCCTATGTCTGCGAGGGCAAGGTGCAGCTCCCCGAGATAGTGGAAGAAGGGCTGGAGCTGGAGAGTTCGACTGCAAGTGAAGCGCAGAAACAGCTACAGCAATGGTTGGATAATCAGAAGGAGGAAGTATGAGCCGTCGCGTGGTGGATTATTGCATTGTTGCCAACGTGTCAGCGGACATTGTTGACAAGGAAGTGAAGAAGGGACTGAAAGATGGCTGGGAGCCGATCGGTGGCGTGGCAATGGTGGAGCGAGGGTCGCAAGTCCAGTTTGCTCAGGCTGTCGTGAAGTATGAAGCGAGCGAGCCGGTTACTTCGCCGGTGGTTTAATGGTTTGGGACCAACTTGGTTTATCCCCGGACTTGGAACACAAGACAGTAGAGAAGCTGTCACCTGCACAGCTGCGCGAACTGTGCAGCAGTGTATTACATGCACGATTGAACGCCCTCCCTGTCGACAAGAGGTATCGGGCTGGCACACAGGTGTTGCGGCACCCGTGGTCGTCTGCGGACGATTTGGTGCGGGTTGATTTCTGTGCTCGTTGCCAGGAAGAGCTGCACGTGGACGATGTGTGCGTGGAGCCGTTATGCTCGGCCTGTGTGGATGCGACGCGTCCGCACCATTGGGGGGACGGACAGCCACACCGTTACAGCAACAATCGGACGCGTGGCGGGGCTAACGGGAGTGATCGTCAATACCATGGTGGCCAGTTTAATGCAGGAGAATGGTGACGGTTATCTGGCATCAGTGTGGTGGAAGGATAAGTCGATGAGTGAGTGTACCTCGCATCTGCGTAACATCGCAGGTATGCCTTGTGTGATTCCCAACAAATGTGACGACGTTGACACGGGGAGCTCGCACTGGCATGTGTCTTACAACAACTACGATCGAGCTTCTTACGGCTCTGACACGACTGCCCTGGTTTTGGGGCAGGAGGAATACTTCCTGATCCTCAACGGCGATCATCGGGCAGGTCTGCAGGCTGCCTGTATGCAGAAGTTGGATCTGAAGACATGCAAACACGGGCAGCTGACACGGCTGGGTCGCTGCCTGCATTACTTTCGTGAACACAAAGACCAGCTCAACGATAAGAGTGACCCGCTCTTTTGATAGAAAGTGGTGTATTGATGACGACTGATTCTCACGGTTGTGTGGAGAACTCTCCCGTTCTGGAAATGACTGTAAAGGTCACGAATCCTCGCGGAGAGAGTGTGGCAACGTATGGTGGCGAAGATACCGAGACTGTCATTGATGATGTGCTCGCTGCGGTGGGTAACGGCATGGGCGTGGATACCGTCGGGAAGTTGATGGTAGCGGCTGCGTGGCAGGTGATTGAGCATGCAGACCGCTTCCAGATGCGGACAGAACATGTACAGGCTGCCTACCAGTTGTTATCTGTTGTCGTTGATAACATTGAGGCAGAGTTGCCCACGGCGTTTGTTTGGAATTCCAGAGCGATACAGCAGGGGCTTGTGGCGGTGCCGGATACTGAGTATGAGGCGTTTCTACAGGACTGCCGCGGCATTCTGGATAGGGACCGTCGGCTGCGGGACGAGGAGACCAGTTATCTCCTGGAGGCCTACTACGATGGTTGGCGGCAAAAGACGCTTCAGTGGCGTGTGTTGCCAGAGCATGTGCTGTTGTACCAATCTGCTCCTTCAGCGGACTTGATGAAATACGGCCGCGGGTTGCCAGAGGCTGCGAGGCTTGATCAGTTGTGGTATCGCTCTGCTAACGACCGTGTGAGCATACGTGCTGTGGGTTTTGATAGTTGGGAAGAACTGGTGGGGCACGCGAAAGTGGCCGTAGCGGCGCGCAACGGTACACCGTATAGTGACGCGTCTTGAACAAACGGGGATGATGGTACTGGGTGATACTGCCGCGGATTGACGTAGGCGTCGTACTGGAAAGACATTCAATTTTACAAACCCATTCAGGCCCGTATTGTTGGTCGAACGTAAAGGAGACATCCATGAAAGTGCTGGTTGATGACTTCATCAAATCTACTGACTCGGATGCTACGGCTGGCATCCAGGCAGCAATGGACGCGGTATCGGATCATGCCGCAGTCAATCTATCGCCGGAGGTCGTGTTCCTAGCAGGGAAGGAGTACAGGATCAGTGATACGATTCTGATCAAGTATGGCCTGCGGGTGACTGCTGACGGGGCGGAGATTGAGTCCGACATACCGCACGAGGCACCCATGTTCCAGTGGGGCGATGGCGACCACAAGCCATGGCAGCCCGTGTGGAAGGGCGGCACAGTGCGGGGTAATGGCAATACTGTCTTCAAGATAGAGCGGGCCAACCACGGAGTCATCGAGGACGTACGCGTCGGGAATGGTGACGTAGGGATTGCCCTCGATGGTGTCGATCCTGTGCAGTGGGAGATCCGTCGCTGTTTCGTCAGCAACTGCCGTACGGCGGGGATCAGAGCCCACCGTGCAAATGTGCTGCGTATTGTGGGGGGAAAGATCCACAACAAGAAGCACAACGCTTACGGCCTACACGTCACTTCGTCGAGTAGCGTGTCGGTCGATTCGCTGGATATTTCACTCTGCAAGCCGGGAGCGGCGTTGTTTGAGCGGTGTTCCGGTCTCTCGGTGCGTTCGCTCTACACAGAGCGGTGCGGTGGAGAGGAATTGAACGACAACGCCGTCGTGACCTTGAAAGAGTGCACGGGGTTTGATTTCTCTGGCTGCCGCTTCGTGGCCCCGCACGGTACCGTGACAGGGAATACGGGCCTGGCCTGGGGGTTGGACATCATCGACTGCGATGGTGGCAGTATCCACGGCTGCATGTCACACACGACGAGAAAAGGTTTTGCACGCGTCAGCGGTTCCGTCGAGGTTGCTATAAGTGGATGCGTTGAGAGCTATTTCGACAAGAGGCCACCCCGCATTTTGTACACGGACGTCGCTGTTGCCGGGGCCAACCTGTTGCCTACGGTGTGGATGCCCGGGGCAGAGTTGGTACGGGGCGTTACCCGCGAGGGGTCGATCTGGACGTTCAACGGTGGCACGCCCGAGGCGTTCTTTACGTTGGACGCAGACGTCGATTACAACGCAGGTGATCGTTTTGAGCTGGCTATGGATGTGTTCACTATTTCTGACGACGTGACGAACGCGCCGCCGCTGGTGGATTCGGATATGCCTGTGTTGCTCGCCTGGGTTCAAAACCCGTCTAACAAAGGGGACAACAACAAGCAGGACAGGCAGACACTGGTACCACTCACTGCGGGGCTGTCGACAACCTACAAAACAGCGTGGGTGCCAGAAGAAGCGGGCAGTAAGGTGCGTATCCATTGCGGGACTCGGCGGGGCTGGCGAGGGTTCCGTTGCACGATCCTGAGCATGGTGTTGCGGCGCGTTACGCTCCTGGAGTCTGTGGAAGAAGACGGATCCTGATATTTTTGAGAATTCTCTGCGGGGTGGCTCTCTGTCGCAGAGTTCGCGAAGGTAATCTGTAGAAGCAGTCGCAAGGAGGTCGGCAGCGTCGTGGTAAATAACAACCGAAGTTCTTTAACAGCAAGGAGGCTGCTATGGATCTGGAGTTTGTGCACGGATGCTTGTTTGGCGGAGCGGTGGGTTTTGTACTCGGAATCTTCGCAACGCTGCAAGTGATGGGTGTGCTGTGTTGATGGGAGGTGATGCAGGGTGCGCGTCAGCGATGAACGCGTAGTACCACTGCCCTTGTCCGGCGGGACGTAAATCACGTGAAGTAACAACTGATTGGCACGGTAACAGCACGAGTGTTACCGTGCTCTTTTTACGCTACCGGAGTAAAGAAGATGGACGTACAGCAGATGGTCGTCAAAGGGGCCTACTACAAATACACGGAGAAGCGTGTGTGGGACTGGCGGCTGGAACGAGTGCATTGGTCACAGTTCGGATTCGGACTGGGCCTGACAGGGGTATTCAACATCTGGGGTTTTGGCTGGCATCTGGAGCTCGGGCGCCTGCGAGAACGGATAGAGATCCCCGTACAATCGCACAGATTCAACGTAGGAGATGACAGTGCCTGAGCAGCAGAAGAGTAAAACCACCCTGCCATCGATCAACACTCGGCGACCGAGTTGGTATTTGGAGACTCATGGATGGAGCCGTGGGGCCGCTGTCCGCAACAAGGAACGAGTGCCTGTGCAGCTCAACTCGACACGGCAGGCGTCTTATTGCATGCACGGGGCGATTCGGATCGCTGAGTACAACAAGGCGATCAGTGCGATCGATGTTGGTTTGCTGCAAGCCGCGCTGGTGCGCTTGCTGGGCCGGCATGCTATGAGCAGGAAGGACGAGATCGCTACCATCATTCACTGGAATGATGAAGTGTGTTCGTTCTCGCGGGCAGCGGTCGAACTGATGAAGGTGGCGGAGCGACTGGCACTGGACAGCGAGACTTACGAGGACACGTTGGTGTGGGCCATTTCTCAGAGTTTCGGACAAGACTGCCAGGAGCGCCTGGAGTGTGTCCTGGAGAGCAACGAGGCGAAAGTCCTGGAGCCGGCATGACGCTACCAAAGATCGTTGCGTATGGCACGCTGACGAATACCGATGTGCAGGCATTTGATCGTTCGGTCAATGAGCATCTCGGGAAGGGTTGGTCGTTGTACGGTGATAGTCGTGCAATTGGCCAAGCCACTTCCACATTGTTCGTACAGACGTTGGTGCAATACGAAGCAGAAGAGGTACCAGTCATCCCGACTTCCCGCCAATCCCGTTCGATCGATATGACGGAGGAACGACCAACCAGCATGTCACCAGGAGCAGATGATGACGCCGCTGCCTCCTGACGACTACGAAGTGCTGGGCAGCCATAGCCGTACCGCTTTAGCGTCGGAGGTACGAGCAAAGATCCAGCAGGGTTACTCGCTGCATGGTGATTTGATTGTGAAGGGTAGTGAGCAAGGCCTGTGGTATGTGCAGGCGGTGGCCCGCTATTACGAATACTGTTATCCGACCACACATCTTCCCGAGCCGGAGGGATCATGACAACGAAGACGAAACCAAGCGATTACATTGCCCAGGGCTGGTGCCAGAATGCCGGGGCGAAGAATGCAGACGGCTACGTTGTACCTGTGAGCGACGGGCGAGCCGCTTGTTGGTGCCTGGCAGGTGCTTTGGGTGCCGCTCGCAACGACAAGGTGATCAATATCATTCAGCAGCATCGGATCGAAGACAAGCTGGACGAGCTGTGTAAGCCACGACTGACGCCCGCGACACGTGGGCAAGTGGGTACTTCGGGATCGGCCTTCGTGATTTGGAATGACTACGTTTGCCCCGATCAGAGTACAGCTTTGAAGATTATGCAACAGGCTGAAGAAGGGATCTGTTGATGGAGGAGCTGACAGACGATGAGCAGGACGAACTCCTGCGGTTCATTGAGTGTGCCACTCGATCCGCCGGTTACAGAAGAAGACTTCAATAGGAACTAGCCGTGGACTTTAATGCGATCAAGGATGCGCTGGTCAATGAATTCCAGACGAACGAGTTCTTCAAAGGCGGTGCCGTCATTGCGCTCTGCACCTGGATCGTCATGCAGGCCCGTGGGCTGCCGTCGCGATTCACCGGCCTGTGGGACCGCTACGGAGCTTACCTGGTTGAGTTTGACCAGGGCTCAGCCGACTTCGATGCAGTGCTCTCGATGGTGCTGGAGATGCACAAGGACTCCAAGCTGGGCAACTTTGCCTACGTACCGTCCTACGACGGCGAGGCGGGGTTGTTGGTGCCGACGGGCAACCGCTGGCACCGCCGAGACCGCTGCCTGATTCGCACGATTCTCAGCAAGCGGGAGCTGAACAACTCCAGTGACCGCAACAATGCCACCACCTTCACGCTCTCAGTGACAGCTTACGGCTGGAAGAAGCGAGAGACATTGAAGGGCATGGTGGAGGCGGCCATTCACAATTGGAAGGCCCAGCAGCACGGTAAGCTGCATGTGCAGGACTGGCAGCACGGTTACTGGTACAACTCTGTGCCGCTGCCACGTCGCACATTCGACAACGTCTACTCGGACTGGGCGATGCGGATCAAAGAGGACCTGGATGCGTTCCTGGCCCGTGAAGACGACTATGTCCGCAAGGGAATCCCCTGGCGGCGAGGATACTGTCTGTATGGCCCGCCGGGCACAGGCAAAACATCGCTGGCCATCGCGCTGGCCAATTACCTGAAGCGGGACCTGCGGGTGTTCGAGAGAGGACTGCACAATGACTTGCCGAGCATTCTCAGCGGGGACAACGGGCTGTGCCTGGTCGAAGACATTGACACGCTGTCCAGCGTGGTGAAGGAGCGGAAAGAGTCGAAGGCTCTGATAGTGAAGTCCGGCAAGAAGAAGAAAAAGAAGAAGGCGGACGACGAGCCTGACAGCACGACCACGATGTTCACGCTGGGAGAGATCCTCAATGCGTTGGATGGCGTGAAGAGCGGCCACGGAGCAATCGTCCTGGTGACAACGAATCATGTGGACAGCCTGGATCCTGCTCTGCTACGGCCGGGCAGGATCGATATGTTGTGTGAGATGACGTACATGACCCGCACTGAGTGGGATATGCTTTGTGAGTCGTATTTCGGTGAGTTGCTGCCCTGTCCGGAGGGGCGGTACACTGCTGCGGAGGTTCAGGGTGCTTATCAGCGTGCTGGGTTCGACAAATCCTTGTTCCTGCAGGAAATGCAGGAAGTTCTGGCTGAGAAGGCCAAAAGAGAGGAGTTGAGAAGCGGCTAACCGGTTACTCGATACTTACGGTACCTGTCCGACAATGATGCACTGCTGAGTCGTCGGTGGGGACGGGGCCAGTTTTATTCATTGGCTGGTCCATTTTCCGGGGAGGGATGCCTATCGGCAGTTCAAGGGGTCGCCTCCCGTTTGAAACACATAGTGTGCGGTACCTGTCCGTCATGATGCGCCGCTGAGTCGACGGTGGGGACGGAAAGGTCGCTGGGGTTATGTTTGGCAGCCTCGACCTTTCTCCTATGAGTGGCGATGCCTATCGGCGGCTTCAGGGGTCGCCACTCACTTTAACCAAGAGGAGTAATGATGACACAGAAGATTGAGCTCTCTGCCGAAGAGCGTAATCGGTTTTGTGACTGGTGCATTCAGAGTGCCCGGCATGAGATGGATTGGGCGAGGAAGCAACGAGCGGCACAGAACCCGCTCGCACAGGTGAGTGTTCGTCACGCTCAGATATTCAGTCGTGTGGCTCATTTCCTGATGCCATCACGTGACCATGAGATCTTCGGGCAGTTCCCGGAGGATTTTGAAGAAGTAGAGGATTTCGATGTCCATCCTGACGCTGACTGAAGAAGAGAAGAAACTACCGTTCAACCAGTGGGACGATGCGGCTCTGGGCCGTGCGATGAAGCATACGGTCAACATCTTGAATGATGATACCGACTGCAAAGCGTCCCTGCGGTTCACGGCAGCAGCTGTGTTCCTGATCCACGGGGCGATAATGAACGGTGCCGAGAAGATCGAGCTACAGCTCGATGCCGGCATTGACGAGAAAGGCACTGCACTAGGTGACTGGCTCATTACGGCGACACAACTCGTGAAACCAGGAGAGACTGAAGATGATGCAGGTGAATCTGCCGACTGAGATGCCTACTTACGCAGCGGATGAGTTGAAACAATTTGGAAACCTCGCAGGGTTATCGGGCGTTGACGAACAGGTGAAGGGCGAGCTGCAAGCTGCGGAGATCGATATACAAGAGTTCCCGGTAACTGTTCCGGGGGAAGTACAGACAAGCGTGTTCGGTACGCTCCACAGCTGGCGATTCACTCGCGCATGGCGGTACTGGGCGTGTCAGGGGCCAGGGCTGGACCTGGCATACGCTAACTGGCTACACGTTATGGCGGGTAATTCGGCCCGTGTTGGTGGTGACTGCACAGCACCCGCACCCATTGACGTGTACAAAGGGTTGGGCTGCGGCGTCTACCATTGTGACACGCCGTTTTCTCTTCGTATGCTGGTGCGTGCGATCAACAGCCAGGTGCGGCAAGCGAACGCAGAGAGCGACGAGCGGAACGATCGACCGCCCGTGAAGATTCCGGCGTTCAACAATCTGGCAGCGTTGCATATCGGGCTGTTTAACACCGAGGGAGTGTTACGGATCCAGAAATTGGACGAGACGGCTCCGGATCTTGTGCACGATGAAGATGCCACGCGTATGGTTATCAGCCTGGCGGCAGACGGGAGAGCAGATGCTCTTCTCATGCTGCACCTGGACGGTCATCGTGCAGATGATGCGTATGTGTCTGCGTTGTTGCAGCTGTACGGCGAGACGGAAGAAGACGCGTACGAATATGCCACCTGGAAAGAGTGGGACGATGCAGTCGGTAAGACACTGAACATCTCCCAGGCGGTTACTCGACAAGTGTTCGAGGCCGGTCGCATGAAGAAGCAGCACGATTCATGAGCGTGACGGAAGTCAAAGCCGCGTTGATGTTTCACTTCGAGGGTGAGAAGAAGAAGTTGCTGGAAGCAGACTGCGTACTGAAAGCAAAACATCCCAACGATAAAGTAGGATTTGCTCGCTCGATGATGGATGTGGAAGACCAGTTGATTGCTCGCCACATCAAGATCGAATGGGAATTCAATGAGGACACCAATGACGACTGAACCCGATAAGATTTACATCACTGACGATCGGCCGATCTACGGTAATGTACAGGAAATGGATCGGCTGGCCTGGTACACAGCACCGGGTGCTGACTCGGTTCGTGAGCTGGGTGTCTACAAGACCTCCCGTGGTTACTTCCTGATCGTGTATCATCATCGGTTGCATAACGGGCGCATCAACGATCGTGAGGGCTATTTGGAAGCCAGTCTCGACGCTGTGCCTGCGATTCTGAAGCAGCTGTATGTCGAGAAGGATTTCGGGTTGAAAATGTATCGTGAGTTGTTGTTGCAGCTGCCCGCACAGGGAGAATACGGCTACTAACCAAAGGGAAGGAACCCATGGATAATCCATACCGTTGTGACTTTGAATCTCCGCCAGCCCGAGACTGTACACCGCCGGACGCATTGATTGCGTTCGTCATTGTCTTTGGCTGGTTTTTCGGTGCGGTGATCGGCGGCATCGCCTGCGTTGTCCTCGATCACGCATTTCAGCACTGGCTCTAAGGAGGGCTGATGAAGCATTACATCGACTTCACCGACGGGTTGGGGTCGGACAACACCATCCGTGTGGACGGGCGACTGTCTACCGAGAACAAGCGGCAGGTTGCTGAGGCTCACGCTCAGCGTTGCCGCTTCATCAATTCAAGCAACACAAGAACATACGAGTTCATTGCCGGCCCCAGTCTGTTGAGGGCGAAGCCGGTAAGTCCGGAGTACACGGTCGCGATCGACCGCAGTGGAGACAGCAAATGACGAGGGAACTGTTGACGACGTATCTGCCATGGGTGGCGTCGGTGATCACGTTATGGACGACGTGGCTGTCAGGCCATAAGGTTTGGTGGGCGTTTGCACCGAGGATCGTCAACCAGTTCGTCTGGTTCACCTGGATCATCGCCAGTGAGACCTGGGGCTTTCTGCCCATGGCCGTCATTCTGTTGATGATGTACACACGTAATCACTTACTGTGGAGAAGAGATGCCAAGGAACGTGCACAGACAGGAGCTGGAGCAAGCGGTTGAGGCCATTTGGTCTGAGCTGCGATACCAGGACGACCTGTCACGTAGAACTGAAGATGAAGCCAAGGACATTCCTGGCTTCTGCACGCTGCTTCGCCGCTACCTGAGAAAGGTGGAGGATGACTGGGCTGACAATGCAGCCGAATGGCAGGTGAACAACACCAAACAGGTTACTTCCGCCCTGGCTGGGTTGCGAAAGCTGGCGGCCATTGCCACGAGGGCGATGATTTACAACGGGATTGTGCCCCGGTCGCAGTACGCGATCGGTGAGCATTTGATTTTCGTAAATCAGGAACCTGAAGCGACGCGTCACGGGGTAGAGTTCCCGTTCGTATATGGTGACGGTGTTTATGTTGTGGAGGTGCTGCAACCGGGCAGCATGCTGTATGACCGCGAGGGGTTCCATTACTACGTTCGCAATGGCTCCCTGGGTACGTACGTGAGTGAAGACGAAGTGGCGCGTCGTAAACAGACAACATCTGTTGTCGACAGTGATATGCGTGGCTGGGTGTTCTCGGCTGAGGGTGACGCAATTGAAGAGGTAGGCTTTGCTCTTGCCTCTGAGTACGTTGACGCGGATGCGGCTATGACTGGCTTCGGCCGGGAGTTTGCTGCGCCGTTTGACGTGTACTTCCGTGACGGGAATGGCGAGCTGCAGGCTACAAATGCCGAGAGCACGCCGGATGACTTTCATTGAGGAATGTGTTTTGGTTGAAGCACCACACACAATCGCGCAACTGCAGAAGACTCTGCGAGGATTTTGTACGCCGTGGCAGGAAGATGGCAGTGTGCCGGCTAACTGGGAGCGGCTGGACGGTATGGGCGAGCAACTCGCTTACGTGAGTCGCAGGGCGGCTCCGAACGCTCATAAACCTCCGATCATTGTGTATCGGGCGACTCTGCCAGGCTGTTCTACTCAAATCTCACAATACGTGCTGGTGGCTGATCCGGATGATTCCGCCATGGTTGACGAGGCTATCCAGCTGGCGAAAGACAAAGCCGATGCTGCGTTGTGTCAGTTGCTGGCACGCGAAGGACTGGGTTCGCTGATCGTGATGGAAGAAGGGGCGGTATGACAACGGCACAACTCACAGGAATGCCTGTCCGTCCCAGTCAGTTGATTCGGCTGGGCTGGACGCAGTCGCAGATGGCCAGAAACAGAGATAATGCGCCTGTCGATTGGGATGCCTCGACCGCTTGCCGCTGGTGTCTGGAAGGGGCCATACGTGCGTCCGGTTTCTTCTGCGATGAAGACGATCCAGGGAGCTTCTACGGGCGGGTAAAGTCACTGGTTCGAGAGCGGTTTGAGCTCCGCTATCCTTGGCTTTGGAATGATATGAGTTGTTACTCTCCTGAGCCGGTCATCGCTTTGCTTGAAGAAGTGGAGAATGAACGAGCGTGGGATCGTGACTACGCTGTTCCGGTTTCCATACTGAATTTTGTGGCACGTAATACCCCAGAGGAGGAATGATGCCCAGTTTACTGCCGTTGTTGCAGGAATACCTGAATGCGGTGGACAATTCGGAGAAAGCCAGGCCCCAGTATCTGGACGCTCTTCGGGGTCGCATGCAGACGCTGCTGGATAACCCAGAGCACCCGTGTATGAATTGTGGGCTGCCGCGGGTTCCGAACCACCATCCCGACGCTGGCAAGTCTGAGCATATCGGGTACATTGGAACGCAGTACGGGTGCCTGCCGTGTGCGGAGAAACGCGACAACGGCCGCAACAAGATCTGGATCGAGTTGTTTGCCTGGTTCACCAAGATGGCGGAGCAGGAAGAGATGGTTCATCCGGAAGAGGCGAAGATAAAGATGCTGCAGCTGGAGCAGGCGAGGCGTCTTGAATTCCACGAGTCATGTCGTCAGATGCAGGAGGTGCCTGGTGAATCGGAGACAGTTCCTGGCGGGTAGCGCTGCTGCCATGATTGGATCCCCACTGGCGGCCTCGCTTAGTACGCGAGAGCCAGTGGTTGACTCGTTTGAATGGAATGGATTGGTGCTGCAGCGGATTCCGCGGACGCACTACGCCATTGATTCGGAGAAACTTCCACAACACATCATGTTGGGTTGCTGGTTGTTGAGCGGGTCAAATCGTAGAATCCAGAAGTTCCTGGTTGAGTACAAAGAGCAGCTCGTTGGTTTCGAGCGGCTTATGGCCAACTTCCCGGGCAGTACGGCCTGGATACAAGGATACTTCAGCGACCCGGTGCCTGGGGATCTCTGGGCCTGGGTGGTGATTCAACGGGATGACTTTCCGTTGTCGCCCACGGATGGAAAGCCAATGAGGGCGGCTCCGATGCTTGCTGCTGGTGCGCAGATGGGTGCTTCAATCCGTTTCGCTTACGACGAAGGGCCGTATTGACGAGGAGTAGTACATGGCAGTGGCGGCACTGTTGAACGATACCACCGACTGGTATCACTGGGGGTGTCACGGGACTTCGCTGGGCCTGAAGCACTTGTTGCTGACGAGATTTGATGATGTGCGGCCCGTGAGCATCCTGGCTACATACGAGAGGCCAGCACATCCGGTCCCGACATTCGACGACTGGGATCATGCTGGCAAGTTTACTCAGTTCCTGCTTGGCTGGTCAGGCGGCGATGCTGTGGTGGAGTCTGATGTCATTGTGATCAATGGCGAGGGCACGCTTCACAGAGACAAGGCGGGTGTTCGCCGGCTTTTGTATCTGGCGTACGCCGCGAAGACACACCTGAAGAAGACTGTGTGGATTGTGAATCACACGGTCTCCCTGTTTCATGCGGCGTCGTACAACTATGTGCGGTGGTATCGCCGGGCCTATCAGGCGGCTGATTACATTGCGGTCCGGGAGTCGGGATCGCAGAAGGCCGTGGAGAAGCTGGGTGCGACAGCAGAGTTGGCGTTTGATTGCCTGCCGCTGTGGTTGTCAGAGTTGGAGCCGCCCAAATTGCGATGCTCTGACTCGATACTGTTCTCCGGTACCAGCGACCCCGGATCGGATGTGCGAGGGATCGTTACGACGATGCTCCACCGGTTCGATACTGACATAGACTGGCCTATGGGAGCCCCTGCGTATCCGTCGATCGATGAGCAGAACTGGCTCGACGCTGTGCTTGTTGACGTGGGGATGGTGGAGAATGAGAGCTGTGTGCACATGCTCAACGCTACATCATTGGAGGCCTGGTGGGAGATGATCGCTGAGCCAAAGGCGGCCATGCTGGGGCGTTTTCATTATCTCATTGCGAGATGGTGTGCTGGCGGCGCGGCATACGGTTACGGCGGCAACACCGGGAAGATCTACGACATGATGAATGACTTCGGCCTCTGCGACTATTACCTGGTTGCTCCGCCGGATGTTCTGGATTGTCACACGCCTGACTATTGCGTGCCGTCATTGGAGGGCATGTGTCTGTCGGCAATGCGTAACTTACCGCCCGCTTAAACCCTCAACCCAAGAAACTTCACGACCTGGGAGGCGTGTGCACGGTGGCAACTGCCGTGTATGACAAGCAGTTGTGTTTGGTAAATAAGAACCCTCAACGGGAGAAGCGTAGATGGATTTTGTGAGATACAAACCGGAGCTGAAGATTGACTACAAGAGCAAGGCGGCTCCGTTACTTCAGGCGACTGAATACTACGAAAGTGAACTGGAAGAGCTGTCCAGAGCCGGTGTAACTTTTGAAGTGGAACCGGATCGTTGGTCCATTCTGCTGTGCGAGTTTTCCTGGTTTCGTGCCGGGAGGCCGTACTACAACATCTACCCGTGTATCGCAGAGATGGCGGCAAAGATTCCGGATGACACTCCTGTGCGTCCGTTTCGGTTGCCACATGTTCCGCGGTTGCTCCCGCCGTTTGCGGAGAATGCCAGCCGGGAGAAGCTGGAAGAGTGCGACACGTACACGACGCAGGCACTGGAGCTGCGACAACCTGATCGATCGCATTTGTTGATCGTGCAGTACAACGAGGATACCGGCAACTCGAACGTCTCGGTGTGGTCTGACATGGATGATCAGACACAGCGTATGCAGCGGTTTCCGTTGTCACGAGAGGACCCTGAAACGCTGGGCACGTTGATTGGTATGAATGGTGCGCCGCTGATCAACGTTATTGAGAAGACAGAAGAAGAGCACGTAGAGGATGAAATCGACATCCTGCAACACCGGCTGGTGGCTTGTCTTGGCCTGCTGGTAGATGGTGACCTGGGCCTGCTGGAGCGCGACGTCTGCAAACGGGATGAGGGTAAGCCTCTGACTGATGACGTCATTAAGCGTGCCGAGAAACGCAAGGGGCAGGGTTGGTCGCTCGGCAGGACGCTGGAGTCCACGCCCCATACTCGTCGACCTCACTTTGGAATTCGCCACATGCGGGAGGAAGGGCACGAAGATCTGGTGCCTCGCCTTCGGCCGATCAAAGGATCAGTGGTGCGAGGGAAGAAGATGACCGAGATCCCGACTGGCTTCGAGGACAAGTGACGCGGTGTGTAAATGCCGCAAGAAAGGCTGGAGAGTTCACTGGGTACGTTATCCCAGTGGAATGAGCTACGCGATCTGTCTGGTGTGCTACTGCATGCGGGGTCGTTACGACACGTGGGAGAAACCGAAGGCTGAGAGGAAGTGATGAAGAATACCATCGCAATAATGGACTGGTTGAAGGAGGTTGATGCTGGCCACCTGGCAATTAACGGGCAGAGTCGCGAGGGTTATATCCAACAAGCGAGGGAGTGGATTACTGAAGGCTGGGGCGTGGACTGCTTTGGCGCGGGCGGGGAAGACCTGCCACCGGTGGTGATCGCGGCAGCGTTGCTTAATGAGGCAGACGACCCGCGGGTCGATCACCCTGACAAGGATTTGTTTCGGGACCTGGCACTGGAGATTCTGAAGCGATTGTATGGGCGACCTTTCAATGTTGACTCCGCAGATGTGGATGCGATCGGCCGGGCTTGCCAGCAGGCTGAGATCGTGGAGACGCACTACCCGGACAGTGTTGGATTCGTGACACCGCATGAGTTCCAGTTCAACTTTGAGCATCGCGACGACCTGGAAGAGTTACGCAACGCCGTGAACCGGATCAGGAAGGCATTTGAACGTGACGACTGTAATTCAGAAGCGTAGTTTCCCTCTGTACAAGAACACGATCTGGGAAAAGCCCAGCGACGCTGTTTACGCCATGATCCGCGGAGCGGAAGCATACTTCGCGGGTGAGTTTGAGAACGTGAAGCTGGAATCCCGCACGTTCGGCGAGTGGGAAGGGGACGTCTGTTTCGGCTGTTACGCTACGTTGGCTATCTTCGACACGGGCGTCATGTCGATGTACCACGACACGGCCGGCGAGGAGCCGACGGATGTCGTGACAGAGGAGCGAAACAACCGACGGCATGAAGAGTGTCCGAAGTTTGCCGCCTGGCAGTACGCGTACAGTGAGTTGGCAATTGATTATTTGCGGACGCGAAACCTGCAGGCGTTCATGGCGTACTGGATGGACATAGCCACTGCGGGTGCCTGGCTGGCTAGGTACGAAGAGAGACGTGATGTGTACTGGGATCTGCCAGAGTTGGAGAATCGCTCCACCACGGCAGATCTGCCACCTTACCGAGAATTTGCTGACTGGCTGAAGGAGCGAGACTTTTGATTCGACGGATAAAACGACTGGTAACACGGCTGAACTGTTGTCTTTACGGGCATCGGCTGGGTGAGCGGCGTTATTTGCCGCGTAACCCATTCATTATCGGTGACTCTCGACATTTTCTGCCCACAGCGATGTGGACAGGTGAAGAGAAGAATGCTCTCCGGTACAACATACTGGAGCAGTGGTGGAACGGTTGGGAGTGGAAACCACGCCGGACGATGGAAGTCGACCGCGCGACTGCTCGGAAACTCTTGGGGTATGCTCATGCACAGTCCTCGGTGGAATAAGCACTTGATCGGTTGTCAGAAACGCGGCGGAGAGGCCTACCGCCGCGGGGACAGTCGAGATTCGTGCCCGTACCAAACATACAACAAATACGCTACTGGTCCGGCTAACTTGACACGGCAGCGTCGTGAATACTGGATTCGTGGTTGGGATTTTGCGAAGGAAGAAGATGACAAAAGCAGCTGAAACAATCACATTGTCGGAGTTCAACACACTGTTCGCCGGTAAGTTCGAGTACGTCTATGACCACACCTGGCCGCGTGCAGGTGAAGACGCTTACCACTTGCGTGCGTGGAGTGATCTGAAACAGACGTGGGTCATGCCGCAGCCGGGGCGTATCCGTGTGCGTGTGTGTGTTCCCGAGGGCACACCGTTCGCCGAAGTGCAGGTGTCGATGAGCTATGTCCGACAGGTCCAGGCCATGATCGACCAGCCGACGCTGCTGGTCTTCAAAGAGAAGCACGAGGACCGTTACTACCTGTGTCGCAACATTGACGAACTGGGCACGGCCTGTTTGGACGTGATGCGAGACCGTCGTGACCAAGGGTATTACAAGTCTTATCCTGTCGCGATGAATAAGCCGAAGACGATTGTCGCGGACATTGACCCTGCTGATGATGAACTGCGGGTGGCTACGCATCGAATGTGGGAGCGATATGCCCGCGCGGAAGAACAGGCACGGCGATCTGAGGAAACAGAAAAGCTGGCTGAGGAGATCCTGGAGAAAGGACTGCTGACTGAGGCGTTCTGGTTCTTGCATGATCGTGACGACAATGAGTACGAACGTATGGAAGTTGAATACCCAATCATCCCGGACGGCAAGGCGATTCTGGAGAAGAACGCCGCCTCTCTTTGAAACGGAGCTGATGTAGATGCAAAAAGAAGCTGTGGTTGATTATAGCGACGTGAAGTTGCCCAACGGTATCTGGTTGGTCGGCTTGTCGCTGCGTGAAGAGTTGTTGTATGCAACGGCTGTGATGGGGCCGGTGGCGGTAATGCGACAGCTGGTTGACCAGGACCTAAATGATGACCCTATTTCGCTGGATATTGACGGGCTTGGGAAGTGTGAGCTGGTTGCAGTGGTCAAAGAGCCGGCACCAACGATACTTCCGGGCGCCGACGGGATCGGCGTGTTGATGGGCGCGGAGTTCCAGCTCCGCGTGGTAGAGCCGTACGACTCGGAGCCTCCGGGAGTGATTTACTACGACAACATGCCTCTTGGGTCACTGGTGTTGCTGGACGTGACACTGCACCCGAGTGCGACAAAAGAATCGCTTGGCGCTATGGAAGTTAAGCAGATTGCTGGCCCGGCGAAGGAGGTGGCCGAGCTGCTTAATCGCTGTCGCGGAGCGGATTCGTACGCTCTGCAGGTCGGTCAACAGGCGATCGTAACTCCTCGCGGTATGACCTACGAAATACACGAAGAGCTGGACGGCATAGGCTTCGTGCGAGACTTGTCCGTGGTTGGCGAGGTCAAGTTCAGTACCATCCAGGCGATTCAAGAGAATGAGGCTGAAGGCGGGGAGCCGGATCTGTCTGCGCCGTTGTTTTCTTCTGAGGAAGCACAGAAGCAGGCAGGGGGCTGGGCGGATGCGTTGCGGCATGCGTATTTGATCTGTGCTGACGAGTCGTTGATCTCGCTGAATGATCAGATCGTCAACCGGCCGCTGTACAATCTTCCGCAGCTGGAAGATGACCTGATGGCGATGCTGAAGGCATTTATGCGGAAGCGGGCAGTCACCAGGTATATTTCCAAGCCGGAGTTCACGGTGATCGAGTCCGCATTGACAGATGTGGCCCGGTTGGCTGTCACGTCTGGCGTGCTGCGATATTACTCTGAAGCGTTTACTGTGTTCCTGGAGAGTGACAATGGTTGCCCCGATATCGCGTCTGACTGAAAAGCTGGAACGCTCCTGGGCTTACTATCTGGAAGCGATGAAGCTCAACTCCGGAGTGGCCGTGGTGCACTTGCAAACACAGCTGGACGAGCTGTGGGTGCACGCTCGTGACATGTCCCAGGCAGAGCGAGACCTGCTGGCACTGATCGACGTACTGTCAAAGTCGCAGCGTCAGTGGCGATACCTGTCGGCCGAGCGAAAGGCACTGATTGGCGAGCTGTTGGTGCGGTTGATGTCAGTAGAGCAGGTGACTGCTGAAGAGTTGACAGAGTACCGGACGCGAGTAAGTCGGTCTGGCACGGACCTCTTGACGCCATTCAAAGGGCCGCAGCGGCTCATGGTGACGTCCGAATGGTTGCCGGGCGGTGCGCTGGGGAACAACCCTCAGTTCACGCATGGTGACACGTACATCGTTGCTGTCGCTTATCACGAACCGATGCGCGACGTACAGTGGCGATTGGAGACGATCCGGGTGCAGGCTGACAACGAAGTGGCCCAGCTCTATTACGAAACGACGGGGGATCCGTTTGATGAGTGGGAGTCTGTGGAATGGTATATGTCCACAACGTCGCTGCATCTGCCGTTTCTGCCTGAGAACTTAATATCTGAAAGTTTGAGTGATGGACGGATTGGAGATTAGAGTAACGCCTGCTCAGTTGAAAAATGCTGTGCGGGACGTGGTGAATAAGATGCTCTCAGCTGAACAGCTGCGTTCACAGGTTGACGAGCATGTGGAAAAGATCCAGAAGCGCTTGGAAGAGCGTGCCACAGCAGAGCTCGAAACGATATCTATACCAAAGGAGCGTATGGATCGCTGGATTAGTAATCGCCTGGACCGTGATATGGACAGGAAGATTCGCGACGCAGTCGACAGAAAGGTAGGTAGTATTATTAAGGAGCAGGTGTCCATTGCCGTTCGCCACATTGTAGAAACAGGTGTGACACTCCAAATTGGCACCGGTTGGAATCAGACTGTCAGCATTACAACCGAGGATGCTGCTGACCTCAAAGAAGGGGAGATCCACGCTACCGATGGCAAAAACAAAAAAACCTGAGTGGGAAGACATTTCGAGCTACTCGCAGAGAGAACCGGTAGAGGAACGGAAGCCGAAAGCCTGGTGTCTGTCGTGTGGTGCGGTGCGGATCAGAGTACATCGTCACATTCATTATCCGCCGGATACCTGGCTATTGTCGTGCGATCCGTTTTTCAAAACTCATGAGTTGCAAGCCGGAGGCCTGGAGGCAGCGAAAGAAGAAGCGATGGGCTTGGTGATGCAGCGACTCACCGACGAGATTGCGCAACTTCAGAAAGCAGTAACATGAATTGGACGGTAGCTCACACAGCAGACGTCTTGGTGCTGATTGTGTTTCTGGTCGCGTGGTTGCTTGCTGTGGTTCTGGCGGCCGAGCACGGACGTGCCGCCAGCGAAGCACTGAAAGGCTTGGCTATCGGTAGTGTGCTTCTGTTCGCGCTGTTACTGCTCATCTATGCGGCGGGCACGTTCAACGAGTTGCAGGAGTACATTCTGTACCAGGTCTGCCCTGTGTGCGAGGAGGCTGCCAATGCCAAAGGTGACTGATACACGGAAAGATCGGGCGTACGAGTTGCTGCGGAGATTGCAGCGAGGGGTGCGAATCCCCCACTTCCGCTCTTGTCGGAAAGGTAACACATGACTACGAACGCGCAGCGTGCGGCATGGGCTGAAAAGGCTGTGTCCGCATTTGCACGAGAAACGAATCAATCCAGTTACCTGGGTAACCTGGAAGACTATCTGGACATGGTGGCAGATCTGTTCGTGGATCTGTTGCATTTGTGTGACCGGGAAGGACTCGATATCGATCAGATTCTACGACGAGCGCATCATCATCACGATGAGGAAGTTTTTGAAGAGTCCGGCGATCCGGAATCGCTTGATTACAATATCGCACAACCAGGAGGACAATCGTATGTACCCGCCGCCGGGGCCAGTCCCGCCGCCGCCCCCTTTGCCCGGCGCAGAGGTCGACACCTCACGATGGGCTGAATACTGGCAACAGTGTATCGAAGGAGATGCTTACTCAATTTGGACGCCTACGGGGTTGTACGAGATGACGGGAGCACCATCTCCGCCCGGTCATTTTTACATTGCAGATGGTGTGTTTATGCTCGTGTGTATCACGACGCTAGCGGCCGGGATGTTTCTGGGATACCGGGTCGGCAGCCTGAAGAACTTATCGGAGGTGGATCATCTATCTGACCGATGATGCGAAGCTGGCGCTGGACGTAATCCGTGATTACTTCAGCGAGGAAGCTGACGGAATGGATCTTCCGGTGCTCTGCGATGCTTTGTGTTGCGGAGACGGCTATTTGTGGAGCGATTCTCGTCCGCAAGGGCCACTGAAAGAGTTGGTTGAGCAGGAACAGGTGGTGATTCATGTCGACGCTCTTTCTTTGCCGGTGATCTGGCCGCTTGGCGGGCAGGTTGCTTTTGCGGATGAATACGATGACGACCAGCGTGCTTTGGAAATGCTGGGCTGCGTCTTACTGGCCGGGCTGTTGGGCCTGGTGTTCTTTGCCGGCTTGGTGGTCGGTCTGCTTTGGAGGGCTTGATGACGGGCGATTTATCGAACATTGACTTCGAGAAGTTGGTTGAGTGGGTCGGGCAGCAGACGGCAATGCACGAAGACATCCCGCCGCAATTGATTGTGAGTACGTACAAGACTTCTGCGATACGGGACGTGATCGCTGCCACGTTGAAAGCGATCGATACGAATGCCGATCTTTTTCTGTCACTGCTGCCGAGCACTGTGTCCTGGCGGCGAGAGAATGAGCAAACAGTTGTTGACAAATTGCGGGTCGCGTATGCGAGGGAGCACCTTGCAGAAGACGGCAAGATCGAGGTTGATGCTGATGCCCCTGTTTCAGGGAGCGGAGATGCCGGCGATTACGTGATGGGATGGGTTTGGGTTGCAGACTCTGACTTGGATCTGGAGGTTGGCGAGGCTGAATACCTTGTCAAAGATCCGGACCCAAAGATGCTCGACAAACCATTGCCGGTGTTCCTGCAACATGAAACGTTACGGGCTCTGATTGTCAGCGGTCTCGGGCTGCAGGGCCACGACGTGGCAAAGTGGCAAGAGCGGGTCACGATGGCGTTGATCTGGTTGAAGCTCGTCCCGGGTGCTGTGCATGCGGACGAGGGTATTCTGGATCGCCCTTCTCAGCAGTTGCTGGAGTATGTGCAGGACAAGATGGTCGCGTACATGAAAGAGCCAAAATACTGTTCGGAGTCGAATCCGGACATATTTGGACAAGATCCGGCCATCGCTGAAACGGTGTCGGCCTGATTTTACAGGGTTCTGAGAATTACCGAACAGAATCCGGACATGTCCGGACAACGTTTGGGAAGGAGAACGTCATGAGTTACGAGACGGCGGCTGCGTTGCCGCCAGGGTTGTGGTCGCGGGCGGAAGCCGCTGGTTGTGATCATCACCTGTTCTTTGCGTTGGAGGGGCGGGCGGGTATGAAGGTGGATATCCTGCATGCTGGCCCTAACACGTTTGATGATCGAGACTACGTGCGGCCGGTTTCCGGCGGGCGGGAAGTGACAGACGCATCGTTGGCGACTTGGCTGGCGGAGATCGCGAAGGCTCCGGTGTTGTTGAAAGAGTACGCGGATCCGACCAACGTGTTGCGGCGACTTACAGCGCTTCGCGACGACCATACAACGGTGCTGCATGTGACGTCGCACTGGCATCCAAAGACGATGCAGACCCAGTACACGATTATCTACGAAGTGGACCTGACGCACTTGTTCAGTGACACGAAGTCGTCGTGAGCCATCTGACGACGTACATCCGGTTCAAAGAGCACCGGATTCTCAACACTGATTACTTTGCTGTTCGCTATTTTGCGGGTGGCACGCTTTGTTTGTACCACCGCAGCAATCCAAGACAGGTGCTGTGGGAATCGTATGAAATGACTGACATGGTGGACTATGTCCGCCTCAGCCTTGGAGAATGATGTGAGAAAAGACACGCGTGGAATTCGTGAGCAGGTCAAGACCGGCGATATGGCGATTGAAGAAGCGCTGAAGCGACTCAACAAAGGTCGTTGTCCGGAAGACGCGCCGATTCGTGGTTGGCTGCAGCGTCGGGCGAAGCGGTTGGGGGTATCGCTGAAGGATGTCTGATTTTTTACAACACAATGTTGACGATTTGAAAGTGGGAACGCAGTTCTGGGACATGCACTACGGGCTGTCTGAGTTCCCTTTCGCCTATGAGCATCTGCGGTTGTCGATGGATGACGCTAATGAGTCACTGCGAGAGGCCTTGGCCAATAAGGGCATTGATGCGATGTACGTCAACAAGATGTTGATCGTGTTGCAGATCGAGGAGCGAATCTGGGCTGCTTACGCTTACGATCATCACACGTTGGGTTTCGTCATCTTCGACCCGAAGGTTCGTGTCGAGCATGAGCAAGTCTAAGACAACGGAGCAACGTTTTGTCATTTAATGTCTACGAGATGGATCGCACGATTCATTACGACGGCGACAACAAGACTACTGAGTACGGTTTCCGAATCGTATCTCAGTGCGAAGGGTTTGATGTTTGCTGCTTCGGCTCAGAAGATGATCGGAACAAGTGGGTCGATCACGTAGCGTCGCTGATACCGCATGAACGCCCGTTTGAATTGGCGGGCGTGCTGGTGTTGGCGGCGGTGGCTGAGTCTGATGATATGCAGAACTGTGGGTCACTCATGCTGAAAGAAGAGCTGGGCGATCCCGATTACTCTGCCGAGATTTTCGAGGTTCTGGAAGAGATTCGAGTGTGATGTATGCCCCGACTTGATGAACATGTTTTGATCGGGTTGGCGATGCACCGACAACAGCTTGACCCGGCTGAGTACAAACGCTTTCTGCACGGAGGACCGCTGCCGCATCCTGAACTGGAGTACATCTGCCAGGAATGCCAAGCGGTCTTCAAGGCTACGACACCGAGACGGCGGTGCCCTAACGGGCATACAATTGACGGGCAGCGGCCCACGATGGAAGTGGAGCTTTCAGATGGTGTGCGATACCCCGCCCATCCGGTGCTGTTGATGCCGGCTCCGGCAGAGATGCGACGGGTGGATGATCCGCCTCCACCGGTACAGGTTTTTGGTAACGAGGATCCGCCAATGCTGGCGGATGGTGATTCGTCGTTTGACGCAGCGTTTCATGGGTTCTTATCCGGGTTGTGGGTTGTCGCGTCGCAGGCCCAGGGATTCGGGGCGATACCTGATCCTCATATCCGTCGCCAAACGGTGCAGAGCTACTTAGAGCACAACCAAACTCTCGAAGACAAGCGGACGTTTTTCATGAACTACTGCAGTCGGTGTGCGGGAAATGTTCCAGCAGCACAGGAGTGGTTGTTCGGGGCCGCGGCCGCATGGGCGTTGAACGCAGAAGATCACATGATTAGCGATACGTTGGCGACGCGGGTAGGTACGCTGCCTGCGGATGTGCGGTTGCGAATTGCTAACTGGGCGGCGCAGCAACCCCAGTGGCGAATCGTTCTCGCCGCGGCGAGGGTCGGTGATCATCCAGCTTTGCCGGACGCAGAGGTGGTGTATGAAATTGTCAGTGAAGTCAGTTCTCCGCGAGCTGGTTTCGAGCGGCAACACATGAACGAACCACCAGCGCCGGCAGCGACTCAGTGGCAGACGTCGCTGGAGTATTACTCTCGCACTGTGGAGGAGCAGGCACAGATTTTTAATCGACCGTCTGACTTTGTAGATTTTGCGAGAGGTTTCCTGGAGGCGACGGGGACGCTGACCCGCAACTACGACGGTAGCCTTGTGCGACTGGTAGATGCGGATTATTTGAATTTGCGCTACCATGAGGGTCAGCTTATGGTGTTTCTGGAGCAGCATGAGGCGGTGAGGGATTTGGTTGATCTGTTGCGGCAGGGCTTTGAAGTTTTGACGCATTCAGAAGAACCGGCGCCTGATCGCACCTACTTTTATTACGGGATGGCATTCTGCTCTTTTCTGAACCGTATCACGCTGCCCGAGAATCCGGAGTACGAGCAACTGTACATCACGCAGTTGCGTGAACTGGCGTGGACGAAAGCACCATTTTGGTTTGAAGTCGACGGGCAGGGTAACGACTGGACCGCGCTGACACTGCGACAGTGTCCGCATCCGGATGCAAACCAGGCAACAGGCCTCATGAGGTATTACCCGTCTGAGATGCAAACGTCTGAGATGAGGATGGCTTGGGATGGTTACGTGATGGGGCTGATGGTGACGGCAGTGGTGGCTCCTGATGTTGAAATTGATTTTCGTACGATCAACTACGTTGAGTTTTTGCACTACGTCACTCGACGTGTGAGTTGTTCGCCGGGAGATGCAGCCGTGTTGGCAAACATCCAGCAGGTGGCGACGGCGGACCTTACTCGGCCGGGCCAGGTTTCAAACCCGGCACAGGCTGGGTATGTTTTGGCACTCATGCAAAACAACTGGCCGGTGCAGGGATGGATGACTGGTATGCCAGGGCAGGCGGCACCGGATACGATTTCCTACAGCTCTTGCTGGTTGCGCGTGTACCCTCGGGCGGTAACTGAGGTGCCTGCCGCGGTGTTGTGTCGATCGCAGTATCCATCAAATGGTAACCTTCCGGGTTATCATGTGTTCATGGACGGCTACCTGGCAGCGATGCAGTTACATGTGCTTAACGAAGATGACGAACGTGTGTTTCCATCTGATGATGGTAATCGCGCGTTCCTGTTCGACACCCTGCGACGGATCCGCTTTGATTTGCTGCAGGAGATCCACGATGAGTGCATGACTGTTTACCAGAGTGTGGCAGAAGATGTGCTCGATCATGACTTACATTTGCACGATGTCGGGATGTCGTTCTTCTATGCGAGGAATCACATCAGTACGCCGGATATTGATGAATGGAATGCCCGTTTGTGGCAGGAAAGTAGCATAAATTGGCGGGAAATCTGGGCTACACAATTTCAGCCCTTCTGGGTGCGTTACGCTGAACAGCCAAGCTCTCCGGTCTTGATGCAGTCGTCATACCCTACGATCGAGCTCTTGGCAGACGACCCGTCAACTGTGGCTGAACGGATGCAGCAGTTTGAACAGGATTTTCTGCGAGGATATCTGTACGAACTTGGGTTTCATATCTCTGAGAGGCTGCCTAGCCGGTTTGCTGATTGGGAGGATAGTTACCATGATGCGGCGGATGCTGTTGTGGGGTTGTTTTCGGATGAACCTTTGTTCAACCCGTTGTGCGACGAAGTGTGTGCGTTTGCTAACCGGTATCAACACCTCATGCCCAGTGTGCATTTGACTCCGTTTGAGAACGGCCGAATGTTCTGGAGGGCCGCAGCAGGTCGGGATGCTGGGTTGTGGACTGACCCGTCGTGCCAGAACGGGTTGTTGCGTGCGTTATCAGTGGATCGTACGACACGGATTACGCTGGTATTTGACGATAACACTTGGGCAATCAGCATCGAAGACAATCCTCGATTGCCGTTGCTGATGTTGACGGATGATCCCGGGTTCAACGCATTCTGGGACGGCTACATTCACAGCTTGGCATCATTTGCGGTTTGCGGTAATGACGACAACGATGACTCGACTTGTCCGTTGCTCGGCATGGATCCAAACTTGGAGATTGCTGCGCAGGCCGTCGCGTCGACTGGTGATTTCTATGCGGTGTTGCGAGACGCTTGGTGTTTCTACCAGGATCACTGTCAGTATTTCGAGAACCGTGAATCTGCGGCCGGTCATGCTTTCAACATGACACGCAACGGTCACGGCGTCGGGTTCTGGGATGGTGGCTGGGATCACCTGGGGGACAACGCGGAGGGTACTCCCGGGGCAACGGTGCTGACTGACGCGTGTGAGCAGTACGACAGTTGTCAGTTGGAGTGGCGCTTTGATGACCCGGAAGCTGCAGAACGGGCAGTAGACGGAGAATATGAAAACGACCCGCTCAATTACGATTTTCTGATCCTCAACTAGCTAACTTGCACTGAAGTGCCCGCCGGGTAAAATCCGGCGGGCGAGGAGGGGTTGATGACCACAAATATCGACGGTCTGTACCGTTACGCCTGGATTGAACATACCACTCGGCAGTCTACGTTCTTCCAGGTAACGGACGGGATCATCGAATCTAATCCGGAGCATGACGACACGACACCGTTGGGACCGTTCAATGGTCGACCTGTCAAAGAGTTCTTTGATGCGAGGCGGTTGCCGAACTGGAGATACAACGACCGCTGCTTGCAGGTCAATACTGCAAAGAAGGATGAACAATGCGATTCGCGTCACACCGCGGGATAGGATTTGGTGCCGAGAACACCATGAATGCGGTGATGGCCGCGAGGGCGGAAGGCGTTACTCACGTCGAGGTCGATGTGGTGATGACGTCTGACGGTTACCTGATGCTGACGCACGACCCGTTACAGACGTCGAATGACGGGAAAGAACTCTACATTCCCACTGTGCGACGTAACGAACTTTGGGACGCAGGGATCAACTTGCCAGAGCTTGGCACGTTGGTACAGCTGATTGACGATAACCCGATTCTGATGGTGGAACTGAAGGTTCACAATCTGTCGGATATTTACATGTCGTCTCTCGTTACAGCGGTGTGTCAGGCAGATCTTCCGGAGCAAACGGAGATTCTCTCGTTCAACCCCTCCCTGCTTTACCGCTTACGAAAAGCGGGTTGTCCGCATCGTATGATCTGGAACGTCGTCGACCCCGCGTTGGCGTCGTCGTTGTACTTGCGGGACAACCCATGGATTCATGCGGTCAATTCTCACATTTGCTGGGCCAGCGTTGGCGAGGCGCAGCGGTTCAAACATCACAAAGTGAAAGTCGGTACGTACGGTGTGGATGATTTGGTAGAGGGTCGCAAAGCTGCGACCATTGGATGTGACTTTGTCATTTCCGCCGACCCGACCATGCTGCGTGGTGCGATGCTGTTGCCACGGTGATCGATGCTCACAACTTCCCGACTGGAGGATTTATGTCGCTTCCGTACTCTGTGTTGAAATTACTGGGAGCTAAAGCTGACTCACACATGAAGGCAGCTGCCGCGACGATTGGACTGAATGAGCAGAATGAAAAACTGGTCAAGCAGCTGGAAGAGGTGATCGCTGAGCCGACGCTGTCACGTGCCGATAAGTCGCAGGTCATGATGGCTTATATCGTGGCGCAGCTGCAGGAGGCGGAAGCCTCTACTCCCGTCGGTGAACGTGCTCACTCGTACAAGAAACTCTTCATTTACACATTGCTGTTGGCGCAGCACCTAACGTGTCGAGCTACTGATTTTGAGCACGAAGGCCCGGACGCCGAAGAGTTGTACTCTCGCGTCGACCATTTGTCGCGGGCGGCAGCCGGTAATGCGTGGCGGGACGGGCTTCCGCCGACGCTGCCGGACGCTCCGCCGTTCGAGACGGCTGATTGACTTGTGGTAAATAAGAACCGTGACATTGGAGTGCTATGATGTCGAATCCTGTTCCTGGCACTGACGCCTGGTATCTCTCTGAAGCGTACTCGTACGCTGCTTCCCATTCCGGCGATCAGAGCACTCAGTTGGGTGCTTTGCTCATTGATCCGGATGACGGCGAGATTCTGGTCGCCGCGGCTAATGATATTCCTCCGGAGCTGGAAGATACTCCGGACCGCCGACAGCGTCCGTTGAAGTACGAATACACAGGGCATGCTGAGCGGCGGGTGTTGTATGCTGCAGCCCGGAAGGGGATTAAGACGGAAGGGCTGTTCATGTACGTCACATGGTATGCCTGCGCACCTTGTGCGAGGGCGATTATTGACACCGGCATTCGCCGGGTGATCGGTCATCACTTGCCGCAGCATGATCACGAAGTCTGGAACGACCAGGTGAAAATTGGCCGGTCAATGCTGACAGAGGCAGGGATCGAGCATGACAGCCTGGAGTTGGATCTGGGCGGTACGAACGAAGTTCTGATACAAGGACAAGTCGTTGTTGTTTGAGGGCTGATCGATGTTGTCGATGGAAGAGATGGTGCGGGGCGACGTCCATGTCTCGGGCTCGGCTATGGTTGAGGCTTTACTCTCGTCGCGCAGCCGCGCGAAGGAGCGGGACGAGAATCCTCCGTTCAATACGTATTACGCTCGGATTGTGGGTGGTGAGAATTTGACGGTGTTGACGAAGGAGCGCAGTGAGCAATCAGCCGCGTGGACGTTTGGGAATGATCTGCTGATTGATGGCGGGTTGAGCCCGGATACCGAGATCGAAGTGTTTGCACCTGACGGGACACAGCACCTTTTCTTTCTTCAACCACACGACGGCGAACATGTCTCCGTCGAAACCCCGTCTGAAAGATCTGAGCGGCAAAAGACTGCGGGCGTTTCGTCCCGCCGCGTTCGGTGTATTACATTTGAGTGAGGAGTGTGACATGGAGGAAGACCCGCAGTTGGTTGTCACGATTGAGTCCGGTCGCCGGTTTTTGGTGGTTGCCGATGAAGGTTCGATGGTGATTCGTTTCACGCCTGAAGACGGCAAAGGCTACAGAATCTACGAGATTAAGGCCGCCCGTGCTCGGTGCCTGGAGCTACTTGGGAGAAATTTTGGACGTTGACCCGCAGGCTCTCTCGCCAGCGACCACGCCGACAAGGTACACTCTTGGGCGGGTGGATGATTACGGGCTATTGGGATCTCAGTACGGAAGGGAATGCCGTGGGATTTCCACAGGTTTTGAAACTGTACGGGGTATTGAGCACTTTGGTGATGTGGGCATGGGCCATGTCACCTGAAATGGTGTCGCTTGAAACTATCAATTCGCTGGGTGTGCTGTTCCTGGCGATCGGGTGCCTGCTGTGCGTTTATGCAGGTGGCTACATGGAAGACATGCGACTGTTCAAGATCGCACTTTTCCCTGCCAAAGAGGATCTGCCGCCGGCAGAGAAAGCCTCCGACTGTGTACCCACGAACTGGCACGACGAGTTGCTGGTGCATTACAGCGAAGTGGATTTGAGCGGGTGTGATTCTCGCCAGGTCGAGCTTCTGCTGATACTGGTTCGCCAACGTGTGAAAGAATGGGAATTGAATGAGCAACCACGAAGACTTGCTGGAAGCAGCGAGAGCGGCACTGCCGCATTTGGACAAGGACGATGCGGAGCAGATTCTTCAGTTTCTGCGTCTGATGATTGTGTTGACGGAGGTCAAAGTAACGGTGGTCGATCAGCGATCGTCACAGTCCCGCAGGTAACCAGGCAGGAGGTGCGTCATGGAGGACGAACAGAGCCTGCCACACCTCAGTGATCGAATGCCTAACTGGTTGTTCTGTTCACTGGTCGTGGTATTTTACTTGACGGCGTACCCGGTGTACCTGCTGTTGCATTGGAGTCGTTATTGGCTGCCAGATCTACAGTCGTTACTTGGGACTCATGTTGTCTGGTGGCGATTGGCAGTATTTGAGTCATTGCTGCCGGTGAAGCAGTTTGTGTCCGCCATTATGTTGTGGATGATGTTGGGGGTCTATCAAGGCCCCGGCGTACAGCCGTCGATTTTGCCGGAGGGGCAGGACGTGCAGGACCTTGATTGAAAGAAGGGCTGATGAAGACAAAAGCGTATTTGAGAAGTGTGCGGGTGGGCCGCGCGTGTTCGATGGCGGCAATGCTGCTTTGTGCGGTTTGTGCGTGGGTAACAGTCTTTTACTTAGCCAGTGGTAACAAACAGTCGTCGGCAGATCGCCCGGTACAACAATTCTGGCAAATTGCTTCGCTCGTCACTACGTTGGCGTGTGGCTCCATGTGGGTTGTGACGATTTTTCGATTGATGACTGGGCGGTATTTGTTGCCTGGAGAGGAGACCTCGCTACCACCGCGGGGGGTGTCTGTGGACAATGTTCCGATTCCGGTTGATCCTGCTGATCCGCGTTCGGCGAACCTGACACCGCAGCAACGGTCTTTGCAGTCAGTGTTCAACCATGTTGCCAAAACCGGCGATATTGTGACAGGTACCATTGACGCGGATGGGTGCTACCAGATTGATGCGGAAGCTGATGAGACGCCCGCGTAGTCCGGCAGGAAAGCAGCATGTCACTCAACGAGTATTCAACTGAACGACTCAGGGCTGAGTTGGAGAATCGCGAACGGATTTCACAGGCAGCAGAGCAGGCCCCCCAAGTAACCCCGCCACCGGCGTATGCTCGGCCACCTCGAACGGCACCAGCGGCGAGGCAAGACGCCCACCCGGAAGATCCCTGGATGCAGGAGCAGGTCAGCCGGTTTACGCAGGAAGGGAACACAGACGGGTCGACAGCCGATCACGAAATACTGGAGATCACTATGCAGGCGGTACCGGGTGGAGGTGATTTCTACGTCCTACGAACGAAGACTGGCTGGTCTTTTGATGAAATTGAAGAGCTGGTCGCGGTATTGGAGAAGGCAGCGCGAACGATGCGGGAGAAACCGGCGGAGGTGCATCGACATATCGACATGTCTTGAAACGGAGTTCAGGATGCGATTGCGAGTGTGGTTTTCGATCTGGATGTTGTTCAACGCTTACGTGTTGCTCGACAACCAGCTGCCGCGACTGCGAGAGCCCTGCTTTTTCTCGCTGAACCCTGAACCAGATCTCCGGTGTGTGTTGTGTTGTCAACCTCTCGGGCGCTACCGCAATCGAACGTATTGGACCTGGGATGGTTCTCCGGTCCATCCTGCTTGCTACGCGGCATACTGGGAACGCCGCGGGGTACCCGAGGTCGGCGCATCTCCGTGGAGAGGGCCAGCGGATCCAATCCCCGACTCCGTTGATTACTGAGCCCTTGGCCCCGAGAGGGGCCTGCAGGGCCTTTTTTTAGCTATCAGGGACAAACGGCCCCGTCTTCCCGCTCTGCGGGAAACTCGTTACAGTGGGGACGTCAGGAGAGCATCGTGTCGAGCTTTTACTGTGAGAAATGTGGGCGACTGTCTGCTGACACTGACTACGGGTATGTATCGGGGTGCGTGCACTATCGCCCGGACAATTGCCCGGACTGTCACAGCCGTAATCTGGTGCAAAAAGAAGAGTGGGCGGTCTGCCGGAAATGCGGGCGCCGTATCCCGCTAACTGCAGCTGCCGAAGAAGAGGGATAATCTGGTCTGCAAGGAGGCTGTTATGCCATTTTCGCAAGGCGACCGCGTTCGTATCGTCAACCACCACCCGTACAACGGGGCGTCCGGGACGTGCATGAATGATGACGTCAACGGGTTTGTGCGCGTTCGGGTGGACGGGATGGGGATTACCAAGTCAATCACTTGTAGCACGCCCGAGCTGACGGCGGAAATTGCTGACCCTCAGCCGGATATTGTTTACGGGCAGGAGTGTCACGACAGCGAACTGGGCCTTGCGTTCCACCAGGGGCAGTGGTGCGGCGGCGATCGAGCGGCTAATACTGGCGGGGCGTTGACGCTGCCGGCCGGGACTATGGCAGCCAACTTCGAGGAATCTGACGGGCCGGCGACGGGGGCTACTAAAGAGCAGGTAACCAGTTGGCTGGAGTTGGGCGGCAGTGCCGGCGACGCGGGGGCTGTCCAGATGTCCGACGGGGACGGCGGGTTTGGTGACAGCGGGTATGAAATATCTGGCGACCACTTGTACGGCCCAACCAATTGTCGGGTAGGTACGAACGGGACGTTTGTCGAGAATCGCGCCAGTGCTTTACGTTTTTACGGGGCAGGTACGTGGCAGGGGACCTGGGACGCATCAGGCATTCAACTGCGTAGTACATCGGAGAACGTCGGGATTAAATTGCGGGCTGGTGCGACTTGCATCCATTCAGATGCAGACAATCAGTTGGATTTGCGAAACGGCAGCAACAGCCAGTCGTTTGCGGCTTACGGTACGTACACTGACGACAGTAACTACGAACGTCTCCGGATGTACGGGCAAGCGGCGGACAATTTCGTAATTGCGACAGAAGCAGCTGGTACAGGGACGGTTCGTGACTTGACGATCAACGGACTTGCGATTGAAGGATCCGGGGCTGTCATCAAGAGCCTGTCTAATGCGACTTGCAAAATTGATCTCGGGTACGCAGGCAATCGTGTTTCTATACAATCGGAGGATTATCTTTTACTCCGCGCGGGTGGCGAGCTTCATTATCTGTACGCATCAGGTGCGCAGTCCTGGAGCGGACCGCCGACGTTCGCCGCGACGTTGTCTACTGCCACCGGTGACGAGGCAATGGCGACGATCAACTACACGGTCAACAAGTCGACAAGTGGAGATGACCGAGGCCTGTTGATCAATAAGACAGATACGAACAGCCCTGGCGCGTCTTACCTTTTGGATTTGCAGGTCGGCGGCACGTCGCAATTCTCGGTCAGTGATGACGGGGTTGTGTCGGTGGCGAATTTGCCGACGTCAGACCCTGCCGTGGCTGATCAACTGTGGAATGATTCGGGTACGCTCAAAATCTCCGCGGGCTGATCAAGCGTGGTTGTCAGGCTGTTGCCCTTGTTACTGTGGTGTGTTATCGTCTGATTTGCGATGCTTCTATTTCAAGGAATGAGCTATGCCTCACTTTACGCCTCCCACAAAATCGGACACCACGGTTGCGGAATTGCGCGCAGAAGCGATTACCAAATTCTCAGAGCAAACCGCTGACGGCATGATCGATTTATGGCGTGCTGGGTACGAGAACTTCTGGCAGATTCGTAAGTTCGTTGAGGACGGTGAAGGTAACGCGGAGATCACGATCGCGGAGGTACAGGCGTATCTCGACGCGATGGGTGTGGCCGCGGTTGAGCAGCTGCTGAAGTCTAAGAAATTTGTGGAAGACAACCTGGATGACATCCCAGAGTTGTATCACAGTTCTCCGTTTGTCATTGATACTGACACCACGCCCGGCCGCGTCATTGTTGGCGAGATGACTCCAGGTTGGGCGACCGAACTGGGTTTGACGTAATCGAAGGGATGTGAAGGATGCTTGACGAGAAGATGCTTACGCCAGCGGTGCCTGGCGAGGTGATTGCGGTGCTGCCGCTGACTGATCAGATGATGGCAGGGCTGATGGAATGCCTGGAGCTGAGTTTGATTGCTGCCGCTGACCGGCGGCGAGGGTTAGCGGTGGCCGAGGCAACTACGATTCTGAAGAATTCCATTCGGCAGATGTCGAAGGATGAGGACGAAGAAGATGGTACAGCCGCAGATGGTGCAGAGAAACCCGCCTCACGTCGACGCGCATCCCGCAAAAAGACATAAGCTCTATCCCAGCTCTCCGCTACTCCCGGTCTTGCGACAGGTTGCTCCGGAAGCCCGGGTAGCGTACCAAATACGGACTCTGCGAGACTTGCTCCGGTTCGCGACACAGATGTGTCCGTTTTACGTGGAGCGGTTTCAAGAGACTGGTATGTCTCCGAAGGAGCTTTTGACTCCTGATGGCTGGCGTAACTTCCCCGTGCTGACGCGAGCGGATCTTCGGGACAACTTGAAGACCATTATGCCGCGGCAACCGCTTCCGTTACTGGGCGAACCGCGTCCGATGGAGACCAGCGGGTCATCAGGCTCGCCGCTTGTTGTCATGACAGATGACATGGCACAGTCGGTGTGGATGGCTCACATGCTTCGGTTGATGAAGCTGTATGGCTACGACATCAAAAAGACGATGGTGTCTTGTAAGTACGAAGGTCCAGGCCGCGAGATTCAGTTGCGACACAACTGGGGTTGGGGCAACATGAAGACAGGGCGAAGTTACCTTGTGTCGCCAACATTGCCGGTCTCAGAAATTGTGAAGTTGCTGCGGCGTGTCAAGTGCCCGTATCTGTTTGCAAACCCTTCACTGATGCACGAGATCGCGCTGTATTGTCAACGGCATCAGTACAAGTTGCCGTTCCTCGAACGTTTACGTACGACAGGAGAAGTGTTGTCGCCGAAGACACGTAACCTGGCCGCAGAAGTATGGCAACTCCCGGTCATTGACACGTACACAACGCAGGAAGTTGGCCATGTGGCGTATCAGTCGCCGGCCGAGCCGAACTTGTATTACATAGCAGACGAGTTGGCTTATGTGGAGATTCTGAACGATCAGAATGAAGTGTGTCAGGAAGGTGAGATCGGTCGTGTGGTCGTGACACCGCGATACAACTTCTCCAGTCCGCTGATTCGGTACGAGTTGGGCGACATGGCCGAGGCGGGTCCGCCGGGTATTTATGGTCCAATGATCCGGAGGATTATCGGTCGTGTTTGCGGGATGTTCACACGACCGGACGGCGAAGCGATCTGGCCGGTGATGGACGGGAAGGTTGACGGTGAAGCGGTCTTGGCGCTGCCAGTTGATCACTATCAAGCGATCCAGCTCGACCATCACACTGTCAAGTTCAGAGTCGCAGGGCCGCGGCCGTTTTCCGCCGAGGAAGAAGAGACAGCGAAGCAGTCATTGTATCGAGGCATCGGCTTCGAGCCTGCTGTGCATTTTGAGTATGTAGAACGCATTGAGCGATCGGCCGGCGGGAAGTTTGAAGAGTTCAAGTCCCTTGTGCCCGTTGGACAGCCTTTTGAATCTTCTGCTGTCTGAAGCCGCGTTTGAACATCTCTGCGGCGTCCGGGATCTTGTCGATCGCGATGAAGCGATCCAGGTCGCCTTGCCCGGTGCTGGCGACTTCGACGTCGCGATAACGAGCCCCTGGTAAGCCGGTGGCGGCCGGCATGTGCGGGGCCACGTGGTCGAAGAATTCTTCGTGATCGATCAGGTCACAGCCCAAGGTGCCCATGATTCGGGAAGTGTGTAGCGGGAGCATGGTCGGGGTGACAACTGGTAGCGGTGTAGATCGTTGGGCGTTCATGGCCAGACACTGACAAAGCAGGTCGACCGGTACAGCTTGCAGGAAGTAGCCATCCCAGATTAGTCCTGCGGAGGCTAAGGCGATGGCCATCTGCCAGAACGAGTAATGTCGTTGCGGGTCCATGGCGTGTGTGGTTGGTCCGGTAATGTATGGCGCCCGGTAGTTGGTGGTCGGGATGTCGAGTTGTTCTCGTGCCACAGTCAACATCTTGTCGACGACCCATTTCGCCTGAAAGTACCCGCTGGTCCACGGGATGTTTCGTTCTTTGTGTTTCACGCTGCTCATGATGCGATCAGCGATGCTGCCGATGTGGTGAAGCTGTTTCGGTTGGCCTGTGCGGCAGAAGTCCAGCAGTTGCAGCATGAGTAGGGAAGTCCCTGCCCGCATGTGCTTGTAGTTTTTGTCGTAGGCGGTGGCCCCGGCCAGGTGAAACACAACATCGGAGTGCCAGGCCAGGGTGGAGAACTGTTGTTCGCTCATGCCGAGCCGAGGGCTCATGGGATCCCAAGTGTATGTTTCGACTTTATGACGGGTGTTTGACGGTGCGTTGACTTTCCACTTTGTCCATGAATCTTTGAGTTTGTGACTGGCTGCAAAATTGGTCTCATCGCGGACCAGTGCAAAGACTTTGTCCCAGCGATCGCTGCCGGCCAGGTGAGCGGTGAGGTGGGAGCCAACAAATCCATTGGCACCTGTAACGAGAGCGATACGCGGTGCGCGGGGCTTGCCAGTGAGCTTATTCTCACCAGTGTCGACCAGCTGGATCAATGAAGCGTCGAGTGTAGTGAGGGCTTTGAAATCCGCGTCAGAATCCTGGAATTTGAACATAGAGGCACTCCTTTCCCGGGAATTACTGCATCGTACGATGTTTCCAGGCGAGCTTCCAGCGTTGGTCTGGTTCCCCTTTGTTCTCTGTGATTTCGGGGTTACACTGTAAACCCGTGGAAGCCATAGCATGGAAGCGAGAAATGGACAACTGGACGACCACCATATTGACCGACGAAGATCGTGCACGCTGTGACGCGATCGCTTACCACCGCTCCGAGGTGAGCGGTACGCCTGTCGGTAAAGAGCAGCGAGTGCGAATAGCCAGCATGGGGCAGCTCGCAGGTCGTGCGATGTCTCGGTTTATTATTCACCATGCTCCTTCCCGCATTTTTGAAATTGGAACCTGTGCCGGTATTGGTGCTGCGTACATGTGTTCCGCCGCAGAGAAGAACGGACCTGTGCAGTACGTGGGCATGGAAGGCATCGAGGCCAAGCGAGAGCTGGCTATCGAAACGCTGGAGATCTTTTGCCCAAAGACGACTGTCGAGATTTTTCCAGGCCACTTTGACGATTCGTTCGAGCCGGCCCTGGCCGCTGCAGCCCCGTTGCAGTTTGTCTATCTGGATGGGCGACATGTACCGGAACCGACACTCCACATGTTCGACCGATGTGTTGAACACATGCCCGAAGGCGGGATCATTGTTTGTGATGATCTGGACCAGCAGGGGATGCGGGGTGTGCGGGCGCAGCTAAACCAGCGGAGTCGCGTAGCCGCGACGACTGCATTTACAAAGAAGGTAGCGTATTTCATCAGCAAACCGGAGTGAGGTCCAGCCATGACGAGTCGCCTGATTGCAGCACTGTTTGTGTTCCTGACGATGTCGCCTGTGATGGCTGACAGTTACATGCTCCTGCGGTTCAAAGCTACATGGTGCGGGCCGTGCCGTGTGCAGGACGCGGTCTACGACAAAGCCGACATTGACGAAATCCTGAAGAAGTGGGGTTACGCGGACGTGGCGGTCGATGTCGACAAACGGAAGGATTTGGTTCAGCTCTGGGATGTTAAGTCTGTTCCTTGTACAATCCTCGTCCGTGTTCGTGGCAATGAGCAGCGGGCTGTTAAACGATGGGGTGGTTACGCCGACAAGCGTGTCTTCCCGATCATGACAAAACAAGAGTATCGTTGGTTCATCAACCCGAAAGATCCACGACCGACACCTCCTCCGAAACCAAAGGGCTAAGCATGGATACTGCTAAGTTTGCGTCAGATCTGGGACGACAGGCCGCCAAAGCGATGTCGGTGGCTTCGACGACGCCAGTAAAGACAGCTCGGTCTTATACTCTGTCCGGAAAACCCGGCCGGTTGATGCCGCAGCCGCATGTTCGGCACACACCGCAGACGAAACAGGCGGTCCTTGGTCACCTGCTCGGTGGTAATTCTGGCCACAAAGCTGTAAAAAGCATGCTGCCGAAGAAGGAAGAAGAGCAGGAAGCATAACTCCGTGGAGCAGGAAGCATGATCCCACGCCCGAAAGAAGCAGAGCTGCAGTCGTATTACGACGGCAAATTGAATTACTACAGCCCGGCCGGTCCCGATCTGGAACGATTGATGGCACTGGCTGACGCACCCGAGTCTGGCGCAATGCTGGACGTAGGTTGCGGGGATGGCAGAGCGTCTGAGTACGCCACTCGTCGCGGTATGGAATACTGTGGGATTGATTACTCCGCTCAGCGAATTTTCAAAGCACGCGAAAAGTACGGTCATCCTGAAGAGGGTGACCGTCCTGCGTTTTGGGCCGCGGATCTGTATGACGCGTTACCCTCGGTGAATCCTGGCTATGAACTGATCTGGTGCTGTGAGCTGTTGGAGCATCTCGAATACCCGGAAAAGATCTGGGAAGAGATGAAGAGGCTGTGTTTAGGCGTTGTGGTCGCGACTTGCCCGGTCAACATGCCATACCATGCTCACCTACAGGTGTTTGAGAACGAAGAACAGTTGCACGAGAAGTTTTCCGATATTGATCGGATTCAGCGTGTGCATTGCCAGACACTGCAAAGGAATCTGCGAGAGCACTTTCTGTTCACTTATGTCGCCAGTTGAACTCTGTTGATGGGCTGCTAAACTGCGGACGCCTCACAGCAGGAGAAGCTAAGTGAATGCTGAGCAGATTGTGCAACGGATTGACGAGCAAGGGTACATTGTGCTCCAGAAAGGCGTGGGGCCGGAGTTGGTCGCCAAATACCTGGAATTGATTCAACAGGTAAAACCAAAAGGCGGTTGGTCTCACAAAGCGGACGTACTGCATCTCGATCCGGTTGCTTTCACTCAGGTTCTTCTCCAGAAACGGTTGCAAAAAGTCATTCGAGGGCTTTGTGGTGACCATGCTCGCCTGGACCATCATTTCTTGTTGTCGTATCCCGGTGGCAAGTTGAAACCGAATGTCCACGGCGGCCCCTTCAGCGAACATTGTGCCGTGCACTACCATACACAAGGTGGGATCAAGCTGACCTCGAATCTGAAGATTGGCATCGCGCTACAGCGGCAAGGCGGTCCCGGCGTTATTCCTGGTACGCATAAGATCGACGAGGCCTATCCGCAGGAACGGCGACGGCGACATTTCCGCGAATTGGTTGTTCCGGGCATGAAGCCGGGAGCGATTGTCATTTTCACAGATGCGTTGTTCCACGGCACTCCCGATGTTGATGGCTTTCGCCAGATGCTTTACTACACATTCACTCCGGGGCATGTGGCGTGGGCGCGCTATGAGCCGTGGCCGGCGGAAGTGATGCAAAAATTGCCGGAAGAGATTCGTGGATATTTTCGGCCTCCTGGTTTGGTGCAGTGGGGCAAAGACGATCGCTGGAAACTCCAGTGGGCAGAGCCCTCGATAGGAGCAGCAAAGTGAACGCCGAGAAGATTGTCGGGCAGATTGACGAGCAGGGGTACGCTGTTCTGCGAAAAGGTGTCTCTGCAGAGTTGGTCGATCAGTACAAAACACTGATCGAGCCGTTGAAGCTCCCACCCGAAGAGCGGCCGAAGGGCATTGAATGGCCACAGAAAGCGGAGTGCATTCATCTGGAGCCTAACCTGTTCACCTGGGTTATGCAGGACCCCCGGATTCGTCGCGTTGTCCATATCCTGTGCGGCGATCATGCGAGACTGGATAATCACTTCCTGCTCACCTATCCCGGTGAAGGTGCCCGCCCCAATGTGCATGGCGGCCCGTTCAGTGAGCGAGGGTCTGTGTACTATCAGTCACAGGGCTATGTGCGACAGGCTTCAAACCTGAAAGTCGGCATTGCGCTTCACGACCAATGTGGGCCGGGCGTCATTCCCGGCAGCCATACCAGTAACAGGGCATTTCGCACGAAGATGCCGAAGCGCTCCCCGGACGAACTGTATTGCCCGGGACTGAAAGCAGGGCAAATCCTGATCTTCGCAGACGCATTGATCCACGGTACGCCCAATAACTCCAACTTCCGACAGCTCCTGTACTACACGTTCACGCCTGGACATATTGCCTGGGCACGACACCGTGACGTTGAGCCGGAAGTTTTTGAGAAGATCCCGGACAAGGCAAAGGGCTACTTCAAACCGCCGGGTCTTGTCGAGTTGACTCGCCGCGACCGGGCGGCCGGGCATTGGACGCCACGAACGCTGGAGAATAAGTGATGGCATCGGTGTGGGATGATGTTGAAATCGTAGTGATGACGCACCCGTCTAAGGTGTCGTTGACTTGCCAGACACTCAAACAGCTGGACTGGCCGTATTCCGAGTTCGTGAACCCGGACTGGGAAATGCCGCCCGACCACCCGGAGTGGCAGGAAGACCGTTCGTACAGGCCGCTGGTCCGCGGCTATGCGCTCCGACAGTACCGGGCATTCCGTGGTCATCAGGAAATGCTTCGGAACGCGGACCCGGATCGTTGCACGCTCGTGTTTGAAGATGATATGAGTTTACGGAAGGACACGACCCCGGAGTTGGTGTTGGCCAATATCCGGGCGTGTGCGCGATTACTGCGAGACGAACCTCAATACGACGCGGTCAGCTTCCACGGCCGCGAAACGACTCCTTTTGAAACCTGCCGTTGGCTGGCTGGGTACCCCTATGGCGAACTGTCCGTTCAGAAGCAGACAGGCCCCGGGCATCAGGCATTCCTCCGACCGTTGGCTCGGTTATTCCCAGAGAAGTACGGAGACTACCTGTTTCGCTGGCACATGGGGTGCCTCGGTTATTTGGCCGGACCGTCTGCCCGCGATAAGTGGGTAGCCGCCGGCCACGGCCACGGTATGCCATGTGATTTGTTTCTGGTCAATGAACTCAATACTTTAGTGCTGCAGGAATCCTTCCTCCATCATGACGAGCTGTATGGCTCGCTGATGCTTAACGCAGGAGAATGCAAGCAACCTGTAGACCCTGACGGGAAGCCGCTATGAGACCGTTTGTCATTCGTTCGTTCCCGCGGTGTGGTACCCACATGCTGCGGACGGCGCTGGACCGCCATCCACAGATTACGTGTCACAGCGAGGTGATGAACAAGGACGTTACGCCCTTGCATGTCCTTCGTCGCGAAGGTGCAGCTGGTATCTACAAACGATTTACTGGCCCTGGGGAGGGGTTCATTGTTCACGGGTACACAGGCGAGCGGTCTAATCTCTCGCAGATTCGGGCAGATCTTTGGCCTGTCCTGCAGCAGGAGCAACCGTTGGTGATTTGCCTGGAACGGAAGGATTTGCTCCGCAGGGTGTTCAGCGTATGTACGGCCCGTGTTACGCGAAAGTGGCAGACTTTCAAAAACGAGGATCAGCGAGCGTTGGGCGCGCCGATCTTGGAGACATTTGAGGTCGAACATGAGTTGAAGATGGCTGAGAAGTCTTTTGCGGCGTCTCGCGAATTGTTCCCTGACGCCATCTACATCAACTACGAAGATTTGGTCGAAAACTGGGACGAGAATATGGCCATGCTGCAGAAGGCCATCGGGGCGGACCCGCAACCGGTACGCCCTACCACGAGTAAGCAGGAGCAGCGGCCGATTCAAGAGATCGTGGGTAACTACGAAGAGTTACGGAACGTCTTTTGGGTCGGAAAATTGGGTGATTATTTTAGGTTTGCCGAAAGCCGGCAGGAGGTAGGACAGGCGTGATTATTGTTTCACAACCGAGATCTGGCACTCACATGGTCCGTACGGCTCTCAATCGTCACCCGAAGTTGAAGGTGGCCACAGAGATCTTCAACGGGCTTGCCAATCCAAAGTTGCCAAGGGAGTACAGTGCGCTGCAGGGCCAGGTAAAAGTGGCACAGGAGCTGGTAGCCCGAAACAAGCACTTCACGATCCACTTGTACGACCCGCATGACCTACCAGGGTTGTGGCCTGGCTGGCAGGCTCAGGTGGTGCTGCAACGGCGGCATCTGCCGACGACGGTGTCTCCAATGCTGTTCTTGTACCGCAAGAACAAGCTGCGACAGGCCATCAGTCGGCTGGAGGCTGAAATGTCCGGTCATTTCGACCAGTACAAGTACAAACAGAACCAGGGAACGTTGCGGTGTCCTCCGTGGCTGATGATTGAGCAGATTCGGATTTTCCAGCGAGCGGATAAAGAGGCAAAACGCGTACAGGAGCAAGCTGCGAGCCGAGGAGTGTGGACTCATCGAGTTTCTTACGAAGAACTGCGGGCTGACTGGGATGCTCAGATGAAAAAAATTCAAACGGGGGCCGGCGTCAGCCCAAAGCAGCTGACGCCGGCAACATTAAAGCAGGGCGATAGACCCATGTCTGAAAGAGTGCGCAACTGGAAACAACTTGTGGATGCTTTTCGGGAAACTGATTACTGGAATTTCGTCCAGGAGATTATTGATGACGAGTCCTGAACAAGTAACGAAAGACAGTGCGGGCCTGGAACGGTTGGATGCGTTGTTGAAAGAACACGACGTGAATCTGGTCGGGAAACGTGTACTGGTGTTGAAGTCTTGCAGTAATGAGATCGACAACTGGTTCAGAAAAAAATCGGCAGAAGTGTGGCCGATCCGGGAAGACTGGTACGCACCGGAAGCCTCACATCATTTGCAGGAGCATCAACTGGTGTTCATGCCTGCGGATGGGTTTCTGAGTGCCACGGGGTGCAACCAGTTCGATTACATCTTCACGTTCCATGATCACGCTGCCTTACCTGTGAGCGAAAGTCGGCGGCGTGTGTTGGCGTTCGGCGGAAAAGCATTCTGTATCAATTACGACTTGACCGAGATGGCAGTGACGGAATCGAAAGATCCCGGCTTCATCATCAGTTCGTATCCACGGTGCGGCACGCACATGCTCGTGACTGCCTTGTCACAGAACCCGGCACTGGAGGTGTACGGGGAAGTCTTTGTGCCTGACAGTGACAACGGGAAGCATGGCTTTGATAATGTGCAGCAGGTGCTGGAAGCCTTTTGGAGGAGTCCGCAGCACGGTTTTGCTGCCCACGCTTACATTGGTTACGAAGGGCCGTCACAGTTCAAGCCCTCGAAGAAGTACAGGCATCTGTGGCAGAACGTGCCGCAGAATACGCCGATGATCAGCTTACGGCGGCGTGACTTGCTGGCTCGGTATGTTTCGCATTTGCAGGCAAAGCAGTCACAAGTCTGGAATAAGTTTGACGGCGAGAAGCCAGAACGCCCGAAGATTACCGTTGATCCGATCAAGCTGTACAGGGACGCGAAGTCGGCGAGGCAGTTGTGGAAGAAAGTGGATCAATACTATCCGGATTGTCTTGTGGTGTACTACGAAGACGTGTGTGAACAGCCGGAGATAGAATTCACGCGGATGCAGAAGTACCTGGGTGTTGAACCTGTTGATATGGCGCCTACGTCTGTGAAACTTGGCGGACCCATCGAGGAATCAATTACCAATTACGATTCTTTGATGTCGTTTATCCGCGCCGCTGGTACGAAACGGATAAGGGGCCACGAATGAACCCGAACGAGACAAGCGTGACAGGTGTGCTGGTGACCGGGAAAACGTCAGCGAGATATCCGTTGGCGATGAAGGCGGTCGAAGCCTGGCAGAACCAAAACTACCCCGGTGAGCGGGTGTTGATGGTGATCAATGACCACCCGGACGTGCCGTTGTTTGCTGACGGCGAGTGCCCCGAGGGCGTGATCGAGTACCGCATCGGGTTGCCAGAAGATCAGCCGGTCAAAGGCAAGAGAAAGTACACACTTGGTGAGCTGCGTAATATCGGGATCGTGCTTGCCGAAACCGATTACATTGTCCAATGGGACGATGACGACTACTCACATCCTGATCGCTTGGCGTATCAAGTCATTCAGACCAGTCCTGGCGGCTGTTCGATCTTTCGTCACGAGATCCACTGCAATCTGAAGACAGGCCAGGCGTTTGTGAATGACGGACAGGAGATCCGTTGTAGGGGGTTTCCCGGGACAATGCTGTGGCCTGCCGATTCCGGGGTAGAATTCCCGTGCAAAGGCAAAGCGGAAGACACAGAGTTTATCTTGGCGCTGCGAGAGCACATCGGAGTGCAGATTCTGAGGAACGATGCGTGTATGTATTTCCGTTGTTACCACGGGCACAATACTTGGTCCGAGAAGCATGTGATGAAGCGGAAATCTGGAGCGAGAAATCTTGATGACGTTGAGCGTGCGTACGTGGACAACATGCTGAAGACCACTTACGCCGACATCGTGGAGAATCTTCGTGCTCAGGCTGGTTGATCTGCAGAAGGTTGGAGACGGGGAGCACCGGAGTGGGTGGCCCTATTGTCTGGAAGCATTGTCGCCGCTGCTGGACGCGGACGCGGAGGTGCTGCTCGATGATTTCGTTGAAAGAACATTTCTGTACGACGCACACTGGCACGAAGGTTTTTATCACCGTACTCCGTGGATTGGCTTTCTTCACCATCCGCCTGCTATGCCGGATTGGTACTTTCAGAAACTCCACCTCTCGCGGCTGGACAACGACCAGCGTTGGCTCAAAAGTTTGCCCCAGCTGCGGCTCCTACTGTGTTTCAGCGAAGAGCAAGCCGCTTGGTGTCGTCAGAAATGGCCGCAAGTTCCGGCTGTCGCCGTCCGTCACCCGACGGGTTTACCGTTGGCGAGGTGGTCTCCGGATCGCTTCCGCAGAAACTCTGTTCGACAGATTCTGCAGGTGGGGTGGTTTCTCCGTAACGTCGCTGCAATCGAGCATGCGAAAACGCCGGCTTGGCTTCAAAAAACGCATTTAGTCTCGAATTCTTACTGGGCGTCGCACGCGCAGGATCTTTGCCGTGACTATTACGGGAAAGGTGCAGGGCGGCGGGAATCCGTTGGTAAGGTGAATACCTTGCACTTTGTGCCTGATACCGAGTACGATTTGCTTTTGTCGGAGAACGTCGTTCTCATGGAAGTGCTGGCCGCGGTGGCGAATAACACGGTTGTGGAGTGCATCGCAAGAGAAACTCCCATCTGTATCAATCGTCAACCAGGTCCGGAATACTACCTTGGGAAAGACTACCCTCTATTTTATGAAGAATTCGGCCAGATTCCTGATCTGCTGACTGAGAAGAGGATTCTTCAGGCACACGAGTACCTGCGGGGACTCGATACCTGGTGGATCCGAGGCAGCATGTTCCGGGAGGCGGTTGAAGACGCATGTCTGACGTATCTACCTGAACTCCGCCGGTCGGAGACCCCGGAATACTCGTACGCCAGGCTTTGATAAACAACGGATTGTATCGGAGATCGAGATGCCTGCGGGTAAGATTGTGAACCTTCAGCCGAACGGGTATGGATTTATTCGTCCGGACGGAGCAGACAAGGATGTCTTTTTCCACACGTCAGCTTTGCCGAAAAAAGGGATGTTTGAAGACCTGACAATCGGCACCAGGGTGGCATTTGAAATTGACGACGAAGGCGACCGGCCACGAGCTGTGGAGCTGCAGATAGACGACGCCGAATAACGGTTCTTATTTACCGTTCCCTCAACCAGGAGAGTGCCGTGTCTGCTCCACGCCTTGTGCAGTTGCAGAAGCTGGCGACGAACCGCCGTTGCCGCGACGCCGTTGCTTCGATTGATTCCTCAAAGTCCCGTCTCGTGGCAGGCTTCCTGGAGAAGTGCGGCCAGGCGGGGCTCTCGGATTTGGAGATTCTGGAAGCCTGCATCGATGCCGTGCAGCGACATCCAGCGATTCGGGCCGAATTCGAGAAGTGCGCGTTTGTTCCGGCTAAGAATATGCCGCAGAGCAAGATGCCTCCTGCTCCGTCGGCTGCTCCGACGACTGCACCGACCAGCGCACCCGCAGCTCGCCCGAAGCCGGCGCGCCCCGGGAGCGGGCCGCAGAGCCGTCAAATGATGACGCGGCAAGTTGCTCAGCAGGGGCGGGATCTTCGCAGCCAGGTAGCTCCTGCTTCCGAGAAGTGGTATCAGATGCCGGGTAATATCATGCGGGAGATGTTTGGCAGTGGACCTGTTCGAGAGCACCTGGTTGGCTCGCGACAGAATAACGCACAGGGCGACAGCGAGTTTGTCGACTACAAGGCCAATGAGCCACAGCATGGCGCGATGGACTACGTATCCGGAGCAGGTCGCTCAGCGTTGGCCGGGCTCGGGGCGTTGCCTGCTGTGGCCGTTGACGCGATGAGGGGCCAGGCCGGTGGTGATTATTCTCGGATGATGGCGCGAGACTTGATGACATTTCCGAACATGGTCACCGGTGCGAACTTTGGGCACAGTGTTGAGTCGCGTCCTGATAGTTACGCTCGCCCAATGGGCACGGATGCTGGTCGTGGTTTCTTTGGCGACACGCAGCATCAGTTGCAAGGGCGTTCCCAGAGTGCTAACAACACAGCCGCAGCACATCACCATCAAATGGCCAACCAACCGAATTCAATGGGCGGCTCTCCAGTGTCGCGAGCAGTGCATTCAGGGCTGGGCTGGACACATACAGCCGCGGAGCCGGCGTTGACGCTGGCAACTGGTGGCGGGTTGGCTGCGGGGGCTGGTAAAGTGCTCGGCGCATCGCGGCTGGCGGCTGGCGGTGGTTTGGCGGCTAATGCTGCAAGAGGCGGGCAGTTACTTGGAAACGGGGCTATGGGCGTTGCGGCCAGTGGAGCAGGCGGAGCAGCTCCTTTGGCGGCCGGGGCACAAGCTGTAGACGAAGTGTATGGCGGAGTTGGGTACCCGCAGACAGCAGATGCCATGCGGAAAGACCGTTACATGGCGAACGCACAGAATGCGCCTGCCGGGGCTCCGAACACGGCCGATCCTGCCGCCGCGGCCGGGGGTCTACCGGGAACGGCAGGCGCGGTTTCAGACGCTGTATCGAATGAAGTGTTGAATGAGACAGGGGTGATGACTCAGATGGCTGATTTCGTCGCGTCCATGCCGCAGCAAGCGACGGCGATGGCTACTGACTTGGGTACCAAGATCAAAGACATGTGGTCGGGCAACGAGGAAGTCGCTAAAGCGTTAGAGACTGGCGAGATGACTCCGGGAATGCAGGAAACTGGTACAGCTGAACTGGCCAAGAACGGTTTTAGCATGGAACAGATCCCCGAGATGTGGAACAACATGGACACGCCAATGAAGTGGTTACTTGGGCTCGGCGTGACGCTTGGCGGTATCGGGTTGATTAGTGCGTTGTCTGATGGCGGGATTGAGTCTTGGCTGATGGCGGCCCTGGGACTGGGCGGGGCAGGAGCCGCGGCTGCCGGTGCGGGGATGTTCGGTGAAGGAGCACAGAACGCGATCTCTGGTCTCTTCGGAAGCCAGGGAAGCGGCGAACAGGCTCCACAGCCTGCGACATCAGATGCTGGCGAACAAGGTTGGTTTGATAGGATGAAGGATGGTGCGAAAAACTGGGCTGTGGAGACTTTGCCAGAGTCAGTCTGGAGCACCTTCCTGTCGGACGATCAGCGAGCCAATATGGAAAAATTGCGAGCGATGTCACCTGAAGCGCAGAACGCCTTTCTAGGGCGTACTTGATACAACGACAGTTATCGGATTGGTCGAGGTACCGACCGGTAGAGAACATCCAGCGAAATGGATTCGTTAGGGAGTTTTGGAAACCTCATCTGGTAAACGCCTACGGTGGGGGAGGTGGAGCAGTGGAAGTACCCGAGTATGCCGCTGTTGTGGTTCTCTTTGAGAGCCCGGACCCTGTCGCTCGGGGATGGCAGGGGGTCCGATAGTTGTCGTTGTGTCGTCGCCGAAAGGATGCAAAGCGCCGATGAGTGACCGTAAAAAGGATTATGTTCTTCCGCTTACATTCCCCGCCCATCTAGCTCTTCTCGTGGTCGTAGCGTTACTCTCTGTGCTTGTGACGGTTGGCATCACGTTCGGAGTGCAGTCCTTTAAGGATCACAAACTCTCAACAGAAGTCATCGTTGCTGGGATTGGTTTTGCGGGCGTTTGCGTCACCGCTTATTTCGGCTACCTCGGGGTGTTGAAGCACAACCAAGCACGGGTGATGGCTGAGAACGAGATGGAGTTCCAAGTTGCGAGCTTGGATTTTTCTTCGTTCATGGAAGAATGGTCGGATGTTGTAAGCGAGCTCGACAATTTAATGGAAAACACCAATATCGATCGTTTCCTGATCCTGCGGGCGTGGAATGGTGTGCTGTCACCAAGATGGACGACGGCGGTATTGCAGGTGCGACAAGGGCAGCAAGAGCCAATCAGTTACGTGCATTACGAACTGGACAGTGACTATATTTTACGATTGCAGGAAATCTCTCGTACGGGCAAAATCCGTTTTGATGTGGACGCCCTTCCGGACGACGTGGGCATCAAACAGATTTACCAGGCAGAAGGTGTATCCGCGTCAGCATGGTTTCACATTGAAGATCGGGACTTACCGAATAGCGAGTCCCGGGCGGTTACATATTGTTCTTTCGCTGCTCATGAAGGCAGTATCTCAGACGCGACATTTTTGCGGTGCACTTTGCTGGCAGGCCGGCTCAAAGGTGCCGCCAACTCTTTTAAGTAACTGGTATGTCTGCATCGTTATACGATATCGGGGAAGCGGCTGTTCTATTGTCGCAGCGAGATAAACAGGCGGACGCACGTCCCCCGCTGTCATATGCGATGAAAGGGAAGCTGTACCTTTCCAACTCTGGATGGCTTTTGCTTGACGTTCCCAATGCAATCGGGAATGGTGCGTTTCAGGCTCTTGACGAACCCGGGGTCGAGCAACCGAAACAGGACTCCAGCGGGCAGTACAACGCTCACATCTCTGTGGCGCGTCCTGAAGAGTTGGAATCGATCGGCGGCCCGGACGGGATCAAAGAACGCGGGCAAATGTTCGGGTTCAACCTGGGCGTGGTCCGAAAGATCACACCGCATACGTGGGACGGTGTTTCCAAGTGCTGGGCGCTGGAAGCCAAGTCGCCGGGGCTGATGGAGCTTCGTCGTAACCTGGGCCTCGGCCCGCCGCAGTATCCGTTCCATGTGACGTTTGCTATCCGTAAGAAGAAACGACGACAGCCGTCGATGATCCACATGCAAAAGGCGGCCGCGAGGTCCGTCCGTGTGGGGGAGTCGGCTATTCACGGTAAAGGTTTGTTCGCTGCGCAGAAGTTCAGCGATGGCGACATCATCGTTGATCGCCTGATGACAGTTTTGCCGGATAACGAAGACGGCAAGCACGTCTATGAACAATCAGATGACGCTCGTTACACCAATCACTCGGACAGTCCGAACACTGAAATTGTCAAAGGTGACGGGTATGTCCAGATGCGGGCTCTGCGAGACATTGTCTCTGGCGAGGAGCTGACGGCTGACTATGTTCGTACAACTAATGTGCTGGGGCCGTTGAAGTACCAGTACAAAGGAAAACCGTACGGCGAACCCAAGCAGGCCGGCAGCGTCTACATGAATGCAATCAATCAGACTCCGTTTCAGTACGACCACACTCGCGGAGTGCTCGATAATCTGGTAAACCATGTGGGGGCGGTCAAGCATCGCGGTGACCGAGCAATCAGCGAGGCTGCCGCACAGGATCGGCTGGCAAATGCTGCTGATCCAGATCGTTCCATGCGTCAGCTGTCTTCATACCTGTCAGGTCAACGGAAGCCACTGGTGCATCATCCATTGGACCGTTTCCTGCAGGGAGTGCGATAAATGGCAGTTGCGATTTGCGGCTACGGCCGGCACGGCAAAGGTACAACAGCACGAATTCTTTCCAGCATCAGTGGCCTTGCGTACAAAGAATCCACCAGCGAAGGCGCGGCACGTGTCGTCTATGAGACTTTGAAGTCGGTTTACGGCTATCAGAGCATCGAGGAGTGCTGGGATGATCGCCACAACCACCGTGCCGAGTGGGCCGACATCATCTGGCAGTACAACGAGCCCAGCGGTTTGACACTCTACGTTGACATGCTGGAAGAGAATGACATTCTTGAAGGCATCCGCCGCACTGCTGAGTTGCAGGCGTTGAAAGATATCGGTCTGGTGGATGTGTCCATTTGGGTTGATGCGTCGCAACGTCATCCGCCGGAGAATGTGGACTCTTGTCAAATTCGTCCGGAAGACTGTGACATTGTCATCGACAACAATGGCTCTGCGGCGTTGTTGCCTGATCTTGTGCAACAAGTTCACGACGAGTGGAAAGCCGAGAACGGTGAGTACCCGTACACTCACATGCAGATTGCTGAAGATATTCGGAACGGAGTGATTGTGCCTCCGGAGATTGACCTCGATGATCTTCCCGTGTTGCCGTCGATTGAGGAACAGCCAATTCCAGTCGACGTCGATGGTAAGACGCCTATGGTGAGAGAAGAGAAGGTGCTGTGGAAGGAAGATCATCCGGACGGTAAACCAAAAGGTCCGCGTCGCAGGAAGAAAAGAGCCCGTGGCCGGCAGGACGTGTTGGAGGGAAAGAATGAAAAGCGAAAAAAGAAGGCACCAAAACACGTACTGAAGAAACCCAAGCGAAAGAAACGTCCAAAGCGAAAAGTTCCCGAAATTCCACCACGGAAAAAGACTCCGAAGAAGACTCCGAAGAAGACTCCGAAGAAGCGGCCTCGAAAAGGCACATAGCGGCATCTGCGTGTGATCTGGTAGACTTGCCCCGCCGCACTTCTGACGATCCTTTTATTCAGGAGAAAGCATGGTTTCAACACAACCTGTGAAGCGTCCGATGACCCCGAAGCAGAGAGCTCGCCGCCGGCGAAACCTGCAGAGGAAGGTTCCCCCGAAAGATTATCGGCGGGCAGCAAAGTCAGTCAGGAAATCACATACGTTGTGGAGAAGCAAACAAAGGCGGCGAGCGATCGCGGCTTTCTGGAAGTGGTTCAAAGAGGCCATGGAGTCATGGGAAACGCAATGTCGCGACTATCCACGATCATACAAACCCCCGAAGCCTCTCTGCCGCTGGACGGCCTCAGTGCTGTGTTGGATGGGCGACGAAAGTCCGCTGCGGGGAAGTCGCGTGCGGACCGACTCCCCACAGTGGCTGTAGATCTCGACGGCACGCTAGCTTCGATGTACGACAAGTTCGATCCGAAGAAGATCGAGAAGCCGAGGCCGGGCGCCAAGAAGAGTATGCAGCGGTTTCGGGACGAGGGTTATCAGATCATCATTAACACGGTGCGTGGTGACAAAAAACTGGTTCGCAGCTGGTTGGAAGAACACGATATTCCGTTCGACCATATCAACGAGAACCCAGACCAGCCGGAAGATGCCTCAGACAAAGTTGTAGCGGACCTCTATCTCGACGACCGCGCAGTAGACGCCAGGAGGGCATGGAAAACCGTGGCTGATGAAACTATCAAACGCATCGAAAAAAAGGGCGAACTGTCGCTGTGGCGACAGGTCCCGGCACTTGTCACCCAACGCTTAAAGCTCGCGGCTGCCATCCGGGACGCCCTAAAGACGGCGATTAAAGATCTGCCGGCTATGCCTGGTTACGGTTACGTTTACTGGCATCCGGAAAACAAGACGGCGTGGATCGTGCTTGGTGACTCTGACGGCCGAGAGGTTTATGAGCAGTGGGAGAAAGCCGTCAACTCGATCGACGGGGTCGACAAAGTCATCGCCGAATCTGAGGTTGGCCCGTCTGACTCTGATAATTGGATCATGGTCAAGAAAGCCTCTGCGCTGGAGTACCTGGGGTTGCCATACCGTGCGGCGGGTAAGCTGACCGGTGGGCCTTCGGCAATGTCCAACTCCATCGTGTCTGGGTTGCTGGGCGCCGGGCTGGGTTACGGCGGTGGCTGGCTTGCTGAGCAGTTGCTGCCAGAAGAGTACCTGGAACGCGGTAAACTGCGACGGAACCTGGCGATACTCGGCGGGCTTGGCGGCGCGGCTTTACATGTCCCACAAGGCTTGGCTAATGCACAGATGAACCAGAACGCGACCGGGAAGCCGCAGTGGCGGAAGTCATTCCTGCAGCCGGTCACGCAGCAGAACATCGCTCCGAGCGAAATTGATTATATGAATCACTACAAGGCCAGCGCGCAGCAGCAGGCTTTGGATTACCTCGACACGTTGGGACTCACAGCGTCCGATCAGTTTGAGAAAAGTGTCAACCGAATTAAACGCGCAGTGAACTCCAGTGGGTACACGGGCAGTCGCGGGGTAGCGTTACAGTCTGTCCCGGTTGACGCGTTTAATCGTGCAATTTGGGGTGATGCTGGTCGCCACACTCCACCGATGCACGCAGCGGCTGCTTCCGGACTGGTTACCGGCGTGCAGCAACTACATGGTAATCCGTCGATGTTGTCGCCGCGGCATTTCATTCGCGGGTTGGCGACAGCCGGCGTGGATTTGGCGACGGCACATATCGCGGGTGGCGTTCTTGGAGTTCTTGGCGGTCTCAAACCACAAGCCCAGAAGAAGTTGCAGAACATGGGATTGTGGGGCGGTATGATTCGCGGTGTAACTGGCTCTGTTCTTGGACTAAGGTGACCGAATGAGTTTCAAGCCTGGTGATCGTGTGCGTCTATCCGACAAGCTGTTGAGTACCATGCAGGAACGATTTCCGGATCTCTACCAAAAAATCAACGATACCGGTGACCCTACGGGGCAGCTCGTAGCGATGGATTCTGAAGGGTTTACGGTTGCGAACGGTGATTGGACCTTTCGTGTTGACCTGGCAGGTTCGCAAATTGATGAAATGCTTACGCTTTCGCCGGTCGAGGGTTTCGATGAATTTGGCCCGGAAACGGGGCTCGATCGAGAGCAACTTGGTGTTGCTCAATGGTTTGTTTCTCGTATTTTTGAATACAAGCAGTACGCCATTACTCAGGACCTGCATCGTATCGATGACGATTTGGTTGTGCCGGATCCCACAGGTGATGACTGGAACAAGAAGAATGTACGCCCGGTACGTGCAGAGCTTTCGGCGGTCGAGGAGCAGACATATAATGCCGCGTTGAGTCGGATCCAGATGTTCATTGCTGGCCGTTCGCCGTCGCCGCATCCAGAACTATTATCGGAGGTTGATCATGGGGGGTCTTCGGGGTCGCCAGTTTGACGTTGAGGCTCCTTTTTGGGTCACGGAGGAGTATGCTGCGTCACGGATCCAGAGCGGGTGGATTGGGCAATATCTGTCTGACACGTTTGTGTCGCGATTGATCCGTAATAGTACGCAGGGCGTGCACTCGCACAGTGCTATGTTCCTCAAAAATGGCGGCGGCAAGATTGACGTGCTGGAGTTGAGAGAGTTCAAAGGCGGACAGCGCCGTACGTTGGCGTATCACTTATCACAGCCACAGCGGATTGATGTGTTCGCACCTGACACGGTGCGGTGGTCTGAGTTTGATGGTGACGGCGCGGCAACCGCTATGCGAAGACTCACTGATCACGAATACGGTTGGTTCGGTATCTGGCGAATGGCGGCCCGTCGTACACCGTTTCTGTGGCGGTTGTACCCGCCAACGACAAACGACCAGTTGCCTGTAGATGGTAAGCCTATCCGTCAACCGTTCTGTTCTCATGCCGTCAGTCTAGCTACACATTTGGGCGGCCGTGTCGATCCAGTGCCGCGGTGCCCTCATTACCTGGTAACGCCGACCATGTTGACGTACTCATTGTTTTACAAGTACCAGTTTACAATCGCCGGCCAGCATGCCGGCGGCGAAGCGGTAGCCACAGCAGCTTTGAACTCGGAGCGATTGAATGCCCATTGATACGCCGCAGAAGACGATCGCCTGGTTGCATCATTTTGGGTATCTGCTCTCACGTTACCCGACAGCCGATGAGTTCGATAAAGCGATTGTACAGATGCAAAAGATCTACGGGCTGGTGGAGGATGCAATTGCTGGCCCGGTGACACGTCGGGCGATGGGGTTGTTTCGGTGCGCGAGGGGCGACGGCCCGCTGCGGCAGCCTGTAAGGGTTGACGGGAATCATTGCAAATGGGAAAAGGACACCATCACGTACTCGATTGGCAGCAAGTTTCGGTTGGCTGGGCAGGTCGAGAAAAGCAAGAATATCGTGCGGGAGGGGTTCACCTACTACGAGGCGTTGACGGGTAAGACCTTTGTTGAAATCAATAATTGGAACGAGGCAGATATACGCGTAGGTCGTGGACGGGGCAGTAGATGGGACTTTGACGGCCCCGGAAATGTCCTGGCCTGGGCGGAGCTGCCTTGCAGGGCTGGCGACCCTCAGCTTTTGTCGATGTTCGACGATACGGAGCCATGGAACTTGCGTGAGTCCGGCCCAGGTGTCATTATGAGGGCCGTGTGGTTGCACGAACTTGGCCATCTGATGGGCTTGGAGCACAGTGCTGATCCGGCCGACCTGATGGCTCCTTACTACAATCCCCAGGTGATCTACCCACAAGAAGGCGACAAGGCCAGGCTGGCCCGTGTCTATGGTTTGGAAGAAACCCCAACCCCGGCACCCAATGCTTCTGAGCCTTGCGCTCCGGCCTTTCCTGAAGGGCCGTTCGATGTGACAGGGACGGTCACCATCAATCTGGACGGAATGGAACTCACCCTCAAACCGTCGTAAAGGTAGGTGTAAGATGAAACGGATTTTCAGCGTTCTCGTGGCAGTGGTCATGCTGGTGTCACAGACCTATGCCGCCCTCCCGGTGAAGTTCAATCCGGAAGGGTTTCATGTGTTTCGGGTCCCACAGGATCCGAACTCCCCGACGCGCAGTTACAAGGTTGCGCGTAACCGTGCTTCGGGCGGTGCCGTGTGGTCTCCGAAGGCGAGCGATAGAGAAGCGGTTGCGCTGTACAATCGCGTTCGTAGTTCGGTCGTGCGGCTGCACATGACCAGGACTCGTTCGCTGGGCACTGGGACGGTTATCGCCACTCGTCCGGAAAAAGATGGACGGGTCACCGCGGTCATTCTGACGTGCGCTCACATCTTTGAGTGCGGTGATATTCAATGTGCCGAATCGCAGAAACCGGTCGCAGAGTTCAAAGGCATGCGGTCAAGTGCCAAGGTGCTGGCGCTTGACTGGGAAAATGATTTGTGTGCGTTGGCAGTGTATGCTCCTAAAGGCACTGTCCCGATGGAGATCAATACGAAGATCATTGATCCAGATAAAGAGCCTAACATTGGCGTGGCGGGTTTCGGCGGGACACGCAACATTTACCGGGCACACTTTGGCGCGCTGCAAGGTTACACTTCCGCCGGCTACAAAGCGGACTCGCCTGGTAAGTTTGTTCCGGGACACCCTTCGCATCAGTTTGTGACGAGCGGCAACAATCAGTTGCTGGTGGCGTCTGGTCATCTTCGTAGAGGTGACAGTGGCGGCCCGATGTTCGATACGAACGGAAAACTGGTTGGTGTGTTCTGGGGCGGGGACTCCTCTGGATCGATAGGGACCTATGCCGGCACGATCACAACGTTCCTCGGAACGAAGGTCAGTGAAACGTATGCCTGGTGTTGTCCGCCATCATCCCCGAGTTGTCAGCCGTGTTATCCGTCGCAACCATGCTACCCATACTATCCTCAGCCTCGCGCGCAGCCACGTCGCCCTGTTTCGCCGCAGCCGCCTCGAAGCCGCCCGCAGTCGCCGCCTCCGCAAGTTTTCCCGCATCCCACGGAAGATTTGGGTGGTGAGCAGCCCGTTGTTGTTCCTCCTTCGGAACCTGTTACTGAACCTGTCCCGGATTCTGTGCCGGACACCCCGCCATCAGGCAATCCGCCTTCTGGCAACCCGGACACGCCGACAGGCCCGCCGGCCAACAATCCGACACCGGCTCCTGGCCTATTGGATCCGATCAACGTGCTTATCGAGAACCAGCACTCGTTGAGAAGGGATCACGAGCAGTTAATCAAACTGATCCAGGGACTGGCGGATAAACAGGACGAGTTGTCTGGGAAGCTATCGGCACCCAGCGGTGAGCATGAATCGTTGCTACAGGGCATTCAGGGGCTTCAGGAAAACCAGGTTAAGATTTTGGAATTGGTACGGGAGCTTCGGGATAATCCATCAGAGGCGGCCGTCACGCTCAAAGTCGAATCAGGGCGTTACATCAGTCCCGCCTACGTTGACGTTTCTGTCCTCTGGGCGCTCCAGCAGAGCACTGGCGTTGACCACATGGTACTTGTAACGGATACTTCCGCTGACCATTGGAACAGAATGAAGGGTGAGTACGAAGCTGCCAAGGCCAAGTATCCAGCCATCGTCCTGTACGACGTGAAAGGCAAGGGACTTCGGTTCAAAGAATTGCCGCAGATCGTCGTCTACCCCGTTGGAGGTACGGGGGAACCAGAGATCGTCAAAGGCACTGACGGAGTTTCCAAGATTCTCCAGAAGATTGTTCGCGACGAATTCTGACACCCTGGCAGTTGAGATCTGTCATCGCGTGATGGCAGGGCTGACAGGAATGGGTCATTTCTCATGAGGAGGAATAACTATGGCACTGGACCCAGCCATCGCAGACCAGCTGACTCAGCTGACGCTGGTTTCTGCACAGAATGCTCAGCAGCTGAACGGCGCAATGGACCGTAACATGACGGCCGCTGCGGGTACCGTTCTGACTCTGGGCGTACAGCAGATCAACTCTGCAAGTCTGAAGCAGCAGACTTCACTGGACCCGATGGAAGCAGCTGCTGCTGCTAACGTCCGCTCGTCACAGGATCCGAGCCACTTTGCTGGCTTGAATACTGCGGCAGGGATTCCTAAGTCCGGCGCCATCACTGGTTAAGTGATGCGGCAGGATCTGCCGACGTAATAGGTGCCGCCCTGCTTGCGGGTGGGGCGGCATCTTTTGATTCACCACAAGGAGAATACGATGCCTTTTGATTCTGGATTCTCAAATGCCTACGCCAACGATGATCGTCCGGATTTCGACCCGGCAGTGGCAGACCAGATCACGACACAGATTCTGTCAATGGGGCGTCACAACTTTGAAGTCAACGCGATGGCTGCTCGAAATGATGTAGCGGCCAACGCCGCCATGCTGACATTGGGCGTGCAGCAAGGTAGTATGAGCCTTTTGAAGTCAGTGACGGAATTGTCGCCGCTCGATGCGGCGGTTGCTGACACCTTGAAGAAGTCGCAGGATATGGTGAGCTTCGCCGGACTGAATGCCGTTACGTAACCTGCAAAGTAGAAAGTCGATCATGAGTCCAAACGAAATGCTCGCATTTATTCGGGATGCACGCAAGGAGCGGCGAGAAGACCTGGACGAGATTGCACGGGCGAACGAGGGAGCGAACGCCACGAACATCATGTTGCTGCAGCAGGCTCGCATTGGCGCGAGACTCACTGATGCAGACCCGAACGCACCGGTAGACGTCACGGAAGCTGCCCCCGGAGTAACCACCGAGGGGGAGTCAGCGGGCGAGGAGCCGGAAAGCCCACTCACGCAGGAGTGATCACTATGTCTGATCAGGCCCCCGCAGCAACTCCCGGTTCCGGAGCTGTTGTACCGCTTACAACACGTACTCGGCGAACTAACCTGCTGTCTCAGATGACCCCCAAAGAACGACGAGCGTTTCTGCAGACGCAATTAGACGCTGACCACATGATTAAGCAGATGTCAGCTATCCGGCACGGGCTGCCAAGCGCTGGGGAGCGGGTCATTCTGGATGATGAAGTTGAAACCGAGCAGGTCGACACAACTGTGCAGGACCTGGTCGGCTTGCTACGTCAGAAAGAGACCAACTCGCAGATCGAACGCCAGGTAGCGATGGAGCATCAAAACCAGCAAGTTGAGAAAGTTGCTGCCGGGAAGACTGATCTGTCTCTCGGGAAGCTGGCTACGATCGGCAGCCTGGCTGGCGTGCCAGGGTTGGCGGCCGTCGCCGCCCTGTGGTCGCTGTGGCCGGATGGCGACGAACCACCAGCCCCGCAACCTCCTGCCGTGGTTGCTCCTGCGGACCCCGTGGCAGCCGACGCCGACACGCTGAGCCTTCTTCGTTCGGAAGGTCTGAGTGCTCCCAGAACACCGCTGGGTGAAAAGACACTGGAAGCATTCCAGAAAAACCCTGCGTTGCGTGAACAGGTCATGCAGCAGATCGCAGAAACTCTCACGGAATCCGAAGATGACTGACCCAGTTGGATCAGATCAGCAGCCTCCGCAGCCGTCTCCAATCTCCTCAATCCTTCAAAAGGGGATTGAGCAGATGCAAGCCAACCAGGCCCAAGCCAATGAGGAGCTGTTCAAATTGTTGGCTGACCATCGAGATCGCGTAGCGAAAGGATACGTCCTGCCTGGGCCTACGGTTCCGGTTCCGGAGGAAATCGCGGCCGATCCGTACTACAAAGAGCAGATGCTATGGCATTCGCGGTGGGCATCAGAGATGATTGCGGCTGCCGCTCTCGACGACGACTTCAAAAGCGCCGTAGAGAAGCAAGCCCAGGACATTCTCAGAGCTAATGGAAGGCTGCCGGAAACACCGCCAGCCTGAACATCATGGAGGAAATCATGAAGGTTATTGTTGCGTCAATCATGTTGCTGTTGTGTGCTTCGCCAGCTACTTTCGCTGGTTTTTATGAAACAGCTGATGCCAAAGGCTGCCGCTGCGGGGACGTCTGTCCTTGCGGGCCAGGTTGCAAATGTGGAGATGATTGTCCGTGTAACACCGGTAATGCAGGTTCTTCGCACTGTGTCCTCGGCCCGGAATACTTTTACCCAAAAGTACCGGTCAGAGTACCGCTTCGCCGTCCACGTGGGTACGTGTGGAATTATCAGCCGACCGGCCTGTTTGGCTTGCTCGGCGGCGGTAGGCGTGTCTATTACCAAGAGTGGTAGAGTGGCTTTTCCGGAAGACATTGCTGAGTCACTGAAACCGCGGTACGAATCTGACTGTTACATCTTCGACGTCTACGACGGTGACACGGTCTACTACCACGCGGATCTCGGTTACAACCACTGGGCGGCCTTTCAAACAGGCCGCCTTTTGGATATCGACTCCCCGGAGATCTGGCCTCTCGTGACGCGGAAAGCGGGTGAGCGAGCCAGAAATCACCTGCAGAAGCTGTTGACGCGGTACGCCCTCAATCGGCACGATTCTGAAACACGACAGCTGGGACTGAAGTTCAAAATCCGCACGGAGAAAGGCCACAATAAGTGGTTTGATGATCTGCCAGCGTCGGAAAAAGGGAAGTTCGGCCGGTGGTTGGTGACGCTCTACGGAGCGGACAATCGGGGCCGGAAGGTAAATATCAATCAGATGATGATTGCCGCCGGCTATGCAGAGACCTACTCAGGCGGTTCCTGAGTTGCTATTCTCTGGTAGTGCGTTCTGGGATTTGTTATCCTCGCCGCCTCCCGAGAAGCCGAGAGCCCCAATGAAAAAACCTGCCTGGTCTGTTGATGCCCGTACTGGTCCCGTTCGTAAGTTCATGGATTTATCCGTGTTCGCGTGCGAGGGCCTGATTTGCATTATTGACGAACGTCCTGGCAAGGACGAAGGTCAAGCTAACATCGTCACGCCCAAAGAGCTGAAGGAACGCATTACAGCGGTCAATCAGCCATACCGCGGCAAGACCCGTGCTCAGCTCGACAAGTTTCAGCGTGCACAGATGGACAAACGCATCCAGGGTGCTGAGAACTGCATGGAGTGCATTCGCGAGGCTCGCGAGATGGGTGATCCGAGCGACCCGAAAGTGCAGGCGTATTGGCAACGTCACCAGAGAAATTCTTCGGTCTCGCTGAGTGCGGGTTGCGATGCGGCTGGTTACCCTCAATTGCCAACTCTCGGCGCGGGTGCCGGCGTTATCGGTAGCAGCGTGCCACAGCAGAACGTGACGCAAGGCGTGAAGCTCCACAAGAAACCTGTCCGCAAGAACCGTAGCGGACTGATCACATAACGCGAGGACCAGACCATGGATGGACTGACACAACAGGAGCGTTTTCGGATGGGCTTCCTGCTGCGTTGCGCTGAGGAAGGCTGCGACCGGGACGAGATCCAAACACGCGTCAAACTGGCCAAGGAACTACCTCGGCTGATCAAAGAAGCTGAAGGCTTTACAGACCACCTCACCAACTTGGCGAGTTGGCTGGTTAAGTATCCCGTGTACGGGGTTGGTGCCAGCATGGCCGGGGCCGGGGCACTGGGGTTGTATGGTGGCCGGCAATTAGGCAAAGCCATGGGCGAGGCCCGCGACCCCGAAGAAATCAAACAGCAGGAACTGGCGGCGTTGTATCGAATGCACGCAGATCGCATTCGGCAGCGAGCCAAGCAGCGCAGTTACCGGCAGGCTCCCGTGCCTGCTGAACCTCAACTCATGTCATAGGAGGCCTACCATGGCGTTCAATGCTGACGACCGTGTCAAAGTGACCAGTCAAAAATCACCATGGCGAGGCAAACTCGGCACGGTTGAAATTGCGGCTGCCGCTGATCCCAACTCTCTCAACCAGGTTCGTCTTGATGGCTATGCTGTCGGGAAAACCGTTGGGCTGAGTGACAGCGAACTGCACACGACGGGTCACGCTTCACCCATCACTTACTGATCGACGGCAGCGTTTGCTGCTTACGATCTCTTTTCTTTCTGGAGGCAATCATGGCCCACAGTGTGGATGACAAAGTCCTGGTCACTGACCAGAACTCTGAGTACCGCAACAAGCGTGGGGTTGTGAAGGCCGTCTCCGGCGATTCGCATGAAGTGCGTCTCTCCGGTCACGGTTGCAACTCGCGTGTATCGTTGCTCACCGCTCAAATGCGTGTGATCACATCAACGGATCCGATCAGCTACAGTAACTGTTCAGGTTGATCAGCAGCATGACGTTTAGCAGAAAGAAGTATCACGGCGAACACGGGGGTCCGCAACATGGTGGCGACCTTCACTGGCCAGGCACCGCTGGCGGATTCCCTGTTCGTGGTGGTAAAGCAGACCTTCGCAGAGAAGAGTTCGAGAACCTTCCTCATGTGATGGACTTCCACATCCAGCAGTTCAAGCTGTGGGAGGAAGATGACATGAAGGAGTTTGCGACGATCATGGACCGAGTGGTCAATGGTTGGTACGCAGTGTCCAAAAGAACAGACAACTGGAACGAAGAACACCAGGGCCTGCACGTTATCCTCGAATGGGTGCAGATCTACGGTGAGTCACCAAACGCCAAATCACCCAACGGCACAACTCCAGGAGGGAGTCATGGAACCACAATCCAAGCCATCGCAGCGCAAACCGCTTTTGCGTAACATTCAGAAGCAAGCCTCGCCACAGATGAATCAAGCTCTGCAGCGAGAAGCTCTTCGGAAACTGCTGCTGACGTTTGGTGTGGGGGCGGCCGGCGGTGCGGCGTACCGCGGCCTTAAAGGCATCGGGGATATGGTTCGCGATACCCAGGAAACTGTGGTGCCGCCGATGTACCAGGCCCAGCCGGTGCGCGTGCAAGGGCCGCCGCGGCAGGACAAACAGGCGTTCGATCTCGGCGACACGGTTCAGAATATCGGCCGAGGCGCCCAACAGCTGGGGCAGAAGGCTTTTGATGCCGGTTCAAAGTTGATGCCTGTCAGTGATACGTCCAATCCATTGGCTAATGACTGGGGCGTACCGGCGACTATTGGCGTTGGCGGCGCCGGGGCTCTTGGCGGCTACAAGCTGATTGACTGGTTGCTCGGTAAAGAGAAAGCCTGGTCAGATCAACAAGATGTTGACGCCGCCCAAGGTGAATACCAGCAGGCGATTCGCGACCAATATGCGTCAGCAATGGCGGCCAAGAATGCCGGTGACGACCTGGGCATCAACGATCTGGCCGACCAGTATGCCGACGCCGTTGCTAATGGGCAGGAGAAGCAGGCATTCTTCCCGTTGCTTGATAACATTCCGGTGCTGGGCGAGATCACGCGTAAAAATGGTCTCATCTCGAAGGCCCCGGGTATGAATGCTGACCGGTGGGCCGCTACGCGAGGGGCTATTCACGGCGGGGAGCTGCTGGCACTGCTGGCTGGCGGTAAAGCAGGGTACAACTGGGGTCGTGACAGTACCGACAAAGCTGTGTTGGACAAAGCACTGAAGCTCCGCCGACAGCAGCAGGCGTCTCGGGCACCTGTATCGCTGATGGCAACAACTGAGGAAGACACCGTCAATGCGGCCTGATCCCAGTATTCTGGACGATCAAGAACCCGCACCGACGCCGACAACTCCAGTGGCTCCCGCTCCGGCGGTTGGGCCGGGGAACTTTCGGCGGTTCGGAGACGCCGCCCGTACGCGTCAAATGATTTTTGACAACGTGTTGGCCGCAGCGAAGTCGTTTGAGCCAGTCAGCAACTCTCAGTATCAGTTGGCGATCGAAAACCCGCGATGGGCCGGGCCGGACAGCTACGACATTGCTGCGCAGAAGAAGGCCTTGCTGGCCCGCGGGACTCTCGCGAGGAAGCTGACTGGTGATGCCGTGCTGCGAGATCTGGAAGGCAACGAGGTCTCCCGCCGTAGCATGCAGCTGGCGAAGGTCCCGTACATGACCCAGCGCGGCACGTTCATTTTGAACGGTAACGAGTACACAATGGCTCACCAGGCCCGGCTGCGGCCTGGCATCTTCACTCGCCGGAAGAGCAACGGCGAGATCGAGAGCCACGTCAATGTCTCCAAAGGGTACGGCCATCGTCTGTACCTCGACCCCGCGACCGGTGTGTTCCGCATTCAGATGGGACAGGCTCGTATTCCGCTGATGCCGTTATTGAAGGCTATGGGTGTCGAAGACCGGCAGCTGCGAGAGGCCTGGGGTAACGAGCTGACCGCCGAGAATATGAAGAAGCTCGACAAAGGTGCGATCGGTAAGCTGTACAAAAAGTTGCACCGCAACGGCACTGCCGACGATCTCGGGCAGGTGGCTGCTGTTGTGAAGTCGTTTGAAGAGATGGAACTGGATCCGGAGGTGACGCAGCGAACACTGGGCCGTGGGGTAAAGAACGTCAATGCGGACACGCTGTTGGAAGTCACCCGTAAACTGATCCGTGTGGCGAAAGACGAAGACGAAGAGGATGACCGTGACGCGTTGGCTTATCAGAAGCTGTACGGTCCCGAAGACCTGTTTGCTGATCGGTTGTCGCGAGCTAAGAACGTGGCCCGGCAGATGCTGTGGAAGGCAACGCCGCGGAAGAATCTCGACAACTTGGCGACCAGTCCCTACCAGGACACGGTGATGTCGACGCTCATGAGTTCCGGGCTGGCATCTCCGCTGGAAGAGATCAACCCGGCCGAGGTGTACGACCAGCAGTCTCGTGTAACGCGGATGGGCGAGGGCGGTATCACGTCGCTGGACGCTATCCCGGACGAGAGCCGCGCGGTTCAGCCATCTCAGTTCGGCTTCATCGACTTCCTCCGGACCCCGGAGAGCGGCAAGGTTGGCGTGGATGTGCGATTAGCCCGTGGAGCGGTCAAAGGGGAAGACGGACAACTGTACACGCCAGTGAAGACACTGGACGGTCAGACCGTGTACAAATCGCCGCGAGACTTTGCGGACTCTGTGGTAGCGTTCCCGAATGAGATGAATAAGGATCAGGACTTTGTGCGAGCGCTGGTTCGCGGCAAGGTCCGCACCGTCAACAAGTCACAGGTTGACTTCGAGGTGCCCGATATGGAGGACACGTTCAGTCCTCTCGGCAACATGATCCCCATGAAATCCATGGTGAAGGGGCAGCGAGCGGTGATGGCCGCACGAATGCTTACGCAGGCTATGCCGTTGGATGGTGCCGAGGCTCCTCTCGTGCAATCAGGGATGCCCGGCGTTGAGGGTCGCAGCTTCGAGCAAGAGTATGCCGACAAGATGGGCGCCCTTCACGCTGACCAGCCAGGGGTGGTTGAAGCGGTGTCGCCGGACGGGATCAAGGTTCGCTACGCCGACGGGAAAAAGGCAGAGCTACCTCTGTACAACAACTTCCCGTTCAATCGGAAGACCAGCTTGCATCAGACAGCCACTGTCCAACCTGGTGATCAGTTTGAGGCTGGACAGTTGCTGGCGCGCTCTAACTTCACAGACGAACAGGGTACTACTGCTCTCGGAATGAATGCCCGTGTGGCGTACGTTCCATGGGGTGGCCTTAACTTTGAAGATGCCAATGTCATCAGTGCATCGTTCGCGAAGCGAATGTCGTCGCAGCACACTTACCAGAACTCGCATGACTGGGAGAAGAGTGACCACCGCGGACGTAAATCGTTCCAGTCGATCTTTCCGTCGAAGTACGGGCGCGACATTCTGGAGCGATTCGACGATGAAGGTGTGGTAAAGCCCGGTACTAAAGTCTCAGAAGGCGACCCACTGATCCTGGTGGCGCGTGAAAAGGAACGAAACAAGAAGAGTCTGCTGAAAGGTGGGAAGCCCAGCTTTCAGGACGTCAGTCTAAAGTGGGACCACGACTACGATGGCGAAGTGATTGATGTAGTCCAGACGCCGAAGGGTGCGTCGGTGGTTGTGAAGGCATCTATCCCAATGAAGGTCGGCGACAAGCTGAGCGGACGGTATGGCGACAAAGGGATCATCAGCCACGTCATTCCCGACGATCAAATGCCGACCGACCAGGATGGCAAAGCCTACGATCTGTTGCTTAACCCGTTGGGTGTCATCAGCCGTACCAATCCTGCTCAGATTGTGGAAGCTGCTCTTGGAAAGATCGCGGCCAAACGTGGTGAGCCATTCAAGGTTCCAGACTTCCAGGACGAGGAAGACATGATCGAGTTCGCGTTACGCGAACTTCAGAAAGCCGGGTTGGAAGACACGGAGACAATCATCGACCCAACCAACGACCGGAAGGTGAATGACATCTTCACCGGTAATCGTTGGGTGATGAAGCTGCACCACACAGCTGATTCCAAAGCGCAGGGTCGCGGCATTGGCTCATACACCGCCGAGCGTACGCCGGCGAAGGGCGGGAAGACTGGCGCTAAACGTGTCGGGATGTTGGAAACAAACGCACTGCTGTCACACGGAGCTACATCGGTGGTTCGAGACGGCAGCATCATCCGGGGCCAGGCCAATCCGGATTACTGGGCACAGTATATGAGCGGGTTCAAACCTCCGACTCCGGAGGTGCCGCATGTGTACCGTAAGTTCGTGAACAGTCTGAAAGCGTCAGGGATCAACGTGGTCCGCAACGGTGACAAAGTGCATATCATGGCACTCACCGACAAGGACGTTGATGAACTGGCTGGCGAACGCGAATTGAAGAATGTTGAAACCGTAGACTGGAAGACGATGGAGCCGTCAAAAGGCGGACTCTTTGACCAGTCGCTGACTGGCGGGCACCAAACCGCCGATGGAGGAGGAAACCGATGGGCAGCGATCAAACTTGCGGAACCCATGCCGAACCCTGTGATGGAGGAACCGATCAGGCGGCTGCTGGGGCTGACAAAGAACAAGTTCAACGACATTCTGGCGGGCCGCGAGAAGCTCAACGGACGTGTCGGTCCGGGCGCTGTTGCCGCCGCACTCAACGGGCTCGAACTCGACAAGGAGATTGCGAGGGCACGAGCTGAGATCGCCAGCGGGAAGAAGACTCACCGAGACAAAGCGGTCCGCCGGCTCGGATATCTGAAGAGTGCAAAGCGTCTCAACATCCATCCGCGAGACTGGGTGCTGAAGCGCGCCCCTGTTTTGCCTCCGGCGTTTCGTCCGGTGTCGACGATGGGTGCGAAGAAGTTACCACTCGTTGCGGACCCGAACTATCTCTACAAAGAGCTGTGGGATGCAAACAACAATCTGAAGCAGTTGTCTGAACAGCTTGACGAAGAGGATATTGGTGATGAACGTCTCGCAACATACGAGGCGTTCAAAGCCGTGACAGGTCTCGGTGATCCGACGCACCCAAAGAATCAGGAGCGGAAGGTCAAAGGAATTCTGAAACACATCTTTGGATCGTCCCCAAAGACCGGGACGGTTCAGCGTCGTTTGCTGGGTTCCTCTACAGACATGGTTGGTCGTTCAGTGATTGCCCCGGACCCTGACCTCGATATGGATCAAGTGGGTATTCCGGAAGAGACAGCCTGGGAGATCTATCGCCCGACGATGATTCGCCGGATGGTGCGACGCGGTATGAGTCGTGTGGATGCTGCTCGGGCTGTTGAAGATAAGACCCCGACAGCTCGAAAAGCCATGATGGACGAGATGGAAAGTGGCGTGGTGGTGATCAACCGGGCTCCCACGTTGCACCGGTATGGTGTCATGGCAGCCCGTCCACGGCTGGTGAAAGGCACCGTTTTGAAGATTAGTCCTCTCGTGGTGGGCGGATTTGGTGCAGATTTCGACGGGGACGCCATGCAGTATCACGTCCCGCTGGACGACGACGCGAAGGAAGAGGCGCTGCAGAAAATGTTGCCATCCAGGAATTTGTTTAGCGCAGCTTCTTTTGGCGTACATTTTTTACCTTCCCAAGAATATATCGGAGGCCTCTACGAAGCCTCGGCCCAGCAGGACAAGAAGAACGCCCCCGCCACTTTCGCCACTGTCCAGGATGCGGTCAAAGCCTACAAACAGGGCAAGATCGGCGTCGGTCGGCGGGTCAAGATCATGGAGAAATAATGGCTTCCCTCATGCAATACAGGCGGCGTCGTGCTGCGGGTCAGTGCACTGAGTGCGAGACTCCGACCGACAAGGCTCTGTGCCCTGCCTGTGCGGAGATCGCCAAGGCGAAATCCAGGGACCGGCGAGAACGGCGGAAGAATTCGGGGAAATGTGTCAACTGCGGGGTTCGCTCACCCCGAGCTGGGCGTGTAAGATGCGCCGTCTGTGCCAAGAGCCAGCAGCGGAACAGTAACGAACGGAGAGCAGCCTGGAGAGAAGCCGGCCTGTGTCCGACCTGTACTACTCCGGTAGAGACGGGAGTTTACTGCTTGGGCTGCAAGGCCAAGAAGGTTGAGCGGTATCAGCGGCAGAAGTCACAAGTCTTTGATCACTACGGACGGAAATGCGTCTGCTGTGGCGAAACTCGCGAGTATTTCTTACAAATTGACCATGTGAACGATGACGGGTATCTTCACCGGAAGGAAATCGGTCCCACGAACTTGTATCGTTGGGCTATTCAGAATGGTTTCCCAGATACTCTGCAGACGTTGTGCGCAAATTGCAATTTCGGCAAGAAGATGAATGACGGCGTATGCCCGTGCCAATCTGATTCGGAGATCAACTGATGACCGGTTACAACCCTGCTCTTCTTGAACTCGCGCAGCATCGTGTGTGGAAGGATCAAGGCGGTCCTTCAATGGAAAAGATTGCAGTCGTTCCTGCAGCGCCCGCCGGCGCCCCGATGGACCCGGCTATGGCGGCTGCAGGCGGCATGCCCCCGATGGACCCGGCAATGGCTGGAGCAATGCCCGGAGCGGCGCCTCCTGTTGATCCAGCTATGGTCGGTGGTGCGATGGACCCAGCGATGGCAGCTGGTGCCGCTCCTCCAGCCGACCCGGCGGCAGCTGCCGCCGGCGGTGCTGGAGCAGCCCCGCCAAAAATGAAGCCCGAGCAAATGATGCAGATGTTGGACTTCAGGTTGTACAATCTGCAGCAACAATTGACGGCTATTATGAACGCACAGGGCATTCAGCTCGATCCGGGTGCCCTGATCACACCTCCAGGCTCGCCGACACCTGTCGCGGAAGCGGCAGTGCCTGGCGGGCCGCAGGATCCGGGAGCTGCAATGGCTCCAGCGGATGACGGCGGTGGACCGATTCCAGATATTAACCCGATGCAGGCCGGCTTGGCCGGGGGCGGAGGCGAGAAGGCAGCACAGTTGACTGTGCGTGATGTTCTCAACAACTACGACCCCGAGACCGGGGCTGCGGCTGTGGCGGCAATTATGCGGCAGAGGACGCAGGTCTGATGAAGATCATGTTTCACAATGGCCTGGGCGACTTCACAACCAAAGAAGTCACTCGGGTCGTTGTTCTTGATAAGTTCGACAATCCGATCGCCGTCGCCGCAGAACTTGGAGATGAGTTGATCATCGCAGAGACTGCACAGGAATCTACGCAGCGACAGTTCAACGAGGTACTGCGTAACCTTGGTATCGATAAGACGGTCGCAGTCATCGACGTTAATGCCCCGGGGCAACCTCAGATCAAATCTGGCTGATACGAATGCTGGAAACGACTCTTGGACAACTCTGGATCAACAGTGTCTTGCCAGAAGACTTGGTCGACCACGACCGGGTACTGGACAAGAAAGGCATCCGTGCTTTGCTCCAGGAAGTAGCCGATAAACACCCGGATAAATATCGCGAAGTCGCCAAACGCCTGTCTGACATTGGGCGGGATGCTTCGTTCTCCGAGGGTGGCTATTCATTTGGATTGAAATCTCTGCGACAGTCACTGGCTGGGCGGCAGATGCGGATGAAGATGCAGAAGGAACTGGACAAGATCTATTCGTCCAACATGTCTGACGAACAAAAGGACACCGCAGTCTTGCTCGCTGTGCAGAAATATCAGGGACAGCTGCACAAAGATGTCCTGCAGGAATCCAAGGACGAAGGCAACCCGCTTGCAATGCAGGTACAGTCTGGTTCGCGGGGTAACAGCGTAAATCTGAATTCTCTTCGCGGAGCTGACCTCCTGTACACCGACCACCGCGGCAACGCATTGCCGATTCCTGTGCTTCGCAGTTATTCCATGGGACTGAAGCCCTATGAGTATTTCGCCGGGGCGTTCGGTGCGAGGAAAGGGATTCAGGACTTGAAGAGTGCGACACAGGATGCCGGATTCCTGGCAAAGCAGCTCGTGCAGGCAACTCATCGCCTGCTGGTTACGTCAGACGATGATGACGATCCCTACGACGAATCTACGCCACGCGGTTTGCCGGTAAATACGAACGACTCAGATACAGCTGGTTCACTGCTGGCGCACCCGATCGGCGGGTACAAACGCAATACGGTCCTGACACCGAAGATTTTGAAAGAGCTGGAAGCTGATGGCATTGATGAAATACTTGTTCGCAGTCCGACCGTGGGCGGGCCGCAGGACGGCGGAGTTTATGCCCGTGATTTGGGATATCGCGAACGTGGAGGATTGTCGCCAATCGGTGACTATGTTGGTATTGCCGCGGCCCAGGCACTCGCGGAACCGATCACGCAGGCCCAAATTTCCTCAAAGCATTCTGGGGGCGTGGCGGGAGCAGGGGCGGGTGCCATCTCAGGTTTCCAGTTCATCAACCAGCTGGTGCAAGTCCCTAAGAAATTCGCCGCGGGTGCGGCACATGCTCAGTTGGACGGGACTGTGCACTCTGTGCGAGAAGCTCCGCAGGGCGGACACTACGTCCACATTGGGAACGAAGACCACTATGTTGGTCACGGCTACGAGCTCAAAGTCAAAAAGGGTGACACGGTCGAAGCCGGAGATGTTATCTCCGAAGGAATCCCCAACCCGGCCGAAGTCGTAAAGCATAAAGGCGTCGGAGAAGGTCGACGGTACTTTGTGAAGGCATTCCGCGACACGCTTGACGGTATGGGAACACGTGGTCACCGACGTAATATCGAGCTGCTTTCTCGGGGCCTGATCAACCATGTCAGGCTCACCGAAGAGATGGGTGACTGGGTCCAGGATGATGTGGTTCCTTACCAATTACTGGAGCGACAGTGGAAACCGCGTGAGGGCCACGCGGTCATTACACCGAACCAGGCAGCAGGAAAATATCTCGAACGACCCGTCCTACATTATTCCGTGGGTACCAAGATCCAGCCTTCGATGGTAAAACATCTGCAGAAACACGGAGTTCGGTCGATTTACGCACATACCGAGCCTCCTCCGTTTCAGCCGGAAATGATTCGGGGAATGTCGAATGCGGCACATGACCCGGACTGGATGACCAGGATGTTGGGTAGTTACCAGAAAAACAGTCTTTTGGAAGGCGCCCGACGAGGTGCTGTATCGGACGAGGGCGGGACCAGCTATGTGCCGGCCCTGGCCCACGGAGCTGGCTTTGGGGAGCATGGAGCAACCCAGGGCTGGAAGGATCTTGACACTAACAAAACGACCCCGTAGGGCTGAGGTAGTCTCAAAAACCTCGCCCTGCTAACATAATTCGGTGATAACGCAATCCCGCGACCATGGATGGAGCGCCCCATGCCTCAGACTCATGAAATCGACTACTGGATGAACCGTGTCCGTGACTACGCACACGCGCCGGAACAGACGATCAAAGTAGCCGAATTGGGAGGAGATGGTGCCGACGCTCCCTTTGAGCAGGCCTTCTCCAATTTGGCTCACGCTTACATGCGGGATAAAGCTCCGACCCTGCTCGATCACGAGCTGGGCTTCCAGCTGCTCGACCGCAACGAAGAGAACACCCAGGCTGTCGGTGTGATGGCCTTTAAGGTAGGCAGCTCTCAGCTGTTTGCTCCAGTGTTCTTTCTTCAAGGTGAGCTGAAGGGCCACGAACTGTTGTACCTGAAGAATCAGGACATGTTTGTCCCGCTCAAAGAGAACTGGCTCAACTACGTCATCAATCGTAAGCCGAACATCATTGGCGCAGGTATTGACCGTAACCTGTCGGCTATCGGCGTGAGCCAGCCAGAACTCTCGAAGCTCCGCGAGTCGCCGCACAAGTACGCGTCTGCTGTCGCTGCGTTCATGCCAGTGTTTGGGCACTTAGCGACACGGCCTCTGCAAGACAGCATCTCCGAATTTGCGGATCATTGTCAAACGAAGCTCGATCTGAGTGACTTCATGAAGCAAGCCAGCCTGCCAGCGTTGCAGGCGGTTGTGGAAATGATGCAGCGGAAGCCCAAGATCGCAGCTGCCTTCGCTAACTGGCACGGGATGGATGTGCTGACCGATGCCGTGTCAGAGGCACGCAACCGGAGCAACATCAGCTCCGTGATGGATGACCCGTACGCTTCGGTAAATAAGAACCAAATCATCACCGGTTCCATCCTGGGCGAGAAGACTGCGGCCGACGATGACGACGGCCCGGACGCACGTCAGAAGATCCGTATCATCACCAGCGAACAGAGTATGGTGGACGGGCCGCCCGAGGACCTCGCCGAAGAGGACCAGGAAAAGCTGCTGCGAGACGGCATGCTGATCAAAGATCACCGCTCCGGCGATGAGATCTCTGTGGCGGTAAACCTGCAGGTCGAACAAAAGCTCGTCAATCCTGGTGAAACTGGCATCTATCAGGTGCTGACGAAGCCGGGCGAGTTCGATAAGTGTCTGGTAGTCATCAACCCAGTCGGCCCAGATGGGCGTGAAAGCACCTGCCTGGTTGTGCGGCTTGAAGGGGACAAGAGCTGGGGCAACTTCGACCGCCACGACATCTGGACCGCCGGCCAGGAAGAAGAAATGGGCGGCGAAGAGAATTGGCAAGACTGGCTCGATAGTCAGTCTGACGCCAGCTCTCTGACTGTTGGTGATCGCTACATGCTTGTTGGACCGCGACGCAACGCGACCTGTACGTTCCGCGTGGAAGATTCGATCGGCGATGACTCTTACAAAGTCGACTTCGAGACTGACCACCCGCGTAGTCGTGAAGTGGGTATGCGTCGTTGGACAGACTACGATACGTCATCCAACTATGATCGGTATAGCAAATGGTCTGACGGGCAACGGATTCATCTGGATGCCAAAGACGGAACCGATATGCGGTCCAGTCGAGGCGACTTGTTTGTGCCGAAGGGTTGCAAGGTTGTCAAAGTCCAGATGACGAACTGGGATGAGCGTCGGAAGAACAAGGCTCATATCGAGCCTTGCTGTGCTGACGACACCACGAGCAAGGATCCGCCGATCCAGCCTGGCAACCTGTTCGACGCCACTGCGAACATCATGAAGAAAACCGCAAAGCTGCGAATCGTAGACGAGGGCACCCGCTACATCGTCAATGGTCACCGGCTAACTCCGCGGGATGCACAGGTCCACCTGGTTTATGACCACGGGCTTTCTGTGCCGGCCTCTCAGGAACTGCTGAAGACTGCGAAGCACAAAAGCCATGCTGGTAACGGCATGGTTTGTCGCGTGAAGTACGCTAATCCCTTCCTGACCGAGGGAGCCCCGATGGCTCCATCATTCCCGGAAGCGATGCAGGGCGGCTACAACCCGATGGGCTTCCAGGGCAACACGATCGCCATGCAGGAAGAAGAGGTTCCTGTCGAGGCGTTGTCAGCAGCTAACACCGATCCTTCGGTTTATGATGTACGCCCTGGCGCCACACCGGGACCGATGGATCACGCAGCTGTAGCAGACGCAGCTGCTTCCGGTCAGAAGGAAGTCTTCGACACAGCGATGATCGGCTCCATGCTGAAAGCTGTGCGAGACGATACGATGATTGATCGGTACATTCCTGATATCATCCGGTCGGTTGATCGATTAGGGCGTATCCTGTTCCAGTTCTACTGGCACCAGGAGCAGTTTGCCGATAGGTACGGCAAGCAGGATATGCCCGAACTGGAAGACTCATTGCGGAACGCGTTCGAGTCGACTGGCGATATCGTGCTCTTCTTAAAGCAAAAGACAATTGAACCGTACCCAGAAGAAGACAGTTCTGACCTTAGTCTTCGGGATGTTGCAAACTGATGAAACTCATTGACCGCACAGGACGAAGATATGGACGGCTGACCGTCCTTCAGCGAGACACCTCGCGGAAGGGCGTGTATTGGTTATGCGTTTGTACCTGCGGTAATGAGAAGTCGATCAGGTCTGGGGACCTCCAGCAGGGCAAGATCACGTCTTGTGGTTGTGTTCTGAGAGAGCACTTGGACAACTTGCCATCGCGTCTCGTAGTAGGTGCTCGTTACGGTCGGCTGATGATTCTTCGCCGGCCTGCTCCTGGAAATAATTTCTGGCCATGTCTTTGTGACTGTGGTCGTGAGATTGCCGTGATGGCTGCCAAGCTCCGCAACGGGCACACACAGTCCTGCGGGTGCTATCAGCGGAGCCGGGCTAGTGCGGTTAATAGCACGCACGGACAGTCAAGGACGCCTGCGTATGCTCGTATGAAAGTCCGCGAGAGGATGGAAAGGAAACAGCAGTTGGATGCCGCGTGGACTCTTGAAATGGAGCAGGCTCTCCGGGAGTCGCAGCCGGCCTGCGTGAACTGTAACAGTCAGCGTAGTCTGTGTACTGACCACGTAAAGCCGTTGTCCAAGGGGCACGGCCTTCGACCAGGCAACGCTGTTACATTGTGCCGTGTCTGCAACTCGCAGAAGGGCGCCAAAGACCTTTCTGAACTCCCGCCTGAGATGGCTATCAAGATCGCGCAGGCCGCTGACGAATTCAACATCTTTTGGGGAACCGACCATGAGTAACCAATGGGGTTATGGCCCTGTTCAGTTTTCTGTCGAGGCTGGACAGGAAGAGATCGTGCGACTTGATGTGCCGCATCGTGGGACGATCAAACAGATCAATTTGAAACAGCTCTCTGGCACCGACGCCGGCAACTTCGAGATCTATGATTCCGAAGTAGCGGCGATGGCGACAGCTGGCTCGTCTGCCGATTCTGCCACGGAAGGCGGTGACCCGGAAGCGCACTCGATTACGAATGGACAAGTGTCCATTACGAGCGGGGCGTACCGGGCGGCGGTAGACTACCCTTACATCAATAGAGACGGCACGCCGACAAACCCTGTACGGCGGCTGTGGATGCGTATCAACAGTGGAGGTTCTGGGACGGAAACCTACGGCCTCAGCCTGTTGATTGAACCGTCGGCATTGAACGGATAATCACATGCCCGCTCTCCACATTATGGCAAGCAATCCCTTCCGCCCCGCCGACTGGATGTGGCAACGGGCGGTAGAGATTGTCGATCGCGACGGCCCGCGTGCTTCTCGAAAGCGCGACGGGCTCAAAGGCTTTAAGTGGATCAATAAAGCCGTATCGTTTTTGCGTGCCTACCAGAGAGCGTCTGAGGACGAAGCCGCACTGGCCCGCCTGGCTACTAAACGACCTCACATCTTCTGGGCGCACACTGCCTGGAGTTCCGCGACCAATGTTCAGAAGCACCTGATCGAAGCCCACCTTCTGGCTCGGACCGATGATTTCTCTATCGCGTTCCGCTGCGACATGGACCCGGCGGTGATCACGGCTTACGAAGCCTTGTTTTTCAACGTCAAAGAGAAGCTGGAACATCGCTCGTACATTCTGAACTGTGTCATGGGGCCAGCGATTCACCGGGGCTTGTCAGAACGAGAACACGACCTGCTTTGGAAGCTGTATGGATATTTTCTGGGGCCTTACATCGTAGACGCTCTGGAGAGTAAGTTCGCAAATCCTGTATGGTGTGGCACACCAGATGCCGTAGGTGCCAGTGTTTTGGACGACGCGGTCAGTACGCTGAAGCTGAAAGCAGCGTTGGCAGCCAAAACTGTCAGCGTCAACCAGGGTACACAACTGGCGTTGATGGAACAGTTCACGAAGTTTGTTGAAGTCGAACGAAACACAGACAGTGCGGGTAAAGCACAGGAACAGGTACTCGATCACATCCATGCGATGATGACGACGTTGCCGTTCAGTATTGGACGGAAGAAGGAAGAGTTGTTCAGCGTGACTCACGAGTTCAATACTACAGCAGCTGAACTGACGTACGAAGAAACCATGCGTGTGTCCGTTGGAAAGGACATCATCCGGCCCGAGGTATTACGACGGTTGGAGTTCCCACAAACTGAATCGACCCAGATTCTGGAGGCGTAACCATGAAAAAGATCGCACCGGAAACAGAGCGACGCATGATGGATGCGATTTCGCATACCACCGATGCCGTGCTTGCCGGAGAAGATCCGAACAAAGCAATCGTCAAGGTTGCTCGCGAGATGCAGTTGCGCCCGGGAGAACTCGACCTGGTTGTGCACGCGTACAACGTCGGCCAGACGACTCACCAGCGGAAAAGCAATGAAGACTTGTTGCAGAAGCGCGCGGAGTTCCCGCTGGCAGACCTGCAAGTGGTCAAGCACACGCTGTACCCGCCACAGACCAAAGAGGCCTCAGCCTCTGTGATCGATACGGTGGTCTCCTCGGAGTACAACTATAGTCCGCGAGCTATGCTGCAACGGCGGCATCGCTTGATGAAGAAGGCATCATTGCCTGAGTGGTCGCAACTTCGTGACATGCTGATCAAGAAGGCGGAAGACCTGCCATCTGAGAAGAACGAATTCCGACCGGTACTCAACGAACAGCGGCGGCTGCAGTGGGCTTGTGACGATGCTCGCCGCAAGCATGCCAGTGCGTTCGATGAACTGGGTAGTGCGTTCAACGATCTGACTGACTACTTCCGCCGGCCGGGTGCTCACCCGATTCCGGTTGTGAAGGAAGCAGTTGTGCTGATGCACGGCAACAAAGGCAAGCGGGTCATGGACGAGCTGATCAGCGTCAACCCGGGGCTGACCAAGCTGTCAGACCACCACTTGGGTCACTCTGTGCTGAGTCCCGGCCGCCACGCCTTTCCGGTAACTGTCGATGACCTGGACGCCACTGAGGCGCCATTCACGATCGTCAACCGTGTCCTGAAAGCTGCGGAAGATGTCCGAATCGCTGCTGGCGAGCTGGCAGAAGCCAATAAGGCTGCGGCTGCCCATCAGGAGCACGACCTGGCCCCTTTCGTGGAACCCCTCGTCAGCCCTTCGATCTTGGGTTCATCATCTGACGAGCGGGAAAAGCAGTCGATGGACCCCTTTACGACGCTGATCGGAGCCTCTGCCGCGACTAACCTTGCGGAAGGTCTCGGGAAGCTGGGCGGGCCGTCGGAAGATGAACGGGTGAGCGGGGCATTGGCTAGTTTGCACGATCCTGAGCACGAGGCGCAGATGCGGGCAATCAATTCGCAAGCCACTCTGCAGGACCTCATGTTGAACGACGAGGTTATTTCTGGCTACGATGCCCCGGAAGTGACCGACGCATACAACGATCTGGTGCAGTTGTCGCCGAACATTGCCGGGCAGCGGATGCTGGTACAGAGTCTTCTGCGGAAGAAGCTCCAGCAGGGCGCTCTCGACACATTCGAGCAGGATCAGATCCTTGACGCCGACAAGAAACTTCGTGATCAGGCAGCACTCTCACAAGGAAGTCAACATGCCTCAATCATTTGACCCCAATATACTGACGCTTGATGACGCGTCACGTCTCGTGGCAATCCAGGCTGTGCTTAGTGTGGGCCATGAGAAGCAGGCGGTCGATGTGGGTCGCTCTGCGTTGATTGGTGGCGGTGTCGGCCTTGGCACCGGGCTCTTGGCAAGTGCGCTGAGCAAGCGTAAGAAAAAGCGATGGCTCCGTAATGCGATCCTGGGTTCGCTGCTGGGTGCGGGCGTTGGCGCGTCTGGTGCTGCTGGCAAGAACTGGTGGGATCAGCGACAGGCTCCCGGGGTTCGTGAGCAACCTCGTAAGTACAATAACGGAGGGATCGAGACTCCTGAATCGGTGCAGCGTCGATTCGACGCTGCGGGTACTGGCGATAAGATAACGCCTGAGACTTATCAAGACGAGGCCGGATTGTCGCCGACTGCTGAAAGTAATTTGGCGATGGCAACTGATTGGGGGATGCCCGCGGCAGGTGGTGCGGCGGGCGCAGCGGCTGGGCACGTAGCTGACCGCGTGCATGATACGCGTAAAGTTCGGCAGGCAGTTGGCAAGTACAATGTTGAAGAGTTGTTCGGCAATAAACCGGATCCGGCAGAAGCTCGCAACGTGCAAAATTTGCGTGACCAGAAAACCATGCTTGCTCAGCAAGAGTATATTCGGGATCAACAGCAAAAGCGTCGAGCGGCGCTGCCGAACAGGGCACAGCGCGACCTTGACCGCTACAGTTCACAATCACAAGCAGAGCGGAAGGCATTGCGGCAACGCGTACGCCCGAATTCTATTGTTGCGGAACGATTGCGAGCTGGTACGTCTGCGATGCCAGGACATTTGGCGCCTCGTACAGGTGTGGGTAGATACACCCCGCGACTTGGCGGCATAGGCGGGAAAATTGGCGGCGGACTTATGGGCGCAGGCGTCGGCCTGCTCGGCAACTATATGTTTGGCCGCGACCTGACGAACGCCTACCGGAACGCTGGTACGGCTCTCAGCAGTGGCGTGAACTAGCGAGGGAAACTATGAGCATCGTCAAAGTTGTCACTCCGGACTCGCTCAATTACGACGAGCCCGTGGTAAGCGAAGTCAAACTCACAGGTCGCGGCCTAACGGGCAGCGACCGTGATGCGTTCGTGAAGCGCGCTTCTGACGACCTGCTCCGGGACATTGATCGTATCCGCGAGAAGGTGGCGTCCGACGAGGTGCTCGTCCACATGTTGGCAATGGGCGCCACGGAGTTCTACGGGCCGAACCGTAACGGTGATGGGTTCCGTGCTTCTGTTTGTCGCGAGTACCACCCGACCTTTGAGAAGTTCGCTCGCTTCTATCGCAACCATCAGAACAAAGATCCCAAGAAGAGCTACGGCCGTGTGGTTAAATCTGCATGGCATGATCCCATGAAGCGGATCGAACTGCTGGTCGCTCTCAACGCTAACGAGGCCGCGGCCCGGCGTAACGGCGGGCTGATTGCTGATCGTGAGATGGAAAAGCTGGCAGCGAACAAAGAGATCGCTGTCTCAATGGCCTGCTCCGTTCCGCACGACGTTTGTTCGTATTGTGCGAACGTGGCTCCTACTACTGCTGATTATTGTTCCGGGACCTACCAGGGTGGTATGTGCAAAGCTGGTGGGCTTCGCGACAACATTGGGTCGCTGATCGAGATTGATGGCGGTATCCACCATCTGCACGCTGACAACCCACAACCCAGCTTCTTCGATATCAGCAACGTCTACCGGCCGGCTGACCGCATCGCTTATGTGATGGGCGCTCTGGAGAAATCCGCCGCCGTTCATGGGCGTGTGATTAAGAGCGCCGAGCTGGCCCATCAGATGGGCATTGTGGAACCAATCGAAATGATGCTGCAGGGTGATTATCCCAAAGAAGTCGAGCATCTGATCAAAACGGCCTACCTGTTGGCCGCCCGAGAAAGCCAGATACACGAGGATCCGAATACGCTGTCGGCGACTTCTGCCTTAGCGTTTCGGGACTCTGTGCAGGACGCTGACTTGGAACTGCCTCCACAGTTCCGCTATAAGTTTGCGTACGCTCTGCGCGCAATGGCAGATCAGCAGATCTGCCTTCCAGTGTCCGCGTTCCTCGCTGCCACGACCGATATCTCTCACGAGAAAGCGGCGACCGTGTCAGCGTTGGTTTCCCGGGAACTCCCGGGGATCTTTACACGGATGTTGGAGAAGGGAGATCTGCCGGCGCGAGTGAAGAAAAGTCACTACGCACCGTCAGTTGCCGTCGCACCGCCCCGGTTCGAGACGTGGGCAGCCAAGCTGGCCAGCCACTTCTCACTACATCCGGCACACGTGCAGGATCGAGTGACGCGAGCAGCACTGTACCTGGAAGAAGCTCCTGTTCTTCGTAGTGGGAACGAGAAGGTTGCTTCCGATAACAGTGATGTGAGTAAGCTGGCCGAAGAATATGCCCTGTACCAACTGAGTTTTCTCGGGGCACAACCTACCCATAAACCCGATTTAGCGTTGACAGCCGATCTGGTCTTGCTGCAGAATTACGCAGCCTAAGACTTTGCCAGGAGGCTCCAGCGTCAAAAGGAGTTGACAGACTCATGAGTACACAGACCCAAAGCCTGTTTGATTCTCTGAACAAACTCGTTCAGCCGATCGACGGCCAGGAAAAAGCTGCTGCTGAGAAAGCAGCAGAAACCCCAACGCCGGATGATCCCGGTGGATACCAGGGAGCAACCACTCACGCGACCAAGGACGTGGACAACCGCGGCCAGGAAGCGTCGGAAGGTTCTCGCGGATCCGAACACACCGCCGATGTCAACAAAGACCAGGGCGCTCCGGGAGTCAATCAGGCTTCCGATGCTAAGCCTGGCCAGCAGGACGATGTCCAGCTGAACATCGGCACGAACCAGTCGGCCACCGGGGAAGACCCTGGGACAGAGGACGACTACAAGGGTGGCAAAGATGATCCTGGATCATCTCACCCGGCTCGCACCGACAACGACTCGCTTGACGGGCACAAGTATGCCAGTCTGAGTCTGCAGGATTCTTTGTCAGTTCATACGAAGCTGGCAAACTCGATCCTCGCGGACCTGGCAACCGGTCAGGGAAATCAACTGACCGAACAGCCCGCACCAGCTGCAACCAAGGAAGCGGCTGACGCTGCTCCTGCTGCCGACACCAACGAGATCACTGAGACTTCTCAGTTGATTGAAAAAGCTGCGGCTGCTGTTGCTGAAGGTGGCAACGAAGAAGTCGACGCTGATCTGGCGGCTGGTTACCAGCTCGCGGCTCAGCTCGGCATCGAAAAGCAAGCTGCTCAGGAATTGGTTGGCAACGAGATTGCTGCCGTGCTCGAAGATGCCCGTCTGGATGCTGAGCTTCTCGGCAACTACCTGACTGGCTTCAACAAGCAGGCTGCTGACGCTGCTGACGGTGAAGACCATGACGAAGCCGGTGATGTAACTTCGGGCGCCAGCGAAGCTGAAGGTGCCGGGGGAGAAACGCCGGGGGAGTCTGAGGCCGCTCCTGCAGAAGGTGCCCCCGCGGGCGGCGGCGAGGAAGATCTCGGAGGCGGTGGTGATCTCGGCGGCCTGATAGGCGGCGGAGAAGCAGCTCCTGCTATCGGTGAAGATCCCATGGCTGGCGGTGACCCGTTGGCCGAAGGCGGTGGAGATCCACTTGCCGGGGCTTCCCAGGAAGAGATTTTGATGCAGCTGGTGGCTGCCCTGGAAGAACTGGGTATTCCTCTGGAAGAACTGGCTGGTGCCGGTGCTCCCGCGGAAGCTCCTCTCGAAGGTGGCGGTCTGGAAGGTGCTCCAGCTGGTCTTGCCGGCCCGGACGCCAACATGCCTCCGATGGAAGGTGGAGCACCTGCTCCTCCGGAAATGACCGAAGGTATGAAAATCGCTCAGGCTGTCCAGGACTTCAAACGCCAGGGCAAGTACGAGCAAAAGGCCGCCGAAGATGGCACCACGGAGCGTCAGCTGCGTAACCATCTGAAAAGCCACATTCAGGAGATGATGGCGTACGGTAAGTAGCCGTACGCGGTTTCCGCTTGACCCAGTTTCAAACAGGCAATCACGGAGGAATCGAAACGATGCCTACTCCATCTGATAACGCTGCTGCGATCGACACCGACGGCATGACAATGCCTGAACGTGTAATCGAGCACGTCCGTCTAACTGATGCAGCCCTGCAAAAAGCCGCCGCGGCTGAGCAGGCAACCAACGAAAAGCAGGCCCAGGTTGATAGCCTGATCCCGCAAGTCGTTGAGACCCTTGTGAAGCATGAACGCATTCAGCCGAGTCAGGCTGAGAAGTGTGCGGAAATGCTCAAAGATCCGGCCCAGGCCCTTGAACTGTTGATCAAGGCCGCGGGTCACCGCAACCGAGACGAATCACAGCTCGGTACAGGTGTCAAGCAGGCTTCGGCTGCCGGCACCAGTCATGATCCCGGTGCGAGTCTTACGACTCCCTTTGTTGGTCAGCGAACGACTCGCGAAAAGCAGTCGAGCGTCAACCTGTTCAAAGGGCTGGGACTCAAACCGCCGACCGAGTAGTAGACACAGCACGAAGCAGTCACACACGTTTTCGACCCTCTGCTCATGGTGAGCAGTTCACTGAATATGGAGGTTCAATCTTATGCCTGGCGCATCTCCTTCTCTGATGTTCGAGCACGCACTTAGCCACCCCAAGGGATGGTTCGAGCCTGCCGCTCTGGACTTTGTTGCCAAACTCGCCTCAGCCGTGACCATCGAAGCCTACGGTGGCCGCGTTGTTCACCTGAACTCCAGCGGCGAGTTTGAAATGGGTATCTCCGGTGCGGCGATGCCAATCTTTCTTCTGCAGGCTGATACCGACTACGACGTCAGCAACCCGGGAACCACCGGCTCTGGTACTTTCATGCACCAGGCCATCGCTCCGACCGGTGCGATGTCTGGGCTGGTCGCCACTGGTGGGTACGAACTCGAATCAACCGAGTTCGATACGACCCCGGACACTGCATACGCGCCTAACCAGCTTCTGACGGCGCTGGCCAGTAACACTGTCCAGGCAACTGGCGGAGTTCTGTCCAACGACCGCGCTGGTGCCGGTGGATCTTCTGGTGTTGTTCGTCAGTACCAGGAAGCTGCTTGTGGCGTTGTCTCTCGCGGTCAGTTCCAGAACGAGCACGGCGTTGACGTTCTCGCCTTCTGGCCTGTCTACCTGCCGGCAGCTGCCGCGTAGGTAACCTGATCTTTCACTAAGGGAGCCTGCGGGCTCCCTTAGTTGAAGTAGTTTCAAACTAATCCGCCCCGCTTCACAGCGGGACTTTCACGGAGGAAATACAATGGCGACTCGTGCCGAAATCGACATGCTCAACGAAACACTGTTTGAGCAGCTCAACACTCCTGGAATGGAGAAACAGGCTATCGACGCGGTCAACGACTTCACCCGCACAACCATGCGGGAAGATGGCGTTTACCGTCGAATCCTTCCCCCGCTGCAAATCAGCAACGACGAACTGGACCGTCAGTACGACACTGACAAGCCAGTGAAGATCGTCGACAAGGAACCGGATTCACCGGCAGCCATCTCTATCCCGTTCGCAACTCTGCCGTCGAACGTGTACATCCGTGGTCCTCGCTACCGCGTGATGTTCGACCGCATCGTTACCCCTCGCTTCGTCAAAGACGTTGACGAGCTGCGTACCTGGGTGATGGACATTCGACAGGTTCTGTCGGATAACTCCATCAAGGATATGCTGGCAGAGGAAGACAGCAAATTCCTGTCTGCCGTGAATCAGGCCATGATCGGCCCGGACACTCCTGTACCGTACAACGGCAACGTTGTGCAGTGGGAAACGATCTCCGGTGGTATCACTCGTGAGACGTTGCAGGACGCCCGTAAGATCATGCCTCGTGGGCCAAGCCATCTGGAAGCTCACACAGCACTGATCAACAACGTTACGATCAAGGAAGTCGAGAAGTTCGGTCGTGACGAAATGGGTGGTGACTTCAGCCAGGACGTCGTCAAGAACGGCTGGGCTGAAACCGAATTCATGAACATGCGATGGATCATCACGATCAAGCGAGACTTGGTCCCAGATGACACGATGTTCATGTTCGCAGACCCCAAGTTCATCGGGAAATCCTACCTTCTGGAGGATACAACGATGTACGTGAGACGCGAGGCCTACATGCTGGAGTTCTTCAGCTATGAAACCTGTGGTGGCTCCATTGGCCACTCTGGCGGCCTGGCGCGGGCGGACTTCGCGTGACCTCTGTTCATCGGGACTGATGAGAGCACCCGGCAGGCGTTCTGCTGGGTGCCTCTCCCGCAGCCTCAATTCATAAAGGAACCAGTCTCGTGACTGATCAGACTCCCAACAATCCAATGTCGTTTGACGATGCTCACTCAATGGTGATGCACCGTCTGTACACGCCGCCTTTCTTCGCCAAGCTGGCCCAGGATTTCAACATCCGACCAGAGAACGACGAACAGGCTGCACAGATGCTCCAGATGGCTGGCAAACTGCGGAACGCTCACGAAAAGCAAGCCGCTGCACAGTCACCGAACTCCATGCTGGATGCTGCAAGCCAGGCACTCGATGCTCAGCTTGTTGACTCCGGACTGGCAGAAGATCCTCAGACTGACAACATCAAAGTGGCTGCCGCTCACCTGTCAAAGGAAGACCAGGAACTGGCTCACGCGATTCTGAGTATTCATACTCACGCCGCGAGTGCCTGACCTGCCTGTCCGGCGACGTGCGAACGACGCACTTCACCATAAATTCAACGGAGGGCCATTATGGCGAATCCTTCTACTGACGAACTGTACACCGTGGTTGAAAACCTCACCGGCGGTGAACGTACTTTCGGGTTCCTTGGCCCTCGCGGAATGAGGTTGGGTGCCGGGGAAGTCGTGAACATTCCTGGTGACCTGATCGCCTCTCTGGGCTCCAAAGTCCAGCAGGGCGGCCGACGCCGACCGTTCGACGGACTCGAACGAGCGGTGAAAGCACAGGACATCCGGATCAACAGTCGGCCGGCTCCCGTCCTGTGGGACACCACCGACGAGCAGCCAGTCTCTTTGAGCGTAGTGGGTGGTTCCCTCGGGACCGTTGACCCAACTTACGCCTCAGATGACTCAGACAGCTACGCGGCTGTCTAACCTTCCTCTGAAAAATGAGATCCCATCCTGCCTGGGATATTAAGGGCGAGTCTTCGGACTCGTCCTTTTTTCGTGCGCTAAACAAACGGCGAAAATGCGGCATGTGAAGTAGACAGGTATTACCTGTCGAACAGAGAAAGCCACCGCGAGACGCCATGCTCGCGGTGGTTCTTATTTACCACTCACCGCAGGAGGCCACTATGCCAGGACTCGCCATGCAGTTGCTGCAGCTTCAACTCTGTGAAGTATGCCAGCGGCCGGTGCCGCCCGCAGCGGTCCCAGACACCGAGTTCTACAACTCGCTGTTCGACAAAGAGTTGAAGTATGCGTTCTGTCCCTGTTGTTACCGGGATGTCCCACTGTCCATGCAAAATCAGCGTTATCGGCTGCGATGGACATGTGCAGTTAAACGGCTCCGTAAAACCCTTGTTTGAAAGCTACTGTTATGACTACTGCTGATCTCAAACGCCGCAAGGCTGGTGTGGAAGCTGCCATCGAACGCGCCACTGACATTGAAGAACTGGAGAACCTGCGTGCCCTTCGCGACGAGATGGATGCGTTGGACGAACCGGCTTACCAGGAGTTGCTCGAAGAGAGCCGCTGGCAGCAGGAAGTCATGGACGCCGTGACTGAATACGGGGCGTACCACGAGTCTTTTTAGTTCCACCTCACTTTTCACCTCACTTCACTTTGAAAGTTACCCTCATGAAAGAATTCGTTGTAAATACTGTTATGGCCTTTGGCCTGATCTGTGTCGGCCTGGTCGTTCTTGGCTGGTTCAATGGACACTCCGCTTCTGAAACCTTCAGCACGGTGGGCGGTGATCTTGAAAACGTGGCTGAGCACGTCCACCGCGTAGCGTACAAAGGAGGGCTTGTGAACACGCTGCCCGAAGCGAACGACATGGAAGACTTGCTCCGCAATCTGGAAGCGTCTGTCAACCGCGACTGATTCACAAAAGTACCCTCTTTTCGTGAACCATTTTCAAAGGATCTCTCATGTACATTCCCAAGTTTCTGATTTCAGCGTACGCCGTGTTCACTGCCTGCATGCTGGGCGCCCTCATGTCACTCACGAGCATTCTGCTCTATGACGCCGTCTATCCCGAGTCGGCACCTCTGACTGCTGTGACACGGATTCCTGACTCTCTGGAGTCCCGCGGCCCGATCTACCCCTGATCCGGATCCGTTGTTAAACTGAACCGCGGCGGGCTTCGGCCCGTCCGGTCCGGTTTTTTTTAGCTATCAGGAGGCTGCCGTGCCTATCACTGGAACACCAGCAGGAAACCCGGAAACATGCACCGTGGATGGTACGCCGGGAGCAGTTCTCCCGAACCCGTCCCCTGTTTCGTGCGTCGGACAACATGTGCTGGCTCCTCGTGAGCCAAAGGAACCGTCAACCGGTACGCCTCTGCTGACCCGCACTCGGGCCATCGAGATCCCGGGTCAGCAGAAGGCCGAAATCTCTCACATCATGCGGGATGCTGACGGCAGCCCTGTGGATCTGAGTGGCTGCCTTTGTACTGACGAAGGCGGCTCACTGTCGCTGTCCGAATCTTCTTCGGAGTCAGACTGTGCGTGCGCTTACAACATGGTCTTCCGCCTTAACGAATACCTCAGTGGCGGCAGTGGCGTTGATTATCCCGTGACAGTGGCGGATGCCGCAGCCGGCTCCGTCACAGCTGTCCTGCCAGAAGAGGCAACCTGTACGCCGGGTGTGTACTTCGGGCAGTTCGTGTTGGTGGAATGTACGACAGACACTGAAGACCTGGACCGCCCGGTCTTCTCGAACACTGTGTATGTCCACATTGGCCGGAACCTGTGGAATAACCGCATGGGCTCGCACGGCCCGCTGGGTCCGCCGTCTTTGCCCGAGATCCGGATGCACCTGCGAGACACAGATCCGGCAGAGAGCTACCTGCTCGACAACCTGGCGTTCTCTGACGAAGAGATCATGCAGGCAATCTGGTTGCCGGTGCAGTATTGGAACGAGATCCCGCCGCCGGTCAGCATTCATACCACTTCCAACTTCCCGTATCGCTACCACTGGCTGATGGCGATCTCCGGCTATCTGTTTCTGACTGCTGCAGAACAAATGCGGCGGAACAACTTGCAGTATTCTGCGGCAGGAGTGAACATTAACGACCAGGACAAGGAACCCAACTACGAGAAGGCCGCTCAGCGACGACTTGATGAATTCAAGATCTTCGTAGCTCGTCAGAAGGGAACCATCAACCTGGAGAATTGTTACGGCGGCGTCGGTTCTCCATACAGGTATTCGTGATGACCGAGGTGATCAATCACACGTTCTATTCGATCCGCGGTGAGTTGGACCGCGTTGAGGCCTACGTCCGCGAGACGATTGGCGAGAAGATGATTCTGTTTGGTAAGGATTTCGGGGCATGTTTTGACACGGTCCCGGTAGAGGACTTGTTACCGGAAGAACGCCGTGCACTTCTCAATCTGGAAGATCCGGAAGCTGCAGAACTGGATGTATTGGCGAAGAAGAAGAATCGTACCGTAGAAGAAAATCAACGATTATACGACGCCGGTTATCGTCGGGAAGTTCTCGGCGCGGTGATCGGCGCCACCAGTAAACTTGCGCAGGCAGACTTTTCATGACTGAATATCTTTTCGGGGTGCCTGTGTCTCCTCGCCCTCTTCCGGCAGACCTACCGCTAAAAGAGTCGCTACTGCTGGCGAAGAAGTTGATACCGCGCATACCCCTCGCACAACCGGTTGTACACGCACCAAAAGATATAATCGAAGACATTCAAAAATCCTGCTGGGGAGAAGATACTGATGCCTTCGAGTCATAGGTGGCCGTTCAAACGTCTTATGGTCGACCACATGTTCCATGGATCCTCTCGGATCTGGTGGGAGTTGGCGGATACCTTTGGTGATCCTCACCCGTACACGTTCCAGCTGCAGGCCAGCTATACCGGCACGGACAACGCGCTCGACTGGGTCGACGTTGGTTCTGCTGCGGTCAATCCAGCCTACCTGGACGATGATACCTCCCGGGAGCAATCCGGTAAGACTCTTCGGACACATTACCGGATTGTCCTTACAACCTCTCGCCATCGTTACGTCTCCGGCCCGGAAAGCATCTGGGGGTTGCTGGAGTCGAAGGACTGGAACCTGGCCCGAGAGATCGTACGCAAAGAATCGCTGCGATTGAAACAGGCTGGCAGTCACGGCTACCTGATCCGCAAGATGCGGTATGGCGTGAAGAGCGAGAAGAACACTGACTTCCTCACAGACGAAGTCATTGACAGCGGTGACCTATCCACATGGGGCACCGCCTTTAAGGTTGGGTACCACCCACCTGTTCCGGTCATGGCTGACATGACCGGGGAGTTCATTGCTGAGAAGCGCGGCGGTGACAACATTGCCCAGTACAGCTCCCGGCCCGGAACTGTGCGTGCTCGGTTTATCGGGTTTCCTGCCATTTCCAAGGAAGATGTCTGGGTCGATGCTCGCAACGATCAGCGATGGAGCATCGATGAAGTACAGGTCGTGGCCAAACTTCGCGGTGTTCCGCTGGTCGTTGAAGCGACCATCAACCTGCTGCCGTACAACGATGTTGTGTACAAGATCCCTGTGACTGGGATGTCGTACGACCCTGCCACCGGGGAAGGCGGTGAAGACTACCAGCCAACTGATGGCACCGGATGCGTCCGCATCGATCACGACTATTGTGGGGCAGGTGAGTACATCTACCAGGCAGCAGACTGCTGCCCGATCGATGGCGCTACAATCCTGGCCTTTACGCAGTCAAACTGGGAAGCCAATAACCGTACGCCGGATTATGCTGTCGCTTCCAGCCAGACAGACGCGAACGGGATGTGGACGACGGCAATGTTGTTGGTCCCCGATACGTATGTACTGCAATTTGAGAAGCCAGGTGAATTTGGTCCGGATACAGCCACTGTCGTAGTCACGGAAGACTGTAGCTCACAGTCATCGACAGGACTCACCACGTCTGAGATGCTGGTGCTGAACGAGGACTTCGCAGTTCCTTGGGGTAATTATTACGCATTACATGCCGATGACCTCGTTACGGTCTTTGTTGATGACTCTGCGGAATACCAGCAGAGTATTTTCGGCACAACCAACCCGGTAAAAACGTACATAGACAATGGTATTACCCAAGTCGATGTGTCTGTGAAAGCAGAAGCTACAAGTAGTGACTTTGATGTTCTTGTGCGGATTTACGCCGGAGGTGGTTGGTCGTCTATTCTGCAAGTCAATTTCGACAACGATGACGGCGAGAAGACTGAGGTAGTCACGTTTACCGGCGTCTGGAATGCCTCTGATTTTGAGAATTTCCAGGTCGGGGTCGAACTTCGGGCAGGCCACCGTTCGGCTGAAATGCTGTTAAATTACATCGGAGTCGAAATCACCGGTATCGAAGCCACTGCTGGCGACGCCGCTCCTCTCACAGCCGCCCCTCCCGCCGGCAACCCGCCGCCTCCACCGCCACGGCTCCCTCAAAATGACGCAGGTAAGCGTTTCAACTTTGAAGATGATTTTGGCGGATTCTAGCCGGTATTGCTGTCACGCGTCCCGGCGTTTATCCTACGCGAGGAGGCAATCATGTCAGACGACGACCGAGACAAGAAAGTCAAAATGGGTTTTCTGCCGAAGTTGTCGATGCACGAGTTCGAGCCGGACCAGGATGCAATAAACGCAGCTCTGGGAAAGCTACCTGCCGAAACCAAGGAAGGATTCACCTTTGGCCCCGATTTCGCAAACATGCCCGGAACAACCGGACAATCCCGAATCGGTGGAGTCCCGGTATCCCCAGGGTTCTAAGCCAGAGAAACGAGTCGAGTCGATCTCGTCGCTTTGCTCTTATGGCCAGTCGCCACTGGTCATGCAGGGAGCCTTGCGGCAGGTGCTGATTCAGCACTACGCAGACAGCAATAACATCCTGTCACGATCCATGCGAGCAATGATGGAACGCGACGGGGTGTGGAGCCCGGACAACGAGAACGGACTCATGATTGAGTCTCTGCATCGGTGGCGGCCCGAGCTCACGGAATCGAGACCAGCGCTGATCCTGAAGGAAGGGGAGTGGCGTTGGCTGCGGTTGGGTATCGGAGACAAAGCAGGCACCGAATTCAGGTCAGGTATTCAGACCTTTGGTGGCTACTGGACCGGTACTCATACGATCTTCGCCATCGCGAATGGCGGTCGGGAGGCTCAGACGCTTGCCATCGAGACTATGAAGTGCCTGTTGTGGTTCTCCAGTCAGATCATTTCTGCATTGGAACTTCAGCGCTTTGTACCTGTTTCAATCGGATCTGTATCAGCCCTGAAGGAGTCCACGGAGAATTACGTTGTTCCGCTGACTGTCGCCTACGCTGTCCCTGAATTCTGGACACTGCAGGAAGAAGCACCGCGGATCAAACGAATCACGTGGCGAACGTCGCAAGTTCTGGCGGGGTACTGATACCGCAGTTAAACTCGAATTCAATCATCCTGTTCCAGGAGGAGACTCGATGTCCTACGTTAAGCCCCAAGTGCAGGTCTTCCAGGAATTCAGCCTGGCCTCTTCTGAGGTAGTAGACCCGCTGCGAGCCCATATCTCCGGCGCGAACGCCATGCTGCACCGTTACTCGGAAGCAGCTGAAAAGGCGAATATCGACGTCGGGGCGTATGATCGCCTCACTGACCAAAACTACCCGTGGCCCGATCGCACCGCTGGCAGTCTGGTTGATCCAGACAGCATCAAGGTGTGGATCGAAAACGCCTTGCTGATGTACTTCGAGGACGTCATCGGAGATGGTTCCGGTGGTCGCGGAGTCAACACGCCGGTTGCTGGTTACAAAAACCGCGTGACCAGCTCGACGATCTCTTACCAGTCCAACGGCACATCTTACCCGCGATCAGCTCTGCTGAACGACCGCGACGCCCAGGTTGGCGACGTGGCCTACATTCGCGGTGTAGCCGGCGAAGAAGACGAATGTACGGAAAAAGAACTTTGGACGTACATCGACGGCTTTGTGGCGGAAGAAGGGACTGCCACGATCTTTGGTGCTACGAATGACACCAACAACCAGGGTTCTAAAACAGCTGCCAGCTCAGTAAGTCAGACCGCTGGTCCGATCAACTGTATCGCGGCGGCCGTTGGCGGCTCCTATAATGGCCTGGCTGACGGTTACGTCAGTGAGACCTACACGATCACCGTGACCAAGTCTGCGGTCTCCGGCTGTAATGCTGCACGCCTGCGTGTGGTGAGCGACAGCGGTACGGACAACGCTGACGACGTGACTCCGGCGGATCTGGGATCTCCCACGACCATCGGAACTCGTGGACTGACCGTGACGTTCAGCGACGTTGCCGGTACCTGCTCTGACTCTGCCAGCTCCGCCGGTATCGAAGACGGCGAACTGACTGTCGGCCAGGAATGGACTGTGGAAGTCACCCAGGCGTTCGAGCGAGCCTGCATCGAAGAAGGTTCCACGTACACTGGTGATTTCGATGACACCTACGTGATCGAAGTGACGAAGGGCGGCCTGTGGGCTGAACTCCCTGAAGTCTCTGTGACCACGGCGAAGGGACTGGATACGTCCGGCCCGACTGTCATCACGGCGGCTAACGTCAGCTTCCCTGTCGGTTCCAACGGACTGACTGCTCAGTTCAAGGACTGCGGGAACCTGTCTTCCAGCTCGTCTGCTACCTTCAGCTTCGGCATGGGTGACGACACCCTCGCTGGTCTGCGGAAGGGCGACAAGTTCCACATTTCTGTGGTGAGCGGAAGCAATGGCCCGGTTCGCACCCTGATCCTGCGGGACGACCTCCCGACAGACCTTCAGGATGCAACCGACCTGGACGTTCGACTGTTCATTCCGAAGACCATCGAGGTCACGGAAAACCGTCTGAGCTCTCCGCCAAACGTCAACTACGAAGTTGAGACCACCCAGCTGATCACCAAGGCCGGCATTACTGCCTACGACGCCACCTGGACTAAGTCCGGCGTTGAGCAGGCCATGCCGGTCTGGGACGGCGTGTCTGGTACAGCTTCCAGCTCAACCGAGTTCGGTGTGGTTTACATCGAATACGCTGAGTGGCTGACAGCTCTCACCGGCGCGATCGGGTTCATCGACGATATCGCGGATATCGATCAGATCCCGGGACAGCTGGACGAAGGCAACCCACTGAAGTGGGGTGTCTACCGTGCACTGCAGAACGCCAACGGCACCAAGGTGGGTTACACCGCTGTCGCGGATCCGACTTCACTGGATTCATGGCAGGATGTGCTGGAGCAACTGTCTGGCCGGGACGACGTTTACAACTTCGTGCCACTGACCTACGACACCGAGGTTCAGAACCTGTTCCACGCTCAGGTGACGGCGGAATCCAGTGCCGAAGCGGGCAACTGGAAAGCCATGTTCGTCAACCTGCAGACTCCGTCCGTACGAATGGTGGTCGGCAAGAGCGACGCGGACACTCAGGCTCTGACACCGACGTCTGTCGATGGCGAAACGGTTTTGGCTACGTTGGACGACGACCCGCAGTCCAGCGGGACTCAGTACACGCGACTGAGTGTGCCGGCCAACAATGCTGGATTCGTCACTCATGGAGTTCAGGCTGGCGACGTTGTTCGCTACCTGTTCTCGATCGACGCCTTCGGCGACGCGACCTACTCTGAGTTTGTGGTGGATCGAGTGCTGTCCGAAAGCTCTCTGCTGCTGCAGGCCGGTAACACAGCTCCTGTGTCCGTCCCGCAGATGGTCGAGATCTATCACACTCAGACCAAGGACGAGATGGTCACCGACATTGTCGACAAGGCTCAGGCGTTCGCGGATCGCCGCGTCGTCGCAGTCTGGCCGGACATTGTCGGCACAGCTGGCAACTCTCAGGAAGGTTACTTCCTGGGTGCAGCGCTCGCCGGCCTGGTCTCTGGCGTGGTGCCACACCAGGGTCTGACCAATGTCGAGATCTCCGGGTTTGACGACCTGGCCTCTCGAACGAAGGAACTCTTCACTGCCAGCCAGCTGGATAATCTGGCTGAAGGTGGAGTCTGGATCGCAACCGAGGACCGTGACGGAACACCGCATACGCGGCACGCTCTGACCACGAGTACCACGGACCTGAACTCTCAGGAAGAGATGATCCGCCGAAACGTGGACTCCATCAGCTATGTGTTCCTGCGTCGACTGGAGCCGTTCATCGGCCGAGCCAACGCAACGGAAACTATGCTGCGGAAACTGCGTTACGAAGTTCGCCAGGTAATCAAGTTCCTCACGAGCAATGGTTACACCGACGAACTCGGCCCGCAGCTGATCTCTGGCGAGATTGCACTGGATAGTGAAGGCCAGCCAATCGTGCGGATTCATCCGCTGGCGGCTGACCGTGTTGAGATCGTGCTGAACCTGACGGTTCCGGCACCGCTCAACTTCCTTGAATTGCATCTCGTAATCTGACGTACTGTTTCTCCCCCGGCCCGGTGGCCGGGGGAGGGGTTGTTTTCAGCCACGTTTTGGGCTTCGGCCCTCTTTTCACATGAGGTGATAAAATGCCAGCGGTCTTTTCAGGAGCGCAAACTCATAACGGAGGTTTCCGTGCGGACCAGGTCTCGCTGCAGTTTGGCGGGACGGACGTCAACGGTTTCCTGGTTCAGCAGGTTCAGTTCTCATACGCTCAGCAGGTGAGCACTCTGTACGAGATCGGTTCATCCAACGTGTACTACGTCGGTGGCCGCGCACAGGGAAGTGCTTCACTGGCTCGCGTGGTGGGGCCGTCGCCTCTGGCCGGGGACTTCATTACTCGGTTCAACGATCTGTGTAGTCCGCAGGACATCAATTTTGATGCCAGCGCCGGTTGCGAAGCTGGCGGAACGGAGTACACGCTGGAAGATGCCGTGCTGACCACACTCGGGGTCACGGTGACGGCACAGGATGTCGTGGTGAACGAGTCGCTTCAGTTCATCTTCGTCAACCTGAACTACTAAGCAGAGACGCACCGTAACGGTGGACAATGACCCCGGGCCAGACGGCCCGGGGTTGGGGTTTCTTCAACCCACGATATCGCCTTTCGAGGTGGACAATGAGAACACGACCCGGGCATTTATCCGGCGGACACGGCTCTACGTTGCGTGAGCTGCGTCTCCGCATGTTGGAAAATCAGCACAGTACGCCTGGTGCGTACGCACAGACCCAGCCTCGGCAGGACCCACAGAGTCAGTCCGCCGCATCGCTTCTCAGTCTGGGTGAAACTGGGCGTCTCCTGTTGGGGATGATCTCGGACAGTACGGCGATCGGAAACGCCTACCGCGTCCAGCTCGACGGCCTCAAACAGCCGGTCGTCGCCTTCTACAATTCACGCCTCTCCACCGGTACGTTCGGTGCTCGTGACCTGGCAACGCTACGCCCCGGAACCATGGTGGTCTGCGTCTGGTATGACGAGCTCCCGTTCGCTGGCATTATCGGGGTAGTGCCTGGTGTAGGTACGGCCTCGAACCAAAACCTGCACGCAATCCTCAGCCAGGCGACACGCGCCCGTGTGGACGAAGCTCACAAAGCTCCATTTCGTATGGAGAACAATGGAAACATTCCGGCATTCCTGGCTGGGCGACCATACGACGCCACTCACGGCGGCGAGGCAGGCTACATCTCCGAGACCGGCCTGCGAGTATTTGTGGATTCCTTCATGGCCCAGATTGGCGGTGAAGAGTGCAACCAGCTCACGTTCTACCACCATGACATGTTGGCAAGGCTTGCCACGTACCAGTTCCAGATGTGGACAGCTTGTCGTGAGCACGAGTCCATGAATGACCAGGAAGAGACCCTGGACTGGACCGGCTATGCCATGTACCCGTGGGAACAGCTGGGGATGGGAGCAAAGGGCAACCCGGCAGTGGTGAAGTCGGCTTCAGAATGGCAGGTCGACGAGCCGTACTACGGCACTATGGAGCCGAAAGACAACTACATGATGCCGTGGCACCGAGAGCGTGAGTTCCACGGTTACCTGGGCCAGGGCGGCAAACGAATTGTAGTGGCTCCGGCAGAAGAATTAGCGTCCAGCGACGCGTTCGCGTCGTACGCTGACGGCGGCGGTGTCCCGGATGCCCGTCACCCAGGGCTATTCGATTCTTTCGTCACCGCAGACGGCCGCTGGTGCGTTCAGGCGGCCAAAGGCATCTCCTTGGTCAAACGAGCCGCGATCATGGCGCCCACGCGGCGACGGCGGCCGGAGGACGCCCAGGGAGACACTGAGGAGAATTACAAAGCCAGCGGCCAAGAAGGCAGCGGTGAGGACCACGAGATCACCGGCGACATCGAAGTACCCGAGGATCAACACAGCGGGTTTACCCGTGCAGCGGGTATCCGGGACATGCACGCCTACTTCTTCAACTATGCCGGCCTGCATCCGTTCTTCTACCACGCCGAGGACTACAAGGTCTATCAGGAGAGCGACGCCAGCTGGAGTGAAGGAAAGAGTGCGGAAGTACCGGATTACGGGAAACTCGCTTCGGAGTCGTACATTGACGCCGAAGACTACAAAAAGACCTGGAATATCGACCACCGGTACGGGGAGCAGAGCTTCTACACGCTGTCCTGTGGCTTCGAGCTGCTCGACGACGGGACAGTTCTGATCACCGACGGCTACGGAGGCTCAATCCGGATGACAGGCGGTAGCGTCGAAATCTCGGCTCCTGGTGATGTCTGGATGAAAGGCGGCCGGAACTGCAATGTCTGGGCGGGACAGGACGCGATCATTCGCGCCAAGAATAGTTGGGACATCACTTCTTCAGAGGGGGATGGCCGGCTAAAGGCCGAGAAGAACTTGATGGCCCTGGGCGGTAATCAAGGTATTGGCGGGATCCTGTTGGAGAGCCGCGGGGCTGGCGAGTACAAGTTCGACGAGCCTGGCGAGAAAACAGAGTTGGCCGGTGTGTGCATCCGGTCGCAATACGCCCCGTTCGTCAGCTGGTCCAGCGAGATTTACCTGCGAACGGGAGGTGGCGACCTGTCGAACGGGCCGATCGTGCTGGATGCCGGAAAGGGCGAGGGCATGATCACGATGTATGCCCAGCAGTCCCAGAACTACGTGAAGAACGGCACCTACTGGCACTTCAACACCAACGATGAGACGGTTGATGGCCCTTCTGCCTCTATTACCGATAACACCACGTCACTGCCTGGTACGGTCTTTTGCGGTGGATCCATCATCGCTGAAGGTTCGGGGATGTTCGACGGATCGGTTCTTTCGACCAGTGGTTATTCCGGGGTGGTCTACCCGTTCGTGGCCCCTCTGGAAGGTGACGCGCTCACAGCAGTGCAGGATGCCCTGGAGGAAGCCAAGAACTACCGAGAAGAACTCATTCCGCAGCAAATCGGCCAGCAAACGATGGACAGCGTCCTGAAGCCGAGATTCTACGAGAGCCAGCGGCCAGGTAGTGACGAAGTCATCGAGAACGTCAGCTTCAGCCTCCGGATCCAGGAAGACTACCGCACCGAAGAATTCAAACTGTACGAAGACGTCTGGCAGCAGCTGGGGCGAATCACTGGCAAGGCGTCGGCAACCTGGCAGGAGCGGCCGGTCACGTTCAAAGGCCAGGACACTTATCCGTACCCGGGCAAAGAAGCCTTTGATTCTGACGACAATTTCATTCAACAAGACCTGGAGTTGTTTGACGCATCTGCAGGACACAGTAAAGATCGTGGCGAACAGCCCTCGCTATCCGACGAGTACAAGGAACCGAAGTTCGGGGCAGCGAACCCCGTATCACTCAATCAGTACACCGTGATCAGGTAGAGCCATGGACGAAATGCGACCTAAACCAGTACCCCCGCCCGCAAACGGCGGCATTCCTCCCGAAAAACTTCCGGGAGCAGGACGAGCGCCACTACAGACCGGGCAGGTTCACAAAGCGAAGTCAGCACACGTGACACCGCACACTCGCGAGCAATTGGAGGCGGTGGGCTGGACGGAAGGCGATCCGATACCATCTGATCTGGGGCAGCGACTGAAAGAGATTCAAGCAGAGCTGGCGAAGGAGGTACGACTGGAAGACACCGAACTGGCTCGCAACTGGAAGCCGGTGGAAGCGAAGATCGTCAACATCACAGAGTTGCCGGAAGAACAACAGCAGGAAGTAGCTGCTTACCTGCAGGAGTACAAAGCGACAGTAGCAGAACAGGCTCGTGTGCAGACCCACGCTGACGAGATCGAAGCACAGATCCCGCCCAGTGTGCAGGGTGAGCAACGTGACATCATGCGGAACCAAATCCAGTTAGGCGAGCAGGCGAAAGCGGCGCGGATGCAGCAGTCCACTGTCATTGACGACCGTGAAGATTTACTGGAACCACCTGTTTCACCAGCGAGTGAAACAGCCCCCAGGAGTGAAACACCTCCGTCCCCAATGGCGGAATTACCGCCCGGGCCGAAAAACTGTCCACGTTGTCAGTGGCCGGTTCGGACACCGTTTGATGTCGAGATTACGACGCAGGACAAACAACAGTTCATGGCAGCGATGTTGGGCCTCAACCGGTTTGAGAAGGACTACACGCTACTGGGAGGTAGTGTTGTTGTGCGGTTCCGCAGCCTCACCAGTCGTGAGACCGAAACGGTTATGCTGGAAATAGGTCACATGATGCGTGAAGGCACCAGTGCTGGGCAGGGCGAATACCTGCTCAACCTGATGGAATTGCGTATGGTCGCCAGTGTGGCACAACTGGTTGTAGGCGGGAATCACGTGTATCGAGCAGGTGTGCTGGAAGATGAGGATATTAAAGAAGACCCAGCCCGCCCGAAAATCATGCCGATCACAGCTTTGCCGATCATGCGGCATAAATTCTACGAAGGGGCCGCGAAGACAGAATCGCTTCGGCGAATGATCGGGAAGGCACATCAGGAATTCCAACGCCTGGTGGAGGCACTGGAGGCGATGGCAAATGATTCGGATTTTTGGAAAGGGATCGAACCATCCGTCTGATGCTGCGAGCGGACGTCAGCGGGGCGTTCGATTTCAGCCGGTTTGATCCCTGGGATTTTTGGGCTTGGCGAAAACTGCGATGGGTCCTCAAAGAGGTAGGAGATCGAGACGACCGAGACCTGATGCAGCGACAAGCCATGTATTGGGCCACGTTGGCAGCGAATCCGCGGGTGAAAGAGGAGGCTTACGAGACATTTAGAGGCAACGCTGGTAGTGCGTTGAACAAGGTTCTTCGATTAAGCTACCCGTGGTTTGCTGAACAGATTGGAGAAGTTGGAGCACAGACGGCCCGGGAACAAGCTGTTGCAGATTACCATGAGATGGTGGGACGACCGGGTGAACCACGATATGAAGCGATGGTCGACGCCCTGACGAAGGAGTTTGCTCGGGGCAAACTGACGCAGAGGCAGAAGGAACAAGACCGCGCTGCTCGACGGGCTCGCCGTGAGGCCCGGAAGGCTGCCGCCGCAAGGATGTGAGGCACCCTATGTATCCATACCCGCAAACGACGTGGCCAGGAATGCCCTCCGGCGGAATGCCGCCGAGTATGGCGTCAGGGATGCTCGGCCACACGCCTATGTTTGCAATGGATCCAGGTCACACGTTTACCGGCCCGTTCAACTTCGGCGGCGGTAACATGGGCATGCTGCAGATGTTGATGCCGGCAATTATGTCTGGCTTCACAGGTGGCGGTTTTGCAGGGCAGTTCTTCCCGCAGCAGAATCTGTACGACCAGATGGAGGCCACCCGGCACTTCATGGATCAACAGTCGGCGATGCAGGACGCAGCTAACCGCGACATGGCTGCGATGCAGAACATGCTCGGCGGCGTGCAGCAGATGATGACTGGGCAGCCGCTGACGCAGGCACAGGAAGCTCAGAACTTCCGTATGTCCCAAATGATGAATCAGTTCATGCCCGTCATGACGCAATTGCTCGGGCCGGACATGGTCGATCGGTTGCATGGTTCCCGCGGTTCCGCGACGGTGTTCGCACAGCAGATTCACAATGCAATGCGTACCAGCCTGGACCCGGTAACGGGAATGGTCGGGTACAGCGGTTCTTCGTCTGGCCGCGTCACGCAGGAGATCTACGACAACCTGTATGGCCCTGATGCCAACATTGATGCGCTTCGAGGCATGTCCGCCGGCCAGGCAGGTATCCTTGCCGGCGAGTTGCAGGCTCGCGGAATGCTCGGCACGCCGATGGGTGCTATGAGCTTCCAGGAGCAGCGAGCAGCCTTGCCGCAACAGTTGGCAGATGATCTGGTCAATAGGATTGCAGAGACGCTTCCGGAAATTCGTGATGTGCTGGCCGAGGGTGGCACCCCCAGTGAAGCGATGCTGCAACAGGCCCGTGACACGGTACGGGATAGCCATTCGCAGCTGATCGACCCGGCACAACAGATGTTCGCAGAAGATCTGGAAGACATGCCTGGCGGGCAAGAGATCATTCGAGCAGCTGATGCCGACCGCATCAGCTCGAAGCTCCGCAACCTGTCTGGTGCTGTGAAGGCCATGCGGGACATCTTCGGCGACATGGGTAATCCGAACGCCCCAATGCGAGAGCTGATCAACGGCCTGGAAGCTCTGACGCAGGGCGGTTTGTCCACGATGAATCCTGGTGACCTGGAAATGATGGTCCGCCGCACACAAACGATTGCCCGTCAGACGGGGATCGGCGTCGGCGGCATGATGGGGTTAATGCAGGGACAGTTTGGCGCCCCGCTGGCAGATGCCCTCGGCCTGGACCGTTCTTACGTGGTGAGTGGCGCACAAGGTGCTGCTTTGTACGGGGCAGCGGCCGGCTCCACGTTGCGAATGGACATTCCAGTCTGGGGTGCCATGAGCCAGGAACAGTTGACGCTGGCAGACCAGCAACTGCGTATGCACGCCGCTGCCAGCCCACTGGCCAACCAGATGAACGCCATGCTCCGAATGGCCGATACCGGTATGCTAAATGCCGCTGCAGGCACAGAGACGGCAGCGATGCTGGATGCTATCCGCCAGGGAAAGGATGCTTACACCTTCAACGGGAAGTCCCGCAGCGTGGCAATGGCGTGGACCGATCTAACTCAGATGATGGAACGGGACGGCGGCGTGTCAGCGGCCGAAGCGTACACCATGCTGTCAGACTACAATGGCAACCAGGAATTCGGACAGAAGTACAACACGACGAACGTGATTCGCAAGATTCAGGCAATGGAGGCGCTGGACCAATCCATCAGCCCGATGCTGGGTCACCGGTACCGCGGCATCCTGGCAGGCGACGGAGCCGACCAGACACTGATCTCTTCCGGGGCTGTGGTCAACGAAGCTGATGTTGCCAAGCTGGCAGACGATATCGGCAGCCAGATGGGGCTGGAATTCCTGAAGATGGACGAAGCCACTGTCCGTGATCCAGAAGCTCGCCGAAAAGCACTGGGGGAAGCCTACCGGAAAAACATGCGTGCAGCTTTGCAGGCACGAATGCCGGATGCAGGTGCTGCGGAAATCGATGCGTTGTTGGATCAGGTGGCCCCTGCATCCGAAATAAACGCAATCGGCGAAGCCACGTATGCCACGATCAACGCGCAGGCATCCAAGAATCCTATATGGCGGAACGCACAGGGTTTCTATGGCCTGAACAACGAGCGTGTGATGGAGGAAGCAGCCAGCCGCGGGCGGCAGGCGTCGGCAACCGCTATGCGGCAGTCGGCTATGTCTCACTTAGGCGCGTCCGGCCCGATCCAGCGACTGATGGATGCCGTCCAGACAGCTGACTCAGACACCGATATCGGTGATTTGATTACCGACACGCTGGGCGGCGTTGAGTACAAAGCCCTTATGAGTGCATCTCCCGACGGCCCAGTGGCCGCACTGCTGGGCCTGGCCCAGGACAACAACCGCCTGGATCCGCGAGACGAAGCAGAATTTGCACAGATCCAGCGAAACACCGCAATCATGAAAGCACTGGTGGATGGTGGCCCGGCCGCAGAGGCTGAAGCCAAGAAGATGCGAGCTGCTCGTCTTGATGACGGCTCCTTTACATACGGCAGCGAAGAGTTGCTGGAGCTGTTGGACGCCGCCGGTAGCGGGCAAAGTGTCAGTGCTCAGGTAGAAAACATGGGCGCCATGGTTGGCGCAACTATGACAGACGAACAGATCGCTACTATGGCGGGTGGCCAAGACCTGGAAGGCGAAGATCTCGATGTCTGGGTTGAAGGTGCAGGCGCACGAGCACGATCGCTGATGGGCGACCGGGCTTCCATGGAAGGCCTCGGGCGTGGTGGCCTAGCGCTGGCACAGACGTTGTCACAGAGTACCCGTGAGCTGGAAGGCCTGGCGGCCGAACACGGAGTCACTGTGAGTGAGTTGCTCGACGGCAAAGCGGGGCGGACGGCCCGGAAAAAAGCACAAGCACTGTATGACAAGGCTACCGATGCGGGCGACGAAATTGCGGAACGCCGAGAAGAGGCTGGTGGATTCTTGCCGGGCAAAGGCTCCAATGACCAGGAAGCTATGACTCAGTCAGAAAAGGACGCTCTCGACGCAGACTTGCGGTTCCGCGGGATGCACGGCACGCGGGATGCTCGTTCGGAAGCTGCCCTGGATCAGCTGTCGTCGGTTATGTCCGCCGAAGACGCCGCAATGTTGCAGGACCCCACAAGCCGCAAACGGCTACTGGAGGCTATGACGGAAGGCGACCGCGGCGGGGCCGTAGCTCGCATGGGTCGCAACACCGAAGAGATGCTGCGGATGGGATTGTCGCGTGGTGCGTTCGGAGACAAAACGAACCTGTCACAGCTCACCGACGACGAGCGTGCATCAGCATACGACCTGATATCTGATCTGGACCTGACTGACGAAGAGAGAGCAGATCTGGAACGAATGCAGGAAGGTGCTGGCGGCATGAGCGGTCTCGGCACAGATGCAGACGGGGCTGATCTTATCAATGATCTGCTGGGGCGTATCGGCGGGATTCAGGGTGCGGCGCCAGAAGAAAAGACCGAAGATCAGAAGATGACTATCACATTGAAGAGTGGAAACCTCACACTCAACGAAGACGGAACCGCGACAGTGGAAGGTGAAGGTGAGGGAATTATCGATCGCATGATGTCTGCTGTGGGGATTGGATAATGCCAGCTTTCTTTGCACATGACCGTGGCGCGGTAGTTCGCGTGACTAGCCAGAACGGCGGAGGCGGTGGCGTACTGCCGTTTCGTGTTCTGATGCAAGGCGTGGGCATTGGTTCTCAGAACGTCAATGCGATTGTTACGTCTGCCAGTATCAACGAAAAAGGAAACGTTCAGTTCCTGCACACTGTCAGTGAGACGATCTACGCATACATCTTCGGTGACCGCATCGGAGAGCTGACTGTCTCAGGGATCTGTTTTGCGAACCCTTGTAGCGGCGGGGAGAGCGGTATGGAACAGGTGCTGGAGCGATACCGTGTGAATCGGATCGCAACAAGAGCCGCCCCGGTACTGGTAAGTTTTGGAACAACGGTTTACCGATCATTTCTGGTCGGGTTGTCGTTGAACGTGTCGAACCCTGAGTTGCAACTTGGTGAATGGTCTTTCCGGTTTAACACATTCCCACGAGAGTCGATATGATTAACCATGTCAGGACGCTGCTGCTAAATCGTAGCCGAGAAGGGAGCGGTCTCGACACACCCGGCGAGGAGTACATCCCTGCCGATTTCGTGCCGCGACAAGCTGACAGTATGATTGCTCGAATTCAACGGATTCTGTTTGGCACGCAGCCAGACCGGATCTATTTGAATTACCGGGCACGACAGATCATGCAGCTGTTACATGCGACCCCGCTGGGGCGAGATGTAACTCTGGATGATCGACGTATCACGTACCTGCCGTTCAATGCCGAGCTGTTCACTGAGGCGTTCGGCACAACCGTCACACGGTTGGAAGGGCCTGCCGCTGTCGTGACAGTCGGCGGTGTGTACGAAGCCGATTACAGCCTGGGGCGTACTGAGGCGATCTGGGATGTGGAGGTAACTGCTCCTGGCGTAGCTAACGTTGATTTACGACGGGGGTCGTTGATCAGTCAGCAACTCTCTTTCGACGCCAGCTCGCCAGTGATTCTGCCTGACTCCCAGTTACTGCTGTACATGGCGGACGCGGTTACGGGATTCAAAGCACGGGTACGATCAGTTGCCCGTCCGACGCTGGACTTGTCACGGTTAATGACTCGTGTCACGCAGACACTCAGTTCCAGTGACATTGTGAAACTGTTTCCGCCGGGAGCAGCAGAACCTGTCTCTGAGTGGGAAGAAGTCTGGCGGACGCACCCAGCAACAGCATGGCGATTTGCCGCATTGTTGCTGGCGATTGCTCGCCACACATCTACGTTGCCGCAGGAGGCTGCTTAATGTCGAGTGCCAGTGGTAAACTACGTCTGCGAGCCATCATTGGCGACTTCGTGTTTGATGATGTCGTTGCCTTCGATAGTACGTTCGCATTGAACAGCATCCCTATGGCATCCGTTACGGTCGCCGTGGGTCGATCTGTTAATGACGATAGTTTGGCGACCATTCACCAAGCTGCGGACGGGTTAGCGCCCCGCATGGAAGCACGTGTCTATCTGCGATCGTTTCAGGTGACGGAGTTTGAGGCAGACTTCGGCGTTCCGCAGAGTGAAGTGTTGGTCTTCGAGGGTGTGCTAGTGGGGGCAGGTTGGATGCGGACGACCGGCGGTGCTCGTTTCCGGCTGAATCTGCTGCACTGGTTGTCACATATCAACTACGCCTCTGCGGCATCTGCTACGAGCCACCCCGGCAATCCGGCAAACTTCATTTACCCAGGTGTGTACACGACGATGGACCCGACAGGGCAGACTGCCGCGGCGTCGAGAGCGTCATGGGTGCCGTCGATCAACTTTGACGCCATTTCGGCGGCAGGGCTGTCTGACATCTGGGGCAACGTGCTGCACAAATGGATGGAGACCGTCTCCAAGATGGACCCGTTCGATGTGGCCATCAACGGCGGACAGGGCGGCGGCGATCCGAAAGTGCTGGATGCGATTGATCGTATGAAACCGGGCGGGGACGGTGTCCCGCTACAACTGGTGAGCGGTAGTTACAACGCCAGTCAGATCGCGTCAGGTATCACGCAGGCATTGACGAACGAGACATTCGGGAACTGGATCAACACAACCCTGTGGGGCAAGCTGATCGGCGAATGGGCACCTGCTTACTGGTTCTGTGTGGTGCCACGTGTCGAAGATGCGTTGGTTGTTCCATACGTGGGCTCTTTGTCTGGCGAGCCTTGGGCTGTCATTGGTGGCGAAGACTGGGCGTCTGAGAATCTAAACGTTCAGATGTCGCAGATTCTCAAAGGCGTCGGCATCACACACCCGACGATCTCGGCCACCGGCCTTGACCTGGGGCAAGGCACCACCCCTATCGACCGGGGCGGCCTGGCAGGGTGGTTTGAACCAGCAGGGCAGGAGGCTGGCATGGTGATGCTGAAGCGGCCACCGAAGTGGCTGACAGACACCCTGCAGGCTCCGCAACATTCATTCGATGCAGAAGCGATCGGGGATGATCAGACAACGAACACCGCCGTGGATGAAGAAGGCACTGGTGAGGACTCTACCGGTCCAGACCCCAAAGAAGCTGACAGTGCTTACAAATTTCTGCTGAACAAGTTCGCAGAGCAGTGGTACGTTGTCGAGAACCTGAAAGCACGGATGGGCGAGGTCGGCGGCAAGCTCCGGTTCGATATCGCCCCGGGTTCCACAGTGCGTGTCAACGCAAAAGGCGGGGTCGGGATTCCGAACCAGTCCCAGCTGTCACAGGACGTTTACGGAACTGTGCTGCAGGTAACAACATCCATCAACGCTGAGTCGCAGCAAGCAGGGACAGCCTTCAGTATTGATCACCTCCGTACAGAAGGGGAGAATAATACACCCGGTTTCGCCATTTCTGGTCCTCCGCTGTATCAACAGGCATGGAGAGGGGCGAAGCTCATACCTAGCGCACCAGGACCGGAGACCTCATAATGCCAGCATACAGCAACCTGCCAAAATCGATCCTCGACCCCGAACTACCATTTGGTTCTGGCGGCAAAGCAACGCCCGCGCCGAAGATCGACGAAGCCTATACCGCGTGGAAAGACAACGACACGCCGAAGAGCCGCGGGCAACTGCTGCGGGTGATGCAGCCGACTATCGACAAGGGCGTCAAAAGCTATGCTGGCAAGAACCCCGGCCCGGCAGCGCGAAGTCAGGCCAAGTTGTTGGCAATGCAGGCATTCCAGACATACGACCCCAACCGCGGCAGTATGGAGAACCATCTACTGGCCAATCTGCGGCGTCTGCAACGTACGTCAGCCCAGTCAGCCCAAGTCATCAGTATCCCGGAACGCGTGGCTCTTGACCGTCAGCACCTGTCACAGGCGGAGCAGCAGCTACAGGACGAACTGGGCCGGGCACCCAGTGACGCAGAGATCGCCGATTACACCGGATTGTCGCTGAAGCGGATCGGATACGTGCGAGGAGCGCACGGAGCCACGAACACGGGCTCTATCCTGGACGACGCGGGTATGCCGTATTCCCCAGCATCTCATATTCCTGGCGACACCAGTGCGGCAGACGCCTGGCAGGACATGGTCTATCATGACCTGGGGCGTGTCGACCAGGCCATCATGGATTACTCACTCGGGTTGCGGGGCTCGCCGCAATTGAGCACCCAGCAAATCGCACAGCGGCTAGGTCTTTCCGCAGGAGCAATTAGTCAGCGAAAAGCCAAGATCCAGGCGATGTTGGATGAACGCACCACGAACAACGTCTTCGGAGGTGGAGCATGACAGCTGGAGGCGGCCCTCGCGGCACAACTAAGGCAAGTGTTTCCGTCACATTCACAAAGCGGCTCCGTGAGCTGCAGAAGAATGCTGATGCGATGCAGGATGCTTTTCAGGGAAACGGCCAGCGATCCTGGCAAATTCCTGAAGAAATGAGCACATCACTGCTGGAGGTCGAGAAGCTGCACGAGCCGGCTTTCGAGCGGGAGGACATGAACAACGAGTACGATAGTGCGACAAATGACCCAGCAAACGCCGGCACCACCGGAGATGTTATCGCCCTGAAGCTCCAAATTGATTACAACGCCATGGAAGAACGAGCTTTTCGCCACCGGCACATGAGCCTGTGTCGGGCTATGTGCCTCGGGCACGGACGGCGACGAGGCCAGGGCAAGGGCATCCTGTGGGCCGCTGGTAAAGGAGTGGAACGGGAAATTACATCAATCATCGCGGCCGGAGGAGCTTAATGAGTGCATCTGACTACGCCGGCCGCCTCTTTGATGTACTCGCGTTTCGCGGGGCAGAATCTCGCGGCGACATCAATCTCGAACAGTCATTGTTTGGGGCTGATGTTGGCGGCGAAGTCTGTACCGGCATACAGAAGCTCGCGCAGCGTTGGTTGCTGGAGTTCATGACCGAGCAAGGGTCTATGGGCTTTCACATGGCAACACGTGGCAGTGAATTCATGACGTGGGCTCGCAGCGGTATTCTGCGAACCGAATATGACGTCACGGCCTACTTTGGCTTCGCTGCTGAGCAGACTCGTACGCAGTTGTTGCTGGAAGAAGATGACACAATGCCGGACGAGGAGCGGTTTGGCAGCGTGAGCCTTGACGAGATTGGGCTGGCTCCTGGCCAGTTGGAATTGGGTGTCACGTTGACCAGCAGAGCAGGAGACTCTCGAAAAGTCATTCTCCCGATCTCCATTACGCCCGTGAACCTTTCGTTGTAGGAGCCCAGGTATGGCCCTGACAGTAACCAGCATCGACGAACTCAGCGCTGACCAGGTGGAAGCGATCCAGGCTGAGCTTTCGCAGATGATCCAGGAGAAATACCCGGAAGTGGAACTGAAGCGCGGTGTCATCCATGACATTGTGCAATTCTTCGGTTCTATCAACACGGCCATCAACCGAACTGAGATCAACCGCGTCCTGGAGTCTCGCTCGTTGCTCGCATTGGAAACCAACCCGCAATTGGCGGACCCAGAACTGGTGGACCATCTGCTGTCCAACTACCTGATTAGCCGCAGGACGGGGGAACGTGCGGCCGGGGACGTCACGATCGTTGTAGAAGGTAACTCTGCTGTTGTGATCGGTGCCGGTGCCTCTTACACAGCCAACGGTGTAGAGTTCCAGGTAGACGCTCCTATTACGGCCTTACCAACCGGGTCGACCACGACCAACATCAATGACCGTGTGCTGACTGACCGCGGAGACGGCTCTTATGAATTCACGGTGCCAGCCACCGCGGTAGAAGTTGGAGAGGAAGGCAATGTGCAGTCGGGCTCCCGCTTCACGCCGAACCCGGAACCGCCACGGTATGTGACATCGTTCGCTACCGCAGACTTTACCGGAGGCACGTCGGACGAAACGAATACAGAGCTGGTTGCACGCATGCAGACCGGTATCCCGGCCAAGGTGGCTGCTGGCCGCTTGAACATTGAGTCGCTGGTAAAAGATCAGCCTGTATTCGCGGACATCAAACACCTGTCGATCGTGGGTTATGGTGACCCCGAGATGACCCGTGATCAGCACTGGATCTTCCCTGTCTCCGGCGGCGGCCGGACAGACGTGTACGCTCACAACGATGCACTGCCACAGACGGTAAAGCTGAACGTGACAGCGGCACTGGTCGAGAAGCGGGCCACTGATTCGATCTGGCAGTTCACGCTGGACCGCGACTCGTTGCCGGGCTTTTATGATGTACGTACTGTACGGCGGGCAGAAGACCCGGTAGACGTGGATGGCTTTGCTCTCACGTACGACGAGCGTGGCTTTGATTTCGATGACGACGCCTGGAACCCGGATATCGTGACGACGATTGAAGCCGCATTCTCTCGGTACCAAACGGCTGTCATTCGCTTTGCTGACACACTGACTGACGTAACAGACATGACTGTCGGTGATACGGGTGCTTACGTGGCGGATGTTCGAGCACAACCGTTGATCCGCGAGATCCAAGAGTTTTTGTCCGGCGAAGCCTATCGGCCACTGAATTCGGACATTTTGGTCAAAGCGGCTGTCCCCTGCTTCCTCAGTATCAACTGTGACATTGTCAAGGACTCCAATGAATCCGCCCCGCTACTTAACGACATCCGGGCGGCGGTAGCCAACTACGTCAATAACCTAAACTTTCCAGGAACGCTGTATGCCTCACAGATCCTGGATGTGATCCACAACTATCTGAGCGGAAGCCAGGCCGTTGGTCCGTTGGACATGCACGGTGTGATTCTGCGGCCAGATGGTGAAACGACCGTTGTGCGAGACAGTCAAGTTCTGTCACTTCCAGACTCTCCGAGCACATTGGTTACACCGAACACGACCGCATTCATTCTCTACGCGGAGGACGTAGGGCTTAGCGTTGTCAACAGGAGCACTTAATGGCTGGATTCGTCTTCCCGGAATCAGTTTACGATCGTCCAGAGAATCTGCTCTCCGTCCTCGGTTCGTGGTGGGTGGACGAGTATGCTGCGCGGGACCAAGTCAGTGCGCTAGTTGACGCCAAATGCCAAGCTGAAACGCAGACCATGTTGGACCTGCTGGAGTTGATCTCTTCCCTCAGTCGTTTTTCGGTTCCTATTTACCACACCAGCAACTGGTACCCGCTGTATCTGAAACAGAGCGAACTGAATACTCCAGACAGTGCCATGCTGCAATTTGATAGCAGCACTGACTACGGGGACGGGCACCAATACGACGCACCGCGGCCGACGCCTTTGTACTCGTTCCCAAAACCAGCAGATCTTGTTGAGATCCCGTTGCTGATGAATCGGTTTGCAGACCCTACACTGGTCCTGAGTCCCGGCATTGATTTCATTCTGGAAGATGATGCTGTGGTCTTCTTGAATAACCCGTTCAATGATGTGCGCGTCGCCAAACGGACGCTGTACGAAGATGGCGTCGCTGTAGACACAGAGGCGTTGATCTGGGTGTTTCAAGGCCAGTTTGACTGGGACACCGTGTATCGCCAATTCGGATATGTACTCGGGCTCCGGATGGCATCCAGCGCCGGTTACCGTGACGTCATGAACGCGATCTACGACGGCATGGTTGGTGGCCCGACTCGCGGGGCGATGAAACTGGCATTGTCAGCGATGACAGGTGTACCGTTGGTGAGAGAAACCACAGAAGTCGTGGAAGACATCACCGCAGATGCCGACAAGCTGTTAATCATCACTGACCAGCATGTTTACACGTACGGTTTGGACGCCACCCCGATTGTCGAAGTAGGTGACACAGTACAACGCTGCGACGTGCTGACTGACGCCCTGCGAATTTACGAGCTGAATACGGGGACGACGCCGACAGACTTGGCGGCCCTCGCTCTTGGTGAGGGGATGCTAGCCACGTGCTACTACTCGGACCTGGTCTTTGAAAATCAAGATCTTCCAATTACCGTTGAGACTGACCACCCCTCGGGTTACACAAAAGTGAGCTGGCCACTCGGCGGGTTCCCTCTTGACGTAGCCCAGTTTTTCGATGATATGCACGCTCGTGGCGTCGAGGCAGCTGAAGCCGGCGTGGACGACTGTGCTGGTGAAGAAAAGATTACCTACCCGGCAAATGACTGTGACGAGGAGACGACCTACGCCCGCGTAGGGACCATCGCACACCTGCTGGACACTCGACAGGAGCGGATCGGCGAACCCAAGGCTGCCCACCTGCCCGCGACAATCAATCCTTTGCAGTTTCTGGTGGAGAACGTGCTACGCAACAATGCGTGGATCGTTCGCATCAAAGCGGCAGCAGCTCAAAACGGGACAGGACTGGGAAATGCCCAACTTCTGAGAAAAATCGCTCCGCCACACAGTGCCATGCTCGTAATAGTGGACCTGACTGTGGCAGCCGATTCCGTTACAGTAACCCAAATTGACGAAGAGCTGTCTTTGTTTACAGGGATGGAGCCGCTGGCAGACAGCGTACCGGTTTCACTGGTCTCTGATCAGCGAGTGGCCGTCCGAATCGTCAATGGAACCTGTCAATAAGCAGGAGGCAATCATGGATACGCAGGATAGAATCGCCCGGCCCAACGGGCGAATCAGCGTCAGTCGTATTTGTCACAACATACGTGACCGCGGCCGTAAGCCTGAACATCGACCTTCCCGAGAGGAGCATTTGTTTTCACAGGCCAACCAGATCCAGTACGGCTGGGGCACTGTAGCAGCCCAATGTATTGCCAAAGGCAACCGTAACTTCAAAGTCAACGCGATTTACATCGAATACGAGAACGTCGCCTCTCCGGGTGATACGGTCGCTGTTCCGACATACGGGCGCGACGAAGGCTACGATTACTACGCCGACTTGTCGCTCAGCGCCAACCGGGACTTCATCCGCGCCCCTCTATTGGTAGAGCCCGGCATTTCGATTGCCGCTGGTTTTGAAGACTACTTCACGGCAGGGGTCGATGGTAACCAGGCCACGTTCTACACCCAGAGCCAGGGTTCAACCGGGTTTCACGGGAAATCATTCAGTGCCGGGGCCAATTCCAAAGTCTTCGGAGTGGCACTCGTAGCTACGCCGGACTTTGCAGATCCCACACAGGACGTAGTCGTAGCCCGCACGTACTTCGCAACCGGGAACCAAACCCTGAAGCTCGCCTCCAGTCAAATCGGAATCACCTGGGACGTCTCGTTTGAATAGGAGTTCGACATGAGCAGCAACTTTCCAAGTCGCGTCAGCCATGTACAACCGAACTCTGCGGTCAGTGCAGGCAACACCAGTGCCTCAACCCGAGACCTGGAAGCGCGAACCAATTATCTCAAAGCCGTCATCGACGCAATCGAGGCTGGGCAGCTCCTGGTACGCCGGGAGCAAGCCGTGGCTGTCGATGTCGTGGAAGGTGACGCGGTCTATTGGGATGACGAAAACAAGCGATTCGATCGAGCGCTCGCTGGTGTAGTGGAAAACGAAGAGGTCAACTCACTGCTTCCAACGGCATCGTCTGATTGCCTCGGAATCTGTGTGACCAAGGAATCGTCCACCGCTGGTACGATCGGCCTTGTCGGTATGGTGCAGGTCAGTAATGACGTGCTGGAATCTATGATCGACGGTACGACCGCGCCTGGACGGTATTACCTGTCATCAGCCAACCCCGGTAAGCTGGTCTCTCAGCGGCCACCGGTAAGCGTGGCAGTGCTTTACGTGCTTGGCCCGGCCGATGACTGTGAGACAGCTTCGTGGGTGTACATCAATCCGCAGATGCGGGACTTCCTTGAAGACCACATCCACTACGAGTTTGATCTGACAGCCGAACCAGCGGGTACGCACACACCCCCGTCGGCCGGCAACCCTCATACGATCACGTCAGCGGACAGCGCCCAGATGGGGTGGCTGCCGGCGGATGACGCCTCGTTCAATGGTAACGCTCCGGAAGGTGCCATGTTCGGCTACAACATGGCCGCGCATACCGCCCTGAACAATGTTTGGCCGCCGGTACCCATCTCTGCCGCAATCATCGAGATGCACCAGCCGAGTCTGACAGAGATTGAACGATTCGAGGGCCTGGAACGGGTACCGTCCGATTACATCACGATCGACAAGTTTGGTATCTGGTGGATGACGAACTGTTACAACCAGGTGCCGTGGAGCACTACCAACGACACGACATCCAGCGAAAGCTGTCCGCTCGAACCCCCGGTGCGTGTGGTCTTGTCTTTCCTGAAAATGACATTTGCGACCGACAAAAGCGTGGTCACCAGTCTGCAGCCAGCTGCGGGCGCCCCGCTACGGTTTGTGGACTGCGAGGGCGCAGACGCCACCACAGGAGACCTGTACGCCTCACTCGATACCGATGCGATGGTGCAGGACGAAAATGAACGTGGCGGCAACGTTTTCAAGTCACTTGACGATAACACACTCAGCTTCAATCGCGGGTGGGTGGCGGAAGGGTTGATTGCCGGATCTGACGCCGTGCAACTGACCGGCAGCAACCAGGAGTTGACCGACCCGGAAGAGGTCGAGAGCGAGTCTAACCCAATGATCCATCGTGGGCTTATCACGGTGGACGTCGTCACGGACCCGACAGAGCGAGAGCTACTGCCGCACATCACGAAACTGAATGATACGCTGGAACGCGAATTGGGTGGTATGACCTACTTGGCCTTCCCGCCGGGCCGTGATTCTTCATTGATCATGGAGTTCCGTGTCCCGCCGGCCGGGTTGCCCACCAATCCGCAGATGAAGATCCGTACACAAGTCTTTGGCCGCGCCACAGGTCCGTTCTCCGGAATCCTGATGGTCTATGCCCGCGTGGCTCGGCCGACGGCCGGGACACCGACATCGGTACCGCCGTCAACGACATCGCTGACCTACGATATTGTGACGCCTACCGATGACTACGACGGCGGTGGTACAGATCTGCCAGCAGACAACGCTATTGAAGTGGAGAGCAGCGAGTTCGCGGTGAGTGCGGGCGACACCGTGTTTATTACGATGACCCGAGAAGATTTCGCAGTACCGGAGTACAACAACGACATCGGACTGCTTCGTCCCAGTGGGGTCATCGTTGCCGGATCGTAGACCAGGAGGGTCGCAATGCCTGTCGGTAATTTCAATCTGCAATGGCTGAACCACAACAGCCAGCGGTCCTACCCGCTGGCGGATTGGGGTACGGCCGAAGATGACTCCGCATCGATCACGATTCCGGACGATTTCATAGTAGGGCTCGACTTTCCGGTGCATGCCGGTTTGAACGTGCAACCGGAAAAGTTTTACCTCAAAACGTTAGGGATCTATCCCACCGGCTATACCATCACGCTTGGCTACGATGACGGGTCCGACTACCCCACCGTTGCCAGTGTAAGTATTCCGAAGGACGCGCACGAAGAGAACCGTAGCTACGCCCTGGCTGGTTCCGATGATTACGACGACAGCGTTGGAAAAATTGTCATTGGACGACTGGCGAATGTCGATGGCCTTCCTTCAGGCCTGTACAT